CGTCATATAGTTAATGCTAAAACAGTAAAATTATAATTTCGATAAATGTATCGACTTTTAAGAAAAACAGCTTAAAAACGCTTATTTTACAGTTTAAGACAAAAAGAAAAAGAGCTATATTTTATAGCTCTTTTTATAATTTATTATTTGAAAATTCTTCAAAATTCATAATTGGAATATTTAATGAAATTGCTTTTTTCATTTTACTTGACATTTTCGTTTTATCTTCAGTTAATAAAACATTAGTATCTTTATTGATTGATTTAGTAAAAATCCAACCTTGTTTTTCAAGTTCTGAAATCAATTCATCTCTATTCTTAAAGTTTTGAGGAACTTTACCTGTATGGCAATAATAACCTTTAACAGTAATATTATCAGATTTATACATAACACAACCAATATTATTTAATTCATTGAATGTTGCTTTTGCAATTTCAAAATATTCTTCAAAACTCTTAACAAAAGCATTACCTAAGCCGTTGATTGATTTAATCTTTTCAATAGATTTATTTTTGTCAGAGAATAACTCTTCGAGTGAATCAAATTCTTTAAGAATTTTCTTAGCAGTAACACTTCCTAGTGTTGGAATACCGAAAGACAATAACCAACGATAAGGTTGAGTATCATTTTTAGCTTTTTGAATGTTATCATAAATAAGTTTAGCTCTTGTTTTGCCGAGAGAAACACCACTTGAGTCAAATTTAACTTCTTCTAATTCTTTCAAATCTAAGTTCATTAAATCAACTACAGATTTCAATTTCAATGCTTTAAGAACTTCACCTGATAATCCATCAATATCCAAACATTGTTTAGCAACAATATTGGTCATCATATAACTTTTTCTTGATTCACAATTAGGATTTAAACAGAATAAATCTTTACTTTCTTGTCCTTGTTCATTGTATTTGTAATCAAGTGCACCGTTACAATAAGGGCAAACTTTAGGAAATTCAAGTTCTTCATCTGATTCTTTAGTCGTCATTACAATAGCTGGAATAACATCATTAGCACGTTTAACAAGAACTTCTGCACCCTTAGAGATTTTCTTTTCTTGTAACCATTTGAAGTTATTGCCAGTAATGTTAGTAATTGTTACACCATCAATTGTAATAGGTGAAATCTTAACTCTAGGAGTAACCTTTCCAGTATTACCAATTGTGAATGAAATATCTTCTACTTTTGTTACTTTTTGTTCACCCGGATATTTAAAAGCAATGTACTCTTTAGGGTGGTGACTTGTTTCTCCAATTTTGATTTGCTCATTTGGTTTAATTACGATACCATCTGTTGGAGCAGAGCAGTCCATTCGCCAAATTTTAGCTTGTTCAATATTTTCTGTTAATTCTTCAAAAGTTGAAGCACTATTTTTAGGGAATAAATCTTTAGCAGAAAATACATTAGTAGGAATTTCTGTAAATTCATCATTTTGGTCAACTGCAAAATATGTAGCAAAAGATAATTTAGCATTGAAATCTAATCCTAATTTTCCTTTTGAAACAATTCCAGCAACTGCACTTCGTTCATTTGAATATTTATCATTAACTTTATTTTGATTGTTAATAATCAAATCAGATTTACTACTATATAATTCGCCACGTAATTCTTTAATATTTGCATTAGGTCGTTGTAGTGGTAAATTTTCAATAGTAAGCTTATCTGACTCAATAAGGTAAGTCACGTTCTCACCAACTTCTCCATTTCCACGAGTTGATAAGATAACTTCATTATCAGAAATATAATGAACTGACAAAGCCAAGCCGTCTAATTTTGGTTCGATTGAATAAGTTTTAGCTCCATAAGATTTAGTTTCATCATAGTATTTATTTACTTCTTGGATTGAATTAGCTTTTTTCAATGATTTCATTGGCTTAGTATGATGCACTTCATTATTAACATCAATTTCAATACCATCATTGATTTCAGTATCTTGGATTAACCAACCATTTTCTTCTGCTAATTGTGTTAATGAGTCATATTCTTCATCAGTTAAAAGTAATTCTTGATTATTGTAATAAGCTTCAGAAGCATTTTTTAATAGTTCTAGCAATTCTTCTTTTTGCATATGTATTCCCCTTTCGTTTGTAGTAATATTATAACAAAATATTCCTATAAAGTCAAAAAAGATAACAACAAAAGTTGCTATTTGTTGTTATCTTCAAAGTGTATAGTTTTTAGTCCACCCCACGGTTGTAGAGTTTCATCATTTCTTTCTATTTCTAAGAAAGTATAATTATCATGTAAATCAGCTCTTTTTTCAGAATTTCTTGTAGTTAAAGATTTTCTAAATCCAGCATAATCAATGACATCAACTTTTTCATTAGCAGAAAATCCAACAACTTTATAAAGCTTATTATCATCTGCCATTAAATAAACATTATCAATTTCATTATTTTTCATTTTTGGATTAAGTTTTAAATCATAATCGCCTGTTGATGGTAAATCTGTTGAATTGATACGTTTAACAAATTTTGGCTCTTCTTCAATGTATTTAGAGAAGTTATTTCTGATAGCCATTTCTCTATTTAATTTAGCAAGAATTTCTTTTCTAGCATTATTAGAGTCTCTCAATTCAATTTTATTAGCACGTTTCAATTGAACAGTTGGTTTAGCAGTTTGTTTCAACATTTCAAATCTTGTTTTAGCTTGTTGTTCTAAATGATTGTTGAGCTCTTCATCAGTAATAGTTGCTAATTTATATTTTTCTACGTTTTTATCAATTTCCTTTTTATAAATAGCTACAGCTTCTTTAAAATTTTGTGCATATCGTGAAGTTAGAACTTTATTATAAAATCTATCATGTAAATGAGTTCTATTATTTAAATCTATCTGATTATTTTCATCAAGGAAATACTCATCACAAAAGAGTTTTGCTATTTTATTATTAGTAACATTTTCAATCAAACCTTTTGGTACATTATTCTTCCACGGACGAAAATCAAAAGTTTTTCTTGCATTAACTACTTGATTTACATAATCTTGGTTTTCTGCTAATATTTCATTTTGAGCTCTATCATATAACTCTTGTAATTGTTCTTGGGATAAAGCTTCATTAACAGGTTTTTGATTATTTTCAATAGCATTATGCTCTTTATTTAATTCATCTAAAACAATTCTTCTATAAATTCTTAATTCTTTATTGCTTAAATTTTCATATGGGTGGTATTCCATAGCTTTATTTAGGTCGAGTTCTACTTGCATTTTAAAATCAGACATATATTGTGCTGATTCAAAACTATCCAAATGTTCATCTTCTGAAGCAAAAGGGCAACGACCTGATTTAGCCATACATTCACTAGGAACACCATTATTGTTTATATGGTATTTAGTCATAGTTTAACCTCTGTTTATTTTTAGTTTTTATATCGTGCTATATTATAAAGAGTATATAATATAGTTTTTAACCTAACAATTCCTCTTATAGACTATATTTCTGTGAAGTTGGCAATACAAGTCGCTAGGCTTGTTGCCAACGAGCAGGTTATTTATTAAGTTATTTATTTTGTTGTTTAGTAGTTGTTTATAGTTATTAGCTGAAAAAGCACTGTTTTAAGAAACGCTTTAACTGTTGTTGCTCAACGGCTTACAGTAACTGGAAAATGGCGTAATATCAAAAAACAGTATTTTACCCCTTTTTATCAGTATTTTATGGCTCTTTTTGAGTATTTTTGGGCCAAAATTGAGTATTTTACCGGTTATTTTGAGTATTTTTAGGTATTTTTCAAAAAATAAAAACCCTAGACCGAAGTCTAGGGCGAATCTGGAAGATACAATGAGATAAACGGTTTGGAGCATTTTTCTCATGTACAATTTATATTCTATAATAAAAAAATCAGTTTGTCAAGAAAAAATTTTAATTTTTTAACAAAAATAAATGGAATAATAAAACTAAGAAAATCTAAAAATAAAAAAGGAGTAATCCCTCTTAAAAGAAATAGTGGGAAGTGAATAATTTTTATGAGCAAAATTAAGAATTTGGAAGAAATTGCTTTAAATGATACATTATTAGTCGGAGTTAAATTTTCTACTTTAATCAATTCTTACTTTACAAATGAAGAAGCTATGCTTTACTATGCTCTTATGTCATACTTTAATGATGTTGATGAAATCGACTGTAATGATGGCCGAGATATTTTGGTTCAAAGTCTTTTAGATAGAGCATATTGTAAAGACATTAAAATTTTAAAAGAAAACAGAAATAATGTTAATAATATGATTAACAAGCTTAAAAATAATCTTTATAATGCTGTAACTGGAGATAAAGTTACTCTTTTTGACGAGCTTGAAGTAGTTTGGAATCGTCCATTAAGAGAAAGCTATCTTAAAGTTAGAGTTAATGAAGCAGCTGCGAGAGAATACTTACATTATGAAGATTCACAATATATTAAAGTGAGATTAGCACCATTAAGAGATTTAAAATCAGTTACTTACAAAAGAGCTTTTATTCTTTTCAGCCAATGGACAGATTACACTGGCTCAGAAAAATTCTTTTTCGTAAATAACGCTAATTTTATTGAATCTATTTATGGTGATAAAAAATTAAGTGGCTTAACTTACAAAAAATATAAAACTCATTATTTAGATAAAATGATTCAAGCTCTAGGATTATGCTTCCCTAATGTTGAGTTCAGATTAGATAATAAAGATAATATTTTATATAAAAATGTTATGAAATTCAAAGTTAGAGCAAGAGATAAAGAGTTCTTTGACAAATATGCTCTATATAAACGATTAGAGTTAATGAAAAACAGAGATTTAGAATTTTTAGAAGGCTCTTATGATTTTGAAGATGAATTAAAAGAATTTAAATTCTATAATATGACACCAGAAGAAATTATTGCTGAATCAGCTGTTGCTTTCCAACAAACAAGTGAAGAACCTTTTGCTGAAATTTCAGAAGAAGATTTCTATAATACAGAAGAAGTTGAATATGAAACAGAATCAGTTGAAGAAGCTATTGAAGAATTAGAAGAATTTAGAACTAAGAAAGAAGCTATTACTTCAGATGAAAATATTCTTAAATCAGAAGAGTTACTTAATAAATATGAAAATGATAATTATGTTATTGATACATTAAGAAAAGAATTAGCAGATAATCTTGCTTTAAAATCTGAATTAGTACAATATGACTTAGATGAAAAATTCACAAATATTATAGATAACTTGCTTGAAGAAATGGAAAGTTATCCTAACAAAGAAAATTATGAATTTTCAACTGGAGTAATTTCAACTAATCCTAAATTAGTAAATGACATGGATTTCCCCGAAGAAGATGCAACAACATTAAATATTAAATACGGTGATAGTAGAAGTTTTACTTTAGATGAAATTAAAGCTATTGATGGTGAAAACAAATATTATAAATTGTTTAAAGCTTTCGCACTTGTTGGACTTTTGAAAGAAACAGTATTTAATGAGAAAGAATTATCTAAAAAATATGAATATGCTAAAGAAGCTAATTCTACTTTATTTGATGTATTAGCAAATCTTCACTTTGATTTAGCAGAAATACTAGAAAATCATGATTTTAATTTATTCAATGCTCTCTTTGAAATATTTACTATTAAATTAGGATATGAAGCAAATGAAGCTTTATTCAAAATTGTTAATATTGTTAAGAATATGAATTATGCCTTAGCATTATATGAAGAATTAAAACTTGAAACAGAATCTATTGAAGAAACAGAAGTAACTGACTCAAATGGCTATGGAAGTGATTTGTTCAATATGAAAAAAGAATCTGCTAAAGAAGAAATAAAAGAAGTTATTAAGGAAGAAGTAAAACCTGAAGCAAAAAGTGAGGCTCCAATAGGAATGTTAAGTAAAGAAAAACAAAAAGCTATTGCAAATGAAGTTTCTAATGAAATAGAAAAAGATTATAGCTTTTTGAAACAACCTAATTTAGATGCTAATGAAATCTTAAATGAAGATAAGCTAGAATTAAATAATTATAAAGATAACTACAAAGATTTAAGATACGGCTTTGAAGATGAAACTGTTGAAAGTAGCAAAGCACTTGTTCCACAATTAGAAAACAGAAGTCTTAATAATCTAAAATACTTCATTCAAAATAAAGTTGTTGATAATTATAGCGAATGGTCAAGCTCTACTAAAGAAACTACATTAGAAGTTATCAAACGTTTTGAAGATGAAAATAATTTCTCAGTGCTAAAAATGTTTAATCAATTCATTTCTAATTCAGAAAGAGTAGACATTAAAAATAGATTAGACAAAATGTGGCTAGAAACTGAAAAAACTTACAAAGCTGAACATGATAGATTATTAAATCAAAGAGCAGAAATTGCTACAACTATTCCTAATTTTTATGAAGAAATTTTACCAAACGCTATTAACAATGAAGATTCTTATAGAATTATGTGTGAATGGAGCTCTTATGGGCATTTAGCTAAAAAAGTTTCTAATAAAAAGAAATCTATCTTGTTATTTATTGAAACACTAATTGCTACTTGTCAAGAAAATATTGATAAATGCGGTCAACTTGAAGGTGTTTATAATGAAAATGTTATCAAAAAAATCCAAACAATAGCAGCTTTGAAAAAAAATTTAAAATAATTATTGACAAGTTTTTGATATTGTGATAGTATTTGTTTAACAATATTAAAAATAAAGGAAAAGGTGACTAAAATGTCTTTTATGGATAATCTTAAAAACGAAAACAGAAAAACTGTTACAACAAATGGTGATTTGGCATATAGTACTACTCTAAATGCAAACCTAGACTTCTTTGGTGGCGCTGGTTCTATTCCAGTAAGTAAGAAATATACTTCTGATGAATTTATGAACTTATTTAAATATGCTTATGAAGAAGATTCAGAAACTGCGCTTAAAAACGCTCTTTACTACCGTGATATTCGTGGTGGTTTGGGTCGCCGTGAAGGTTTTCGTCAAATCTTGACTTATCTTGCCAACAAAAATGTTGAAGATTTCAAACGCTTAGTAGTTCTTACTGCTATGTATGGTCGTTATGATGATTTGACTATGATTGCTTGGGATTTACCAAACGAAGCGCAAGCATTTGTTGTAGAATTTATTTCTGCTGTATTTAATGAAGATATGGATAACTTGAAATCAGGTAATGTTACATTGCTTGGTAAATGGTTGCCATCTGCTAATACAAAAGTTAAAAATACTCGTAAATTAGGTCTTTTCTGGGCTTCTCGTCTTGGTTTGTCTGAACGTGAATACCGTAAAGCTCTATCTCAATTACGAGCACAAATTAACATCATTGAAACTAAATTAACTAACCGTGATTATACTTTTGATTACTCTAAGATTCCTAGTCGTGCTATGATGAAATATACACAAGCATTCATTCGCAATGATGAAGCTCGTTATAATGAGTTCAAAGAACAAATTACTGTTAACCCATCAGTTGTTGCTAAGAAAGTTGCTCAACTTTATCCATACGAAATTATTCGTAAGTTGAATGCTGATGGACAAATGGCTGAAGCACTTTGGAAAGCTTATCCACAAGACCAATTTGACGGTAACATTATTGTTGTCCGTGACGGAAGTGGAAGTATGTACGGTGGATGGGGCCTTGAAGTAAAACCTATTGAAATCGCTGATTCTATGGCAATTTATACTTCTGAACGTTTGACAGGTAAATTCAAAGACCATTTCATTACATTCAGTCGCCGTCCACAATTGGTTGACTTATCAAAGGTTAATACTTTGAAAGACAAACTTGATGTATTGTATCGTAATGGAGAAGTAGCAAACACTAACATGAATGCTACTATGCAACTAATCTATGATTCATCATTAGGTTTGCCAGTAGAAGAACAATTAGATACAATCTTAATCATTTCAGATATGCAATTCGATTATGGAGTAGACAATTGCTCTAAATCAGTAATGGATTCATGGAAAGATAAGTTTGGTGGCGCTGGACTTAAATGGCCAGAAATTGTTTATTGGAATGTTAATCAATCAAAAGTTACATTCCCAACTTCTGAGTATGATAATGTTAAACTTGTTTCAGGTTTCTCAAAATCTGTACTAGAAGATGTCATGGCAAATGAAACAACTTCAGCTGCTGAATACATGATGAAAGTATTATCTCGTTATAATCCTTAAAATCAGTAAAAACTGACCCTTAATTGGGTCTTTTTTTAGTTTTGGAATAATATAACTATGAAGAATTTTAATATTTTTGAGGTATTGAATATTTCTCATTTAGAGATTAAACATTCAGATGTATTAGCTTATTTATTCAATAATAAGGAAAGTCACAACTTAAAAGATACTTTCTTAAAGGAATTTATTTATGAAGTTGAAGCTGCTACTAATATTGATTTAAACTTAACTTTAGATGATAGTTATACAGTAAAAAGAGAATATGCTATACCAAATGGCTATGTTGATTTAGTTCTCATGTCATATAAACAAAGAACTATTATCATTATAGAAAATAAAATCCAATCTAAAGAAAGAGAAAATCAATTAAAGAAATATAAAGAACATTTTAAGGATAAAGGGGCTGGTTATAAATTAGTATTTATTTATCTTACTATGAATGACGAAAAGGCTTCTGATGATGAATATATTTCCGTTAACTATACAATTGTTATTAAAGCTTTAGCGAGAGTATTACAATATAACAATTATTCAGAAAAGATTAAATATTTTTTAGAGGATTATTTGTCAGTTTTATTGAAAAAATATAAATTGAAATCCCCTGCTGATTTAATTAACTTTAGGAAAATAATTGGAGCAAAACTTAAATGAAACGAACAATAAAAATAAAAGCAAATTGCTTGAATAAAGAAGATGAAATATTGTTAATAGGTACAATCCAAAGAAATATTAAAAATTATGTCTGGTCAAGATATAGTGGAATTGGGTCATTACTTAAACAAAGTGGCTGGACTATTAGAGATGAACTGGTTCAAAAGAACTTATTATCAAACAAAATTCCTAAAACTTTTTCAAGAGCAGCAATAGAAAAATCTGCTTCAATAATTAAAACTAATTGGATAACAACAAAAAAGAAAGTTAAACAAGCAATAGCACAAAATGAAAATCTAACTAAAGCTGATAGGCACTATTTGTTTCTATGTTTAAAACATACACCAACCTTATATAATATTTTAAATTATAAAAAAGTTGATTATGCTATTGATTATCTAAAAGATTTAAAGGTTGATGTTCATAGATTAAACAATCTTTTAAGAAGATATATTAGGAGATATAAAACTAAATCCTATACAAATAAAGCAAATATTATACTAACTCCAAGTCTTTACAAATTCGACTTAAACAATAACACATTTTCTTTTGCAGGTAAAAAGAAAAATTCACGAATAGTAATTACTTTAATTGGGAATGTTCCAAAATCAAATAGCATTTTAGAATTAGTAAAAAATCAAAAATCCAATCAATATTATCTTCATGTTCCATTAGATAGAATTATTTCTAAAAAGGAAATGACAGCAGAATCTGAAATACTTGGATTAGATGTGGGTATGACTGATTTAATAACATTAAGTAATGGTTCTGTATATGGAGCTAATTCTGCTGAATTATTTTATACTCTATCAGATAATTTAGTTAATAAAAATAGGTCAAGATTATTTGCTCATAAACAAAAAATAGAGCAAAGAATTTTGGAAGAGCAAGACGATGCTAAAAAATCTTTATTAGAGCTCAAACTTAAAAATTTGGAAGAAAATAATTTAGGCTCTAAAAAGAGAATTTCTAAAATTAGTAAATACAAATCAAGAATAGCTAGTCATATAAATTGTGAACTGAATAAAATGGTAAAAGAAGAAGATTTAAAAGAAATAGTAAGGGAAGATTTGAATTGGTCAAGTAAGAAAAGTAAGAAAAAGAATAAAAGGAATGTAAGCAGAAAACAACAAAATAGATTTTCTACATGGACTAAAGGTGTTTTACTCGAACGTTTATCAGTAAAATTAGCAGAAAAAGGAATAAAAGAAACAATAGTTAATCCAGCTTATACTTCACAAGTTTGTTGCAAATGTAATCACTTAGGAGATAGAAAAGGGAAAGAATTTAAATGCTCAAATTGTAACTTAAGTATAGATGCAGATTTTAATGCTTCTATCAATATTAAGAAAAGAAAATTTATCAGTGAAATAAATATTGACACACCATATAAAGAAGTTAAGAAATATTATGAAAACATACCTGTTTAGTTTTTGAACTAAATATAAAATGGACGATAAAAGCGATTTTAACATCAGCAATGATTTTAAAATCTAACTTTTCAGCTCGAAATGTGTGAGCACTTCCATTAACGTTTATTTTATTAAATTAAACTTATAAAAACGGTCTGCGGAAATCATTATTGTTTTTATACAAGAAGTGATACTGGGTAGTCCAAGGCTTTACTTTACATATTCTATATGTAAATAAGTGCGAAACCTCATAATCTTACTTAATTTATATAATTTTATATTTATTTTGTAATTTTATGAACCAGAATATTACGATATAACAATTACTCAGAAAAATAATAAATATAGAAAGAGGTAAAAATGGCTAATAAAGAAACTTACTCAGCTAAACATATTACAGCTTTATCTCCACGTAACCACTTGATTAAGAGAATTAACTTAACATTCTCCCAAGAGCTAGGTGATGAAAGCTATCCATTCTCAAGTCAAAAATCCGTAGCTATTCGTGAATATTTAGATAACTCTGTTGGCGAGCTAATCCGTAAATTCGGTGACCGTATGAGAATCCACTTCTATAAAGATGGCGCTATTTCTGTTCAAGATAATGGTCGTGGACTTCCTACCGATACTACTAAAAATGCACATGGGGAAGAAGTTAGTGGATTTATCATTACATTAGGAACATTACAATCTGGTGAGCAATTAGGTAAATCAGATGATGATAGTAAAACAACTTCTACTAACGGGTTGGGAGCAGCCGCTTCTACAATGTTAAGTAAACGTGTTGACATTATTGTTTATAAAAATAAAAAGAAATATACTTTATCATTCAAAGACGGTGACCCTGGTTACTTTGATGGTGATAGTGTAGATTCTAATTTTACAGAATTAAAAGATTTAACTTACATTAAAGAAGAAAAAGACGATAGACCTACTGAAGAAAAGAAATTATTTACTCAAGGAACAACTGTAAAATCTTGGCTAAATAATGAAGTCTTTTCATCACCATATCCAGTTGATGTGGACGATTTAATTCTTCGTATGAAAGGTGTAGCATTCCTATTACCGGGTGTTACCATCGAAATCGTAAACGAACATAGAGTAATGGAAGATGGCTCTTATCAGCATGAAGTTTTCCATTTTGAAGATGGTATTCCTCAATTAGTAGAATATAATCAAAAAGGAACTCCAATTACTCCTATCTATAAATTTGAAACAAAAGGAAGCTACATTGAAAAGAACGTAGCAACTCAAGACCCTAAAACTAAAAAAATGGTTTCAAAAGATGTAGAAAGAACTGCTGACATTGAATTAGCATTTGGTTATGATAATGACTATGATTATTCTATTGACTCTTATGTAAATACAATTAGAACTCGTTTAGGTGGGGTTCATGTTGAAGCATTTGAAGAAGCAATTACAACTGCATTTAATGAGAAACTTTCTTCTATGAAAGGTATGTTAACTGCTAAAGACCCAGTGCCTACGATTGATGATTATAAAGAAGGCTTGACTGCAGTACTTTCTCTTTATATTTCAGAACCACAATATACTTCACAAATTAAAGAAGAATTAGGTGGTCGTGTAGTAAAACGTGCTATTAAACAAGCTCTTTATGAAGCTATCAAAGACTTTGTAGAAGATAAGAAAAATGTTGATGTAGTAAAACGTATTGGTGAAAAAGTTATTGCAGCTGCTAAAGCTCGTCAATCAAGAAAAGAACAATTAGAGTTAAAACGTGAAAAACAAAAACTTACAAGCAATACTTCATTACCAATTAAATTGGTGGACTGTGAATATGTATATGAAGCAGATTCAGAATTGATTATCGTTGAGGGTGACTCTGCCCTATCTGGTGTTAAAGAAGCTCGTGACTCACGATTCCAAGCATTGTTACCAATTAGAGGTAAGATTGTTAATACTTCTAAAGAGAATATTAAGAAAGTTTTGGCAAATCAAGAAGTACAAGATATTGCTAAATGCTTAAATGCTGGTATTGGTGATGATTTTGATTTAGATAGCGCTCGTTATCAAAGAGTTATTATCGCTGCGGATGCCGACCCAGATGGTGGGCAAATCGCTTCATTACTTGTATTGTTATTCTATAATTTATTCCCTGACTTAATTCGTCAAGGTAGATTATATAAGATGAATACTCCTTTATATATTTATAGAGAGGGTAAAGGTAAGAAAGCAATTGACCATTATGCGTTTAACGATAATGACGCTACTGAAATTGCTAACGATTTGAAGAGTCGAAATAAAACTTACCAATTGATTCGTGTTAAAGGTTTGGGTGAAGCTGGTTCTGATGCTCTTAGGGCAACAGGTTTAGACCCGGAAACTCGTGTATTAACTCAAATTACTATTGGAGATGAAGAGTCTGCTAAACATTGGCTTGATGTCGCAATGGGTAAAGATGTAGCTCCACGTAAGAAGTGGATTGAAGATAACCCAATTGATTATGTTGAAGATTAAAAGAAAAAGATAGCTTTTTGCTATCTTTTTTATTTTTATCATTTCAATAATTTCATTTATATTCACAAAGTTGTGCTTTATTTTTAATAAATCAGCAACAAAAAATCTATAAAAATAACCAAAAGTGGATTTTTAGGCTGTTTCTGATATATTTTAATATGAATTTTGAAAATAGTGAAAAATGATTAAACTTTGTGAAAAGTAAGAGCTATTTTTAGAATAATATTACTATAGAAATTATTTATTAAAGGAGCAAAAAATGCCTAACAAAAGTGAAACAAAAAGTTACGGTTCAATCCGTAAATTCAAAGGCTATGGAGCATGTGGAGTAATTATTGGTATGGCTGCATTGTCATTATCAATGAATGCTGGTGTGGCACATGCTGATGAAAAGGTTAATCCAAACCCTGCTACAAATGCAGTTCCATTGCAAGATAATCCAACAGCAAATGCTAAAGATAGTCAAGCAAAAACTGGAACTGAAAAAGGTTCTTTAGATGTTGCAGTTAATAATGACACATTAAAGAACGAAGTTAACAAAGCAAAAGAAGCTGGAGTAAAAGTTGTTGAAGATAAACCTAAGGAAGTAACAGTTACTTCTGATAAAGTTGATGAAGCAAAAGCTGCTATTGAACAAGATTACAAAACACAAGCTACTAAAGTTAAAGAAGTTACTGACAAATATAAAGAAGATGTAGCTAATCGTAAGAATCAAGTTACAATCGTTGAAAAGAAAAACGAAGCTGCTGAAGCTAAATATAAAGCAAAATTAGCAGAAATCAAAAAACAAGAAGAAGCTCTTAAAGCTAAAGGAACTTTCTTAGATAATGACCAAGTTACTGTTTATGGTAAACTTGATGAATCTAAAAGAGGTTCATTAGATTATTACTCAGGTTTAACTGCTGTATTTAAAAATAAAGATAATAACCTTGAAACTGTTAAGGGTACTTTAGCTGCTAATGAGAAAACAACTATAGAATTAGTAGATAAAATAAATATTGACACCAAAAGAGAACAAATTGAAAAAGTTTCTGAAACATCTAATATATATGGTGGACATATATTAACGGGGATTCAAGAGGGTTCAACATTTATATTACATAATATTGGAGTAACAAATACAGGTAAAACTATTTCTGCTAAATTCACTTCACGCAATACACCAAAACAAGAATTTCCTCAAGGTGCGGTAAATAAAGATAGTAATACAAGTCTTTGGGTGTGGTGGAATAAAACGAAAGATGGCAATACTAGTCCAGTAGGGTTCCAACCGTACAATTATTTAGATGTACAATGGAAAATAGAATATTTTGATGAAACAACTAAGAAGCCATTAAATCTTGGAACAATCACAATCTATTCAGACATTGATTATACACAATCAGTTCGACACACTTATGAAAACGAATCTAATACAGGAGCAGTAATAAATACTTCTGATTCATTAGTCAAAAAAACACAATTCAACAATAAAGAAGTTTGGATGGGAGTTAAGACTAATGGAGTTTGGGAAAATGATGACCAAACTGGATTAAACAGATGGAAAGCAGGAGACCCAATTTATACTGATGTACTAGATGATAAAGATACACCTATTGGTTCTATTGTATCAATTGGTTCTGGTAAAATTCATTATCTTGATTATTATGCTGACAACAAACCAATAAAAAATAGATACAATGATGCACAAATGGAATCATATCGTAAGTTCTATGAGCAAGAAAGAGATTATAAAGGTTTACCACGCTATAGTAATGAAGAATTATTTAGAGCTAAATATGGATTTATGCTGTATGGTGCTCGCTCAGTAATTAAAACTATTGTAGTTCCACCAAAACCTGAATATGATTCAATTCCTAACCAAGTAGAACCTCCTAAAGTTAATGTTCAATATACAAATCTTAAAACAAATGTAAAAATTGAAAAACACGTTAAAAACAGCAAAGGTGAAGATGTGAATAATCACTCTGTACCAAAACTTGCTGAAGTTGTATGGAAATTGGAAGCAAAACCTCTTGCAGCTGGACGTGAAGAAACTACAGTTTTACAATATACTGATGATTTGCCAAAAGGTTATCAATTAGATGTAGCCAAAACACAAACTCAAAACCCAGAATTTGATGTTAAATATAACTCTGCTACTCATTCAATTGTAGGTACTTTAAAAGCAGAAGGTTTAGCAAAAGCTAATAAAGACCGTAATGTTGCTTATACAGTTCCAACATTGAAATTGTATGGTACAGTTATGAATGACGCTGCAACATATACAAACAATTATCACTTAAATGTTAATAACAAATTTGATGTTTATTCAAATACTGTTACTGTAACAACACCTGGTGACCCAAATCGTCCAAAAGATAGTAAAATCAAACCTGTTAAAGTTAACTATAACAAGGACCACGTTAAAATTGATGGTAAACAAGTTCTTGCTGGTTCTACAAACTACTACCACATTAACTTAGATTACGACCAATATAAAGGCATCAAGAGTGGACCAGATGCAATTCAAAAAGGATTTGGTGCAGTTGATGATTACCCAGAACAAGCACTAGACTTACTTCCAAACGAAATTAAATATGTAGAAACAGAAAGCGGTAAAGAAGTAAAAGGAATTACGGCTTACCAATTCAAATCTATTGAAGATGTAAAAGACCCTAGAATTAAAGCTATTTTAGAATCAAGCAAAATCAAACCAAAAGGTGCTTTCCAAGTATTCATGGCGGATAACCCACAAGAGTTCTATGATAAGTATGTTTCTAAAGGTATTTCTGTAACAATCATTGACCCAATGAAAGTTAAATCTGCATTTAGTGGAAATTATGAAAACAAAGCCTACCAAATTGATTTTGGAAATGGCTACGAAGCTGATTTAGTAAAAAATAATGTTGTAACACCAGAACCACACAAGAAAAACTTGAACAGTAAAGGTGTTGACATCAACAGTAAACCTGTTGTAGCTGGGTCAGTAAACCACTACCATGTAACTGCTGACTACAGCAAATACAAGGGAATGGTTATTGAAAAAGACCGCCTTGCTAAAGGATTGTTCGTTGTAGATGATTACCCAGAACAAGCGGTTGACATTGAAACAGGAAACATTAAGATTGTTGATTCTAAAGGTAAAACTGTTGAAGGTGTAACTTCTAAAGTTTACAAATCATTAGAAGAAGCTCCAAAACTAGTTCAAGACGCTCTAAAAGAACAAGGATTCAAACCAAAAGGAGCATTCCAAGTATTTACTCCAAATGATGTGAATGATTACTTTAATAAGTACGTTGTAACTGGAGAAAAACTTACTTACATTGTTCCTATGAAAGTTAAGTCTGAAATGGCTAAAACTGGTGGGAAATATGAAAATACTGCGTATCAGTTAGATTTTGGTTCAGCTAAAGTTACTGAGACTGTAGTAAATAATGTGCCTACTCCAAAACCAAACAAAGCGAACTTCAACAAAGCTCATGTTAATATTAACGGCAAACAAGTACTTGCAGGTTCTACAAACTATTACGAATTGACAGTTCGTTACGACCAATACAAAGGTATTGAAGCTGACGATGATAAGATTCAAAATGGTTTCTTCATTGCAGATGACTTCCCTGAAGAAGCGGTATCTATCAATGAAAAAGATGTGAAAGTCCTTGACTCTAAAGGCAAAGAAGTAGAAGATTTGAAACAAACTATCTACAAATCTCTAGCAGATGCCCCTGAAAAGGTTCAAAAAGCCTTTGCTAAGAGAAACATTAAACCTAAAAGTGCGATTCAAGTATTTGAAGCAGTTGACCCAGTAGCTTACTACAACAAGTATGTAAGAACAGGTGAAACATTAACTGTTAAGAATCCTATGACTGTCTTTTCTCATTTGTATAAGACAGGGGCTAAGTACCAAAATACTGCTTACCAACTTGATTTTGGTTTGATTTCTGAAACTGAGACTGTAGTGAACAATGTTCCTAAAACAAATCCTCACAAACAGAACTTAAACAAAGCTGGTGTAAGTATCAATGGTAAACCTGTAGTAGCCGGAACAGTTAACTACTACACATTAACTGCTGACTATAGCTCATACAAGGGTATTGAGGCGGATGCCGACAGAATTGCAAATGGTTTCCATATTGTTGACGACTTCCCTGAAGAAGCAGTTACCGTTAATGAGAAAGAAATTGTTGTAAAAGATTCTAAAGGTAATGTTGTTACTGGTTTGAAATCAAAAGTTTACAAGACACTCGCAGATGCTCCTAAAGGAGTTCAAGAATCACTTAAGTCTGCTGGTTACACTCCTAAAGGTGCTATTCAAGTATTGACTGCTGAGAACCCAACTGAGTTCTACAACAAATATGTTCGTACAGGTGAAGTTCTTACAATTACCAACCCTATGACAGTTCGTAAAGAAATGTTAGGTAAAATTGCAGAGTACAAGAATACTGCTTACCAACTTGATTTTGGTTTAGCTAAGGTAACAGAAACTGTTGTAAACAAGGTTGTGAAACCAACTCCTAAGAAAGCAAACTTCAACAAAGCTGGAGTAAATATTGATGGTAAGCAAGTATTTGCAGGTTCTATCAATTACTACCATGTAACTGCTGATTACTCACAATACAAAGGTATTCAAGCTGATAAATCTCGTATTGCACAAGGTTTCTTCATTGCTGATGATTACCCAGAAGATGTGTTAGATGTACTTTCTGATGGTATTAAACTTTCTGACTCTAAGGGCCAAGATGTAAAAGGTTTGAAATACCATGTTTATGAAAGTATTGAAAAAGCACCAGAAGTGCTTCGTAATGCTCTAACTGAACGTGGATTTAAACCAAAAGGAGCATTCCAAGTTTGGGAAGCTGAAAATCCTGCAGAGTTTTACGCTAAGTATGTTCAAACAGGTGATACAATTACAATTATCAACCCAATGAAAGTCAAAGAAAAGTTTGGAAAAACTGGTGGTAAGTATGAAAATACTGCATATCAAGTAGATTTTGGGGTTGCTGAAGTAACTGTAACAGTAGTAAACAATATACCTAAACTTCAAACTAAGAAAGATGTTGTCATTAAAGTTGGTGATACTGAATCTAAAGATGGTAAAGAAATTGTTCTAGGACAAAAATTCTTCTACTCATTCGATGGTTCTCTAATTACTGCTAACAGAGCTGAAGATTTGTTTGAATACAAATTCGTTGATGATTACCAAGAAACTCACGATAGATTCGATGGTGTTTACAAAGTAATCGCTAAGAAAGACTTCAAAACGGCTGACGGAAAACAATTCAAGAAAGGTGACGACTTAACTTCATATTCATTCTTGAAAGAAGATAAGACTAAAGGCAAACTTGAAGTTGGACTTAAAGAAGAGTTCTTACGTTCAATTACAAATGATTCAGAGTTCCAAGCTGAAGTATTTGTTGAAATGACTCGTATCAAGTCAGGTGAAGTTAAAAACAAACAAACTCACGTGGTAAATGGCGTTGAAGTTGAATCTAACACTGTTAAGACAACTACACCAGAACCACCAAAAACACCTGAAACTCCTACTCCAAAACCACAAACACCAGCTAAGAAAGTATTACCAAATACTGGAGCTGATGCAAGTGTGTTAGGAATTGTGATGGCAGGTATCACTTCTGCTCTTGGGGCAATCGGTCTTAAACGTAAAAGAGATTAGGCATTTAAAAGATTAAAGAGTATACTGAAAAGTATACTCTTTTTCTTTTGCTCAAACTCGTTTTGAATGTCGTTATATCGTCATATAGTAAACGCTAAAACAGTTAAAACTGATTTTCGATAAATGTATCGACTGTCCAGTAAAACAGCTTAGAGTCGCTTAAACTTGCTTAAAATAAAAAAGAAAAAATGGAATAATATAACTATACTAAAGATTAGAAAGTGGAAATTATAAAAATGAAAACCAAACAAAAAGACTATACAACATATTATTTATTTACTGATGTTGAGGGGATTGGTCTGAATTTTGATAAAGACGGTAAAGTATTAAAAAATGATTTAATTGAAATTTCTTACATTCTTTCAGATGAAAACTTGTTCCAAATGAAAAGTAATACATATATTAACTCTTTTGCTAATTATGATTATAAAAATATGGTTGAAAGAGTTAAGAAAATGCACACAAAAAATAACTTGATTTCTGATTCTAAAAAATCAAAATTATCACTTTCAGAAATTGATAATAAAATGTATGAAGAATTAAGAGAACTATTACCCAATAAATGTCGCTTAATTCTGACTGGAAATACTATTCAATATGACTATGAAATCATTAGAAGATGTTTGCCTAAAACATTTTCATTACTTCATTATAGAACATTTGATGTTTCAGCAGTAAGGGAGCTGATTAAAATTGTAAATCCTAATTATACTAAGCAAGAAACAAAAAGAAAAAATTATAATCATAGAGCTAAAGACGATATATTAGAAACTTTTAATGAGTTAAAAGCTTATAGAAAAATTGTTAAACCGTGCTAAGGAGTTAAAATGTTTTATGTAATTTTAGAAAAGAATAATTTGAAATACTTAAATTCATTAACTGATGATTCTTTTGTAGAATTGAAAAATAATATAATTACTAATAATTATTGCTTAGTATATTCTAAAAAAGATTATCTTTCACTCTATGAAATTTTAAAAAGAAATAAATGTAGAGGATTAGCTTTATATCCTTATATTTCAAAATTAGTTTTTGAAAACATTTATCCGAAAGAATTGGAAAAGAAATTATCAGTTGAAAAATTAAATCATTCACTATTTGATTTATTTATAGCAAGCTATACTAACCAAATGCCTTCTTTTGATGATGAATATTACTTCTTACCAGATATTCAACCAACATTAAATCAAGAAAAGATTAAACTTAATATTAAACGATTTAATGAAATGCTAGCATATGAAAACTTGCTTATAAATAAAGATGATGTAATACCATCATTAAAAAGCATCTTCGCTAATTCAGTTAAAAAAATATTAAAAGCTGAAGCTAATGAAGAAACTATTAGATTAAAAGATACAGAAATATATAACAGAAATTTTCATTACTTAGTAATAGCAGAATTTGTAATTAACGCTTCATTTATTTACAAACGAAAAGATATAGAAAATTTCTTAATAAATGAAATAGAATTGGAAAAAGATTAAATGACTACTATTACAAACTTAAATGATTTAAAAACACAAATCAAAAATACTGTTGATTTAAAAGCTTATTTAGAAAAAGAAGGTATTATATTTAGAAAGAAGAGCGGCTCTAATTGGCAAGCTCTTTGTCCTTTCCATAATGAGAAAACACCTTCTTTTACAGTAAGTGATACAAGTCAAAGCTATCATTGCTTTGGTTGTGGAAAACATGGAGATATTTTCAGTTATATCCAAGAAACAGAGTCGGTATCATGGAAAGAATCTGTAATCTATTTAGCAAGAGAGTACCATATTCAGTATGAACTCAACAAAGACGATTCAAAGAAATACTCACAATATGCTAGAGCTTATGATTTGCTAGATGATTTAGCTAATTACTATAAAATGAAATTTAATGAATTAGCAGATTCTCACCCAGCTAAGAAAATGATTACTGACAGAAATCTTGATTATACTTCAGCTGAATATGGCTATGCACCTGAATCACAAAAAGACCAATTAGATTATATGACTCAAAAGGGTTATACTCATGATGAATTAAAAGCATTAGGACTAATGTATGACAAAGGTTATTTACAACAAGTCAATCGTTTAATTTTCATTATTAGAAATTACATGGGTAAAGTAATTGGATTTACTGGAAGAGCATTAACTCAAAAAGATATAGAGAGCAGAAAATATATAAATTCAACTGACTCTATTGTATTCCATAAGAAAAATGTAGTTTATAATATTAACAATGCTAAAAAACAAGCTAATAAGGATAAACTTATTTATTTAGTGGAAGGCCAATTTGATGTAGCTGCAATGACTGCTCATGGATATACAAATACAGTTGCAATCTCTGGCACTGCTTTTACTAATGAACAATTAAGAGATATTTTGAAAGCAGTTGGAGAAAATGGTAATATAGTATTATTACTAGATGATGATGAAGCTGGACAGAAAGCTGCCAATAAAATATTTAGAGAACATAGCTCTATTCAAACAAGACTTTATCAAATTAACTTGATTGAAGGCCAAGACCCTTGTGATTATTTACAAACTCATGATAAACTTCCTAAAATGGAAACTTTTGTAGAGAAAGCATATTTAAAAATTAGAAATAGCTTTAATTATTCATCTATTTCTGATAAAACAGAATTTATTATGACTCTACAAACAGAATTAACTCAATACATTAAAGATTCTATTTTAAGAGAGCAATATTTAAGAAGAGCTTGCTCTTATGTAGGATTTGCTTACGACCAAATTCAAGTTATTATTGACAATAAGAGTGATAAAGATACAATTACTCAACAAATTCAAGAAGCAACTAACTCTTCTAAAAATAATGATAGCAATACTTACATTTTACTTGCTCTAAATATTCTATTTTCTTACCCCGAATATTTCAAAGGGGAATTAAAGAAAGCAATTTCCAAAGATAAATTTAATAAGACTATGAGAATATTAGCAAGAGATGTGTTTCAATTAAATAAAAAATTAGTGCCAGAGAATTATGAAGATAATTCACCAGAGCAAAAAATGGTAAGAGCAATATTAGCTCACCCATTTGACAATTTAGATGAAAGAGATATAAAAACACAATACTATTATTTATTAGATGAAGCTATTGAGATTAAGAATAAAGAAAGAGAAGCAGAAAAGAAAAGAAGAATACTTACTGCTTTGGAAGGTGCTTCTGACCCAGAAGTAATTAAATCTTTATTATCTGAATTATCGAATAAATGATATAGTTTATAAAAACAAAAGGAAAGATTTAATGCAAGAAGAATTATATAATGTACCCAAGAAAACAAATAGTTTATTACCACTATTTATTCTCTCCGGTATGGCAGTTCTACCTGGTTTTATAGCTTCTCTTATAACATATTATATTTTGTTTAGAAATCTAAAACAAAAACCAATTGTAATATATTCATTCCTTGCTGTTGTATCATTTTTCATTTTTATTTGGAATTTAATTGCTCACCCATTAACTAGCATGAATATTTCAAATCACACAAGCTTTATGACAGCGTATTTATACTTATGCTCTATTGCTTATGTGATTTTAACTTTTTTCATTGTTTTTCATCAAGCTAGACAATTGAAACTCTATCCAGAGTTAAAAGTTATGAAAGGTTGGGCTTATAATTTTGAATATAAAAAGACTCCTTATGAATTATACAAAAGAAAACAAAATATTAAATCATTAAAAGAGGGAAATGAGTACGCTTATGACTCTGCACCTCTAGGAATATTAGTTGATAAAGTTTTCATGGAAAGCAATGACGCTGGTGATGTGAAATATTTTGATAAAGAAAGAATTGTAAGAAGTTATTATACTGAAAGATGTGGTCATACGGCTGCTACAGGTCAAACAGGTGCTGGTAAAACTTATACAATGCTTCAGTTAATGCGAAATGACATTGAAGCAGGTAATCCAGTATTTGCTATTGACTTCAAAAAAGGAACAGAATATCCATATTATTTAGCAAAATGGGCTAAAGAACATGGTAGACAATTTTATCATTTCACTGCAGGAAAACCGGGAACTTATAACAATCCATTTTGTGATAATCAAGCTTCTTATGACCCACTTGCAACTGGTACAGCAACTTCAAAAGCTGACATGATGCTAAATTTAAGACAATGGGATGGAGCTTCCGAAGTCTACAAGAAAAGAACAAAAGATATTTTGGAATCAATTTTCTATCTATTGGAAAATGTGGATAGAGAAAAGACAAAACAATATATTAACTGGCACGAAGGTGGATTATCTCAATTTGTATCAGCTTTACAGTTAAAGAATTTATATGCTTTGATTGAACAATTTAAGATTGAAGTTACTGATAAAGAGCATTCCGGTATAAAAGTATCAGGTGGGGATAAACGAAGATTGAGTGCTTTACTTGGATTGTACGAAGAATTAAACAGTCCTCAAGGTAAAGGCTTGTTAGAGCAAATCAATGGTCTCGTTTCAAATTGTCGTACATTGATTATGTCAAGTTACGGTGATTGGCTAGCAAAAGGTGAAACTCCTTATCACATCAACTTGTTTGAGTTTGCAACTTCAGAAGAAGCACCTGTTGTGTTATTCTCATTTAACCCACAAGAAGAAAGTGACTTCGCTAAATATATGGGTTCAATTATCTTATCTGACTTAAGTAGAACTTCTGCTTATAAAAATGCTCAAGGAAACAAAGATTTAGTAGGAGTATACTTAGATGAGTTCCAAATTTTAGACCCAGCAACAGTTGCTGATTTGCTAGAGAAAGCTCGTTCTTCTAAAATGTATATTCTTTTATCTTTACAATCATTAGAACAAATTGTAAAATCTAGTTCAGCAAATGGAACTGCTGTTAGAGATAGTATTGTCGATACTATTCAAAACTTCATTATTCATAAAGGTTCAGGTCAAAATACTGCTGAAGAATTAGCAAAAATCATTGGCCAAGCAAATATGAAAAAATATGTAGAATCTGGGCAACGTAATTCTAGCCTGTTCCAATTGAACTGGAGAAACTCAAGAAATTCAAGAGTAAATACACAAGTAGAACCCGATTGGATTGTTTCGCCAAGTAAATTCCAAAATCTATCAGCACCAGTTAAAGAAAATAATTACACTTCAACTGCTTATTATATTACGAAAGCTTGTGCTGAAAAAGAATTTGCTTCTATGGAAAGAGCTGTTGCTAGAAAAGTTCAAATCATTGTTGATGAAGAATTGTTACAACCAATACCAGAAGATTTTATTAGAAAATTCAATAACTCATTTAATGCTGACAAAAATGAACAAAAATACTTGAAGAATATTCAAACACCAATAGAACAAATAGAACCATTGGAAGATTTAGACTTTTCATCAGTTTATGACTTTGAAGATGTCAAAGAGGAAGATTTTAATGAATCTAATTCCTTAATGGACGGATTAGAAGAGTTAAATATTCAAGTAAGAACACCACACAAAGATTTAATAAAACAAAATAGAAAAGAATCATTAGAAACTAAAAAGAAAAAAGTTTCCTTTGATGATTTTATATAAAAAGGCAGAAGTTCTGCCTTTTTTGATATATTAAAAGAAAAAATAAATAATACGAGGGGGTACTTCATGCCTTTACCAAAGAAAAGTACAAATAGAAATGCTTCATTACCAAGTTTAGATGAAGATTTTCAATCAGTACAAATCGAAACAGTAGCAGATGAAGAACCGTCATATACTAACTCGTTACCGGTTCAAGAAAGTATAGAAGATGATAGTCACCTTTATGCTACTCATGAAGAACCTATCTATGAAAATAGCAAAGAAGAAAAGAAAAAGAAAAAATTCATAGATAAAAAGAAAAAGAAAATAAAACCTTTCGGTAACAAAGTTTCTAAATATGATGAACGAAAAGATGTTGCTGTAGCTAAGAAAGTTCAAAGAGGATTAGTCCTTGGTGGAATATTGATTATTATTGCTTTGGGAGTTAAAAATACTTTCTTCCCAGCAAATTCTTATACTACTGATGAAATAGCACAAATTGCTAAAACAACTTCAGGTCAAACTAATTTCCCTATTGATAAAGGTCAAGCTTTTGCTGAACAATTTATTACTTATTATGTGAATTTAGATAGTAATGATTCAGTATCTCGAAATATGTTATCTTATTTCTATACTGGAACAATGCCAGAAGCAAACTCAGGAAACAGTCATGCAACTGCTAATCCAACAGTAGAAGCAAAGAATAATAAACAACGTATCATTGGAGTTCCAGTTACTTACGAAAAGAGAGCTTTAACAGATTTTTCTGCAAATTATAAAATTTCTGTTTTAGTTACTGACGAAAATGGGCAAGCACAAGCTGCTAATCAAAATCCAACAAGTCATTGGTTAAGCTTCTCTGTAAATGTTTATTATGATGCTAAAACTGGAGCTATGAGTATTCATAAGGGTGACCCAGTAATCATGCCTACTTATCCAATCACAAATTCAGACGCAGCTAAAGAAGAAGGTAAGATTGGAACAGGTGATGAAGATACTAATATGAAACAAGCATTGAAATCTACTATCCAAGGTTATTGGAAAGCTTTTTCTACTTCATCTGTAACATCACATGATGAAATCAACCAATATATCTCTGATAAAGAGGATAAAGATTTGTATTCAGGTTTCAATAAGACTATGAAATTAGCAACAGACGACCCAAATACAGACATCACATACAAAGTTTATACTTCAACAAATGCTGATGAATGGAAGGTTGATGTTACCGTCAAATGGGCAGATAATACTTCATCTGATTCTAAGAAAGCTGCTATTTATACTGGTAGATATATTATGACAATTAAGAAGATTGGAGAAGATAAGTATGTAGTAACAAGAGCTGCTCCTTACTTATACGTTTAATTGATTGTCGATATTAAACTCTAAACGATAAGAAGTTTTTATCGTAATATTGATATAATTTTTGAAAATGATAGAATTGGTCATTTCTAAGCAAGACTTTGCTTCAACCATAAGATAATATTCTATCTTTGGAGAGATACAATTCAACAATCTATATATAATACATGGAGGCTAATAAATTGTTTAATTATTTAATTTTAGCAGGTCTTGACACATTAAGAAGTACATTAGTACAACAATGGATTGGACCAGCTGCGCTTCTTGTAATTGCTGCATTGTCAATTAAATTCTTGATTGACAGAAACTTCCGTATGCTTGCTTCATTCGTAATTATTGGAGCTATTGTTGCTGTTTTAATTTACGGTACTGATTTGTTCTTCGGACAAAACGGAACATTCAAGAAAGCAGTTGAAGAAGGTGCTAAACAAGTACAAGTTATTTCACCTACCTACTTTTCCGATTGATAATATAGCTATTAAATTAAAATAGAAAATAGAAGTTATAAAACTTGATTCTAAATAAAGTAGGAAAGTGTAAGCAGGTTCGCTTTAGGAATTTAATATAAAAACCTGCGAAAGTAATACTAAATCTTAGTATTACTTTTTTTTGAAAAATATAGCGAGGTTAACGGTGTAGTGAGTAAAAAAACTAAAAAGAAAAAAGCTAAACAAACTGACAAAACAATAAAAGTTCCCCCTAAAGCCGTAATCGGCACTCATGGAAATATTATTGTATCTGATAGAGAAGTATGGGCTTATTATATATTAGCAGAAAAACCATATGATTTCTTATCAGATAATTCTAAGATTATCTTAGCAAATGCAACTCAATCAGCCCTTTCAAGCTTGAGTATTAGTGCAAAAAGACCATTAGATTGTCATATTCAAATTTCTAACACTCCTTTCAACCCGGATTCATGGGAAGAACAAGTAAGAGTGGAATATGCAAAATGGACTGATTATAAATCACAAGCATTTGAAAACTTTATAAATGCTCAAAGAGAAGAGCTTTATATGGGAAATTATATGAAACGAGTTAGCTATTTTGGTGTTAAATTATTCAATAGAGGCTCGTTTGATGTAAATAATTTGAATATTTTAGAATATTCATTAAAAGACACCTTAAAAGCTCTTAAAAAATCTATTGATAATGTATTAAACTTCGACCAAGAAGAAATTACTGAAGAAGAAGAAACAAGAGCCAATGCAATGGAAGAAGATTTATTTAGAGTTTTACATAATTCAAACTTGATGGCTATTCGTCCTAATAAAGAAGATATGCTTATCAATATTAAACGTAGATTTTATCCAGCAATGGCAACACCATATTTAGAAGCAGATTATGATAATAGAATTGGACCAGCAGACATTGTTATTGAAACAGGTGGTACTGTTGATGTTAAACCAAGATGGTTACATATTACTCAATTCCAAAATGGTGACATCAGAGAAGGCTATAGAGCAACTTTAACTTTCTCTAAATTCCCAATGGGTATTCAATATCCATTCAACTTCCAACCATTTATGTATAGAAAAGAAGTGCTTCCTTTCACAATGAATGCTAGATTTACTTTAATTCCAGCAGAAAGTATGAAAAAAGAAGTAAATAAAAAGAAATTGGAAGCAGATGATGAAATTGAAAACTTAGCTGGAAGTGGCCAAGGTGTAAATGCTTCAGTTAAAAATACTTTTAGAGATTTACAAACAATTGAAACTGAACTTGAAAATAGTAAAGAGCCTTGGATTGAGGGCTCATATAGAATTACTATTGAAGCTCCAACAGAAGAAATTCTAAAAGATGAGGCAACTAATTTAAAACAACTTTTCAATGAAGAAGATATAGTCTTAACTTGGACTTCAGGTGACCAATTACAAATGTTTAGAGAAGAGTTCCCTGGTGGCCACTTGGAAATCAATTCATTTCAACAAACAACAAATTTGGCATTAGTTGGAGTTGCTGGAATTAACTTCGGAACAAAAGTTGGCGACCCAGTAAGACAACAAGCTCTTTATAGGAGATGATAATAAATGGCTGATAAAAAGAAATCATCAAAAGGAGAAAATCCCGGTTCACTTCTTTGGGCAATCCTTGTAATAGCTGCGGTGTTAGCAATATTTGTTTATTCAAGTGGGATTAACATGGGTAATCTATTCAACACTGTACGTTATCATGCAACAGATTTAGGGCCAAGATTAGTAGAATGTGTTACTTCACCTAGTAATTGTAAACTTTCAAATAATTACAATGTTACTCCTAGCGGATTTGAAAACCAAAACTCAAATTCGTCTACTTCAAATAGCAATTCAAGTCAAAGTGATGCTAATTCAGATTCTAAACAAAATTCAGAATCAAATGAAAGTAAATCAACAAACAATAATAATCAAAGCAATAATTCAAGTTCAGAAAGTGGAATCAATAATTTAGCTTCTGCTAAAATGAGTAAGAATGATGCTTTGAATGAATTAAATTCTATTCCAGTTGTAAATTCTTATAATAAAGTTAAATATAAACGTACAGAATGGAAACATTGGATTAGTTATGAAAATCCTTGTTGGTCTACTCGTGAAGAAGTATTAGATAGACAAGCAGAAAAAGGTAGTGTTACTTATTTAGATAAAAATGATAAAGAAACAAAAGATAAATCAAAAGCTTGTTCTATCAAATCAGGTACTTGGCATGACCCATATAGCAAAGAAGTTGTCAATGACCCAACTAAATTAGATATTGACCATACAGGTGCGCTTAGCTGGACAGCAAAAGCTGGCGGACAAGAATGGGATAAACAAAAGAAACAAGATTATGCTAATGATTTTGACCATTTAGTTGCTACAACTGCAAAAGAAAATAGAACAAAAGGAGATAAAGGGCCATCTGAGTGGATGCCAGAATCATCTAAGTGTGAATATGCTAAAGTCTATACTCATATTGTTAAGAAATATAACTTAAATCTTAATAAAGCAGATAAAGATACTTTAGAAAAAGCACTTAATTCTTGCTCAAATTGATAGTCCAGTGTAATTTATGAAAGCTATAACAAGAGATGTAGATAACATTCTTTCAATTAAAGAGAAAGAGAAAATACTTGAAGAAATCCACCAGAAAGATTTAATTGATTTATTCAAGAAAGGCTTTAAACCTCAATACAAACGGGTTGAAAGTAAAAAAACAATACTAGACCAACAAATAAGTATTGCTATTGATACAGACGAAAAAAACATGATTGCTTTAGAATTAAATGAAATCAGAAAAGTAGCAAATAAAACTTCTTTGGCTTCTTTTATTCGTAGCCGTTCTTTAGCAACATTTGACATTGCTGAATGGTACCAACAAGCTCTAGAAGGTTTGGAAGAATTAAGTTCTGATAGTTGGAATCCAAAAACTTTACAAAACGAAAGAAAGCAATATATTAAATTACTAGATGATTTAGAAGATTCCGAAGATGATAGTAGAGATGAAGATATGCTTTTCTACAAGACTCGACTAGATGAAACTGAACAAAAAATAAACTCTTTAAAGAAACAAAATAGAAAAAGAGGTTATAGAGTTTCAACTCGTGTTACTTATGAAGAAGCAAACACCATTAGATGGAGAGCTGCTAGATTAAGCATTACAGTTCCCGATTATATGAGATATGTTATTTTTGGTTATTTACCATTTACTGATGCAGATTATAATTTATCATTAGAAGCTCGTAAAAGATTTTATGTATCAATTATTGATGTTTATAAAAATGGCTGGGGTGAAATTCCTGAAGTTAATGAGTGTCCTAATTGTGCCAGATATAAACACGAAATTGAAGTCTTACGAGATAAAGTAGCAAGATATGAATTGCTACTAAGAAGCAACAAGCTTTAATGATATATATTTTATTAAAACTAAAGAACATAGGAGCTATAATGATAAAACATTTTAAAGTTACATTGTTAACTTCTTTTGCTAGTATATTCTTTGTTCTTTCATTTTTGAGTATGTTTAATGTATCTTTTGCTGGATTTGAGAATGGTGTTGGTTTCTCTATGGAACCTAATACTGTATCATTACCTGCAAAAGATATGATTAACTCTAATGTTGGGTCTAGGACTTATACAATTGATGAATTATTTTCAAGGTCAGCAGGTTTTGCTATCCCTTATGGTACATTAGAGGAAGATAATACTTGGATTCTCGGACATCCAGCTAATAAAATAGTTGAAGAAAAAAATAAAAATCTTTCAGAAGAAGCTAAGGAAAGACTCAAGAAACAAGGTGGAGGATTCTTTAGTGGTTCTATTAGATTGTGGGGTATTCCATCATCTTTAGCTATCATGGGTTCAGATATTGCAACAAGTGTGGCTTTCCTTTGTGCTAATATAATTTCATGGTTAGTTAAAATGTTGTTTGACCCACCACTTGTAAAAGCTCTTGTAGAACTTATTGGTGGAACTGATGCTAAAGCTGGCTTAATCTCAAATCTAGGAAAAAATGTATTTTATCCATTATCAACACTTGCTTTCTTAACAGTAGCAGTGTATTTGATTTGGGAAGGTTTAATTAAGAGAAAATTTAGAGCAAGTTTCGGAGCATTAGGTTGGTCATTACTCGCATTTGCTTTAGGGGTATTTACTGTTGTTAACGGTCAATTAGTTGCTAAAGCTCCAACAGAAATCAATGCTACAATTGCAAATTGTGTATTGTCAGCTGCTTCAGGTAAATCATGTCTAAATTCAACAGGTACTAATACTAAAGAAAGCACAAACAGTATGTGTGATGCAGATACTTCTCAATCCGTTTCAGCTGCAGAAGCTGCTTCAATCAATGCTGGTAGATTCTCGTGTATCGTAAACAAAGCTATTGTTTATGATAGATGGGCTGAACAACAATTCGGATATTCATTAGATGAATTATGGACTGTAAATCCGCCTGATGGTTATAAAGTTTGGCCACAAGATAAATTATCTGGTGCTCCAACTGATTATTGTGTGAATTTCTATACTGCTGATTCACCAAATCAAATGTCAAGTGCAACTAAATTTACTTCTAATTCAAAATGTAATATTGCATTAGCATTTATGGCCTCAAGAACTGACGCTGACTTTGGAGAAAAGATAGGTTTCCCTACTATAACAGGTACAGCTGCTATGGATAGTCAAATGTGGAATGCTTATTCAGGTAATGGTAGAACTTCTGTTCCAATCTTACTATTGATTGCTTCATTTATTATCGTAGCAACATTCGTCCCAGTTGTAGTATATGCTCTTGTATATAACATAACTGCAACAATATTAACCGTATTTGCACCAATCTTCTTATTGATTGGTATTCACCCTGGTCGAGGTAGAAAAATCTTCCTTGGTTGGTTAGAGTCAATTATTTCAAATATTTTGAAATATATGGCAAGCTGTTTTATGGTTATTGTTATGATTTTCATTTATGGAGCTGCTTTCTCTAAAATGAATCAAGCACAAGTATTTGTTGCTTCAGTAATTCTAGGTGTTACTTTTGTATCTTATAGAAAAGAATTAGTAAACTTAATGGGTGCCGTTAATATGGGCGGTGCTAGAGTTTCTAATATTGCTGGAGAAAAACTTAGCAAAGCTGGCCAAAAAGCGAAATACATGGGTATGGCTGCAGCTGGTGGTGCAATTGGTGGTACTCTTGCGGGTATCAATGACGCTAGAGAATCTGGTAAACTTATGTCTAAAGATGATAAGATTGCTAAATACGGTAAGTACAAACGTTGGCTCAATCCTGGTAACTATGCTGATACTCTTAATAATGCAACAAAAGCTATGTCAGAAGGCTCAAAAGGTGCAGTACAAGGTTTACGTGCTGGTACAAGTATGGAACTTAAACGTGGTCGTGGACTTGTTGCGAATGCAGCTAGACAAGCGGGTCAAGTTGGTAATGAATTAGCACAACAACGTAAAGAAGCTGCTAGAGAAATTCGTGAAAACGAAGCAAGAGAACAAATGAATGAAAGCATGCGTAAAGGTTATGAACATATTGCTGAAGTACAAAGAAAAGACTTGCAAGAGCGAGAAGTAACAAACTCTAAACAAGCTGCTTCAGAAAACTTGAACATACCTAAACTTGCACAAGAATTGAATAGTGCTGGTTTGGCAAGAGCTGCTCAACAAATGACAGAGAAAAATGAAATGCTTAATAGTGCAGAATCTAAAGAAGATGTTATTAGAATTGAAGCAGATATTAAAGAACATAAACAAATTTCTACTGAGTTAATGACTGACATTAAGAAGAACGGTGGAGATGTGGTTTTAGGTACTGATAAATTTGCTGATAAGAAAGTAAGAGATTATGAAGATAGAGCACTAGCAGAAACACAAAGACTAATGGAAGTTTCAAAAGGTAAATCTTATGAAGCAGAAGTTAATCAACTAATCAATGAAAGATTAAATGAAATAACCTCTAAGGCAGAAAGCTTCACTGAAGATATGAGAATGATTGCTAGAGAAGATAAGGGTATAGATATTGAGAAAGTGACTGCTACAGTCAAAGACTTAGATAATCAATTCTCTAAAGATTATCAATCTATGCAACAAGAATTTGAATCTATTGTCAATGCTAATAAGGAAGTAACTAAACCTAAAGAAGTAAACAATTCCAAAGAGGATATTACTAAAGAAATCAACAAAGATGAATAAAAGAGAGCTTAAAAACTCTCTTTTATTTTTTTGAAAAAATTTTTAAATTTTATGCTGGTTAAGTTTTTATTTTGGAATAATATAACTATAAAGAAATGCAAATTGCGCAGTCTAAAATAACTATATAGAGAGGTAAAGAAATTATGCAAGCATTCGTAACTTTTGAAGCAGGTTTGGTTCGTAAAGGTGAATTACGCCAAGTAAATACAGCAAACGGTAGCACAAGTGTTATCAACCTTACAGTAGCACGTAACTACCAAAAGAAAGATGGTAATGATTGGGTAGATGATGGTACATATTACATTAACTGTACTGCATGGGGTAAAATTGCTGAAGCAATTGCTAACTCAGACATTCCTACTGGCTTCCGTCTTATTATTTCAGGTGTTTTAACATCAAGCTTAAAACCAGAATATACTGCAAAAAGTGGAGAAGTTATTCCAGAACATTATGAAGAAGAAGTTAGAGTAGATTCAATTGGTGTTGCTCTTGCATTTAACCAAACTGTTGTAGCAAGTCGTACAAAATCTGAAAATGGTGGAACTACTTCTACAGCTTCAGCAAAACAAACAGCTAAAGCAAGTACTGCAAAACAAACAACAACTACTACTCAATCAACTGATAATTCATCATTATTCGGTGATGATGATGATACTGGTGATGAAGATTTCGATTCACTATTCGGTGATTTGTAAAATCTTAAAAAGAAGCTTTAACCAAGCTTCTTTTTTTATACTTATTTTTAAACGATATATAAACTATCATTGAAAAAATAAGGAGATTATTGTATAATGAATTTAGACAATACAGATTATCAAAAAATGAAATCTAATCCCCCTAATCAAGAAGTTCCCGAAACTGCTCCTCAATCAAAAGGAATGATTGATAAAGCAATGGAAACTAATGAAAAGATTAAAGAAACTAGAGAGAATATAAATAGATTTAGACAACTTACCCAAAACACAATGAATGCTATTAGAACTACTGGGCAATTCATTGTTAAGATTGTAAGTTTTGTATTCTCACCACACGGCTTAATTGCAATTGGTGTGGTATTAGCATTGTGGTTAGTTTTCATGGGTTTTGCTGTTACGGGTTCTCAAACATTTGGTTCTGATTGCTATTCTTATCGTTACAGAGATGGTGTAGCAGAAGCTAAAGAAGGTGAATCAGGTACCAAATGTGAGAAATTAGGTGATGGTTCTAAAGAGGGCCGTCTTGGTAACGGTGGTTCTGCTGGCGGAGGTGGAAGTACTGTACCTGCAGGTGGTAAAATCGAAGCTATAGAACAAGTTCTATCACAACCCATTGATATGGATGGTGCTTATGGAGCTCAATGTTGGGATTTCGCAAATTGGTATGCACAAAAATTAGGTGCTCCAGGTATTTCTGGTGCTTCAGGTAGAGCTGGTTATATCGGTCATGAATTTCCATGGGATAGTTGGGGCTTTGATGTAATTAAAGACCCAGATGCTAGCGATTTGAAACCAGGTGACATTATTTGTTGGTACCCAGGTGGTTCCGTTGGGGCGTTTACTCTTGACAATGAATACGGTCATGTTGGAGTTATTGCAGAAGTAAAAGAAAACGGTGTAATCGAAACTTACGAACAAAATGCCGAAAAAGGACAAATTGTTGCTCGTTATACAAGACAATTTGTTAAAGGTAGTGTAAGTAGTGTAATTAGAAAGAAAGGTGCTTAAAATGAATTATAAACTTAAGATTATTTTAGGTGTTGTTGTCGCAGTATTTGTTCTAGTTGGTTCTGGTATTTATTATCAAATTAAACAAGAAGAAGCAAAACAAACATTAAATGGAACTAAGACAGCAGACGCTAAAAAGAAAGACAAAACTATTGTAGAAGATGATTCACAAAATCAAGAAGTTTTATTTGTAAAGAAATTTGCTAAAACATATATTGAAAGAGAATTTGAAGTTAAATATATTAACGAGCAAAAAGAAGAATTAACTTCTATGATGACCGAATCAGCATTATCATCAAGTCAAATCTTGAATACATTAGATAATTATAAGACTGAAGCAGAACTATGGGAAAAATCTAAAACTATTAACACTATGACTTCAGTTGACCGTTCTAATCGTGATGTAGATAAAATCGAACTAAGAAAAGACGGTAATAAATATTATGCTACTATTACTTATCATACAACAAACCCAATCACTAAGATTACTTCTGGTGATGAAATGAAAGCAGAAAATCTTATTAAAGGTTTAGTAATCACTGTTGATGATGGTAAAGTATCAAATGTAGTGGAGCATGGCTAATATGGCAGATAAAGTGATTAAATTAAAAACAGATGATGAGTTAGTATTGGAGCAATCAAACGATAGTATTTTAGAAAAAGCTCTTGACTATGCAGTTGTTGAACAAAAAGACGAAAACATTCTGGCTTATTCCGTAAGTGGCTTATATACTAATGAAAAAAATGAAAAATATAACTCACCAAGAAAATTAAATCAAAATCCACCTCAATTAAATATAAAAGATTCAAACGGAAATGAAGTTACTTTTAATTTAACTAAAGAATATACAAATAGTTTAATGAAAACTTTATCAGAAGTAAATCGTGCATATCATGGTTATAAATATGTTTCAGATAAAGATTTGAGAAAAGTAAGTTTCAAAGAAAGAATTAAAAATATTTTGGGCTATATGAAAAAACACCCTATAAAAAGTGTTATTGGATTACTGTTTATTCTTTTAGTTATCTTTGTTTTAGCAATTGGAACAAAAATTTAAAAAAGTTTAGTCAAAACCATTGACAAAGCACTTAAATTTGTTATAATGGATTCATAAATAAAAATATTACAGAAAGGCTCACGAAAGTGAGTAAGGTGAATCACCATGGCAAGTTCAGCAATTAAGGACTTTGAAAAAACAGAAAAAGGATTGAAAGTTACTTTCCAATCTGGCAAGTCATACTTGTACGAAGGAGTTCCCGCTAATGTCATTCTCGGCTTGGAACGAGCTGAGTCAAAAGGATGTTACTTCATGGCAGAAATCAAACCAAAATATACAGCAACAAAAATTGCTTAAAAAATACGCTATATAATATAACATAGAGTATTACAATAATAAACAGCCTATCAAGGCTGTTTTTGTTTACAACAGTGAAAGAAGAGGTGCGAATGGCGTTAAAAAAAGAACGTGAATTTGAATTAGGACTAATTATTAAAGATTATAGAGAATCGAGTGAAGAAGAGAAGAAAGAGAAATTCCCTAAAGCTTATGAAGCATTTCTTGAATTGTTTGAACACAATCAAAACTTTGCCTATAATTGGGCTCATAGATTTGTGAAGAAAACAAATTCATTTCATTATAATATAGATGATGCCTGCCAAGATGCTTTATTAGCTCTAATGACTGCAATTTGGAGATATGACCCGACAAAAGGTGCTCGTGTTACAACATTTTCAAATTTCTATATTTTTAAAGCATTAACCCATGAGGGCAATTTACAGCGTCATATTCAAATTAACGATGGCGTAGCAGGTAAATACTTGAAGATGAAAGAAGTAATTGATGAATATAACAAGTTGGAAAATCCTACTATGACGCAAAGAGAATATGTGCTAGAGAAAACTGGATTTAAATTAGATATGGTTATTGATTTAGAAAATCTATCACTTGTACCGAGTTCATTACAGCATGAGATAAAAGATGGAGATGGTGGACATAAAGTAAGATTGCAAGATACAATTGAAGATGAAAAAAATTCCGGTGCGAGATATTCTTCGGGCTTTACCGTAGAAACAGAAGGCTTGCTATCTATGTTACCTTATGAAGAACAACTTTTCATACGTTATCAATACGGTGATAATTCTCTAACTCAACCATTTGAAGAGTTTTTAGAGGAAAGAAATTTGACACAAAGGAAATTCACTAGACAAGCTAATCTTATTGTTAAGAAATTAAGAGATTTAGTTCAGAAAGAGGAGTTAGTATAATGCAGCCAAAACAATTACATTTATTTTTGAAAATTACTGACTTAAAAGATAAAGACAAATTCATTGACTATATGAAAAATAAATGTGCTTTGAACTCAGAACAAATTGCTGAGGAAAAAGAAGATGCTTTATTATTTCTTATTAAGCCAGATTATATTATGACTTCTAATGATGCTTTAAAATATGTTTCAGAATTAGATAAAATCTTTACTGAATTTTCTTATTTATATCCAAGAATTGAAGTGGTAGGAGAGGGAAATGAAAAAAGATAAAAATGAATTAAAAGCTGAATGGAAAAAAAGACCTTTAAAATTCAGAATTGAAGCAGTTATCCATGATGGTCAATGGTACACATTTGACAAATGGAAACGTGTAGCATTAGTAAAAGATGAAAATGATTTACTTGATTGGATTTATGAAAATCAAGACATTTTAATCAAGAAAGATGAATCATACCGTGTACCGTATGACGAAGTAATCAAATGGTATAAAGAACATGATTTACCATTAGACGAGCCACTTATTCCTAATAACTTTGCTCCACGATTATGGAGTGAACAAACAGAAGCGGAAGCATATTTAAATGCTCCAAGAAGATTGATTTCAGCTTTGCTTATTGAAGGCGAAGATAGTCAATTAGAAAAGAAATGTATTAGTATTTTAAATAAATACGCTAGAATTGTTTATCACAATAATAAACTATATGCTTATGGATTAAATGCTAATTATTTCAAAGATTTGTTAAAACGCCAACTTAGTGCTTCTGAATATGATAGATTGAAATTAAGATTAAGAAGTAGCTTCTATCGTAGAGATTTGCTAGATTTAACAGATGAATTTGTAGCAGAAACGTTGCTGTTCTATTATTCATTTGCTGTCTTAACATTGAAGCCACATGATAAAACAATCAATATTTATCTTCCTGAGCATGATGAAAAGAGAGCTCAAATTTATGAATGGATTCTTACAGCTATGCAGAAATTTGATGAAACTCAACCTATTCCATTCTCTGGTTATTTATCAAATGTACTTAGATTGTGGCCATATGACTTACCTGATAATGAATTAGGTAAACCTTTGTCTAAATTCCAACGTATTAGAGCAAAAGCTGAAGAAGAATTGAGTGTAGATAAAGAAACTAATGAGAAAAGAATTGTTCCAATTAGTGAAATTCAACAATATTTAAGTGATACTTACACTGAGGAACAATTCCGATTGTTAGAAGAACAACACCAACGTTGGTTGAGCACTAGAAATACTGATACTTTAGTATGGCAAGATACAAATGAAGATAAAGCTGGTATAAATGTTTTTAAAGATACAAACTTTGAAGATACCAAAAGAGCTCACAATATTACAAGAGCAATCTTACGCTCTTCAATCAAAGCAGAATGCCCTCAAGTGGCAATTAACTTAATTGAAGATTTAGGAAGTTTAGATTTTGATTTACAAAAAATGAAAGATTTACCTGTATTATTCAAAACTACATTAGTTGAGGAATTGCTTAACAATGAAGAACCAGAAGAAGATGAATAAAGAAGATTTTTTAAAAGAGTTCAAAAGAGAAAAGCTTGAACAATCAGAAAATCCAAAGAAGCAAAAAACAAAAATTAACTTTACTAATCCATTCAAAAAAAGTAAAGATAAAAAAACTAATAAAAAGAAAAGAACTTGGGTAAAAGTTTTAACCAATCTATTTCTATTAGCAATTATGTTGCTTTGTAGTTTTGCGATATTTGCTGTCAAAGGATTCAATATGGTTGCTGATAAAGAATATTTAGCTAGAGTTGAAGAATTACAAAAATTGTCAGAGAAATCAAATGGATTAACTAATCTTACTTCTGATTATATATTTATACAATTCTTTTCAAAGAACTCTAATACAATTATGCTTTTCTCTGTAATTCTCTTAATTGTAGTAACTCTATTGGTATTCATTTTAAATATAACTGTATTCAAAAGAAAGAGGTATAAAAAATGACTTTAATTTCCATACTAGTCTATACATTAGTTATTTTATTAGCAAGTGTTACGACTTCCATTTTAATTAAGTCAAAAATAAAAGGAAAGAAAGCTATTTTATCATACATTCTTGTTGGTTTAATTACTCTATTCTCATTATATTTGACTGTATTTAACTTTATGTTAAATAAACCTACTGAAAACAAAACAAATTCAGCTAATACAAAAGTAGAAAATGTTTTACCTAATAGAACAGATGAAACAAAAGAGAACTTCTCAAAAGAAGGTGCTCTAGAAGCGGCTACTAATATGTTGAAATCTTTCTATGCTGACCCATCAAACAAATTATCTATTGATGATAGAATTAAAGGTATAGATAAAGACAAGAAGCTTGATAGTTACATTTCAGATTCAGCAAAATCCTATTTGTATTTAAAGGATTTTATGGATAAAGAAGAAGGTTATACAACTTCAGCAATGGCTATCTTAGCAATTATTAAAAACTTAACTGAAATTGGAAATGAAAATCTTAATCCAGTAAGTAATGATACTCAGTATGTTTATTTAGATGAAACAACTAGAATTGCTCAAGTACCACTTGATTATTTTACAGGTGTTGGTGGAGCTGTATCTATGGAATTGGTTTATGTTGATGGGCAATGGAAATTATCTCCATACTCTTTATTACAATCAATTCAATTGGCAAATGCTAAAGCAACTCAAAATTCACAATAAAATAAAAAAAGAAAACAAGCCCTAAAGGCTTGTTTTTGTTTATGCTCAGACTAACTTTGATATGTGTTATATCGTCATATAGTGAAAGCTAAAACAGTTAAAACTGATTTTCGATAAATGTATCGACTCTTCAGTAAAACAGCTTAGAATCGCTTAAAATTAAACTTGCTAAAAAGGAATAATATAACTAACTATTAAAAATAAGGAGCAATACTCTTTTGATACTCAAGAAAGTTATTATTGAAAATATTAGGTCTCATAAATATTTAGAATTTGAACCAGCGTCAATTGGTGTTACTGCTATCTCTGGAGAAAACGGAGCAGGTAAATCAACCATTGTAGATGCTTTCTCATGGTCATTATTTGGAACGAGACTACATGGATTAAGAAATAAAAACTACATTAGAGAAGGTGTAGATGCAAAAGAAGAAACAGTACAAGTAACTTCCTATATTAGAGTTGGTAATACTGACTTTATGATTAGAAGAAAGATTACTTCAAATGAGGGTGCTTGTGAATGTAAAGTATTCTCATATAATGAGGAACTTGGGGATTGGGAATTTGAATCAGGCCCAGCAGTAACTCATGCTGAATCGTTTATTCGCTCTGTTTTAAACATTGATGAAAAGGGCTTCTTATCTTCTGTATTTATTCAACAAAAACAAGTAGACCAAATTGTATCTGCTTCTCCAACTGAACGAGGACAAGTTATTGAAAAACTAATCGGGGTTTCTGCAATTACAGAAAGTACAAAATTAGCTAGAGAAGAATCAAGAGCTTTACAAAGAGCTGCAGATATTATTCAACCTGGCTCTTTAGAAGATGAAAAAGCAAAGGTAGAAGAGTTTAAAGTATCAGTTAAAGATGCAAAAGATAAACTTGAAGAAGTAAAAACAACTTCTAAAACCCTTGAACAAGAACTTGTTGTTTTAAGAGCAACAGAAGAAGCAGAAACAGAATTACAAAATCACTTAGATAGTTTAAATACAAGTTTAGAAAATGTTAAAACAGATGATAATTACTTAAAAGATAATTTAAAAAATTATACAAAAATTCTAAAAGATAATTCTGAAATTTCTATTGATTACAAAATGAAAGAAATCATAGAAGAAGAGTTAAGTGAGTCTTTAGAAAAAGAAAAAGACATACAAACAGAGCTTAATAATATTAACATTCAAATTGCTAGATTCACTGAATTATTTGAAGAAACTTTAAATTATGAAGAAATTAAAGAAGCTTATACCGAAGTATCGAATTATTACAATGATATGTTAGGTAAAAAATCTGAATTAGATGAAGCTTTAATGGGATTAAAAGTAAAAGTTAAATCTGTTAAAAAACATTTAGAATTACTTAAGAGTGGAGCAGCTGAATGTCCAGTATGTGGTCACCCAATTTTAAATCCTAAAGAAGAGCTGAAAAAACATACTGAGGAACAAGAACAAAATAAAACAGAGTTTAAGAAGCTTAAAGAAGAATTAGAAATCTTAGAAAAAGACATTTCTGAAGCAACTCAAGAAAAGTCTTATTATGAAAGTCAATTACAAAAAGCAACTGAACAAGCTAATTCTGAAAAAGACTTCAAAAAAGCTAAAAGAGATAAAAAGACTAAAGAAGCAGAATTAAAATCTATTCAATTAGTAATTGCTAAGAATAGAGAACAATTAGCAGAAATCAATGCTAGCGAGAAACATAAAGACTTAATTGAAACTGCAAGACAACAAGTTACATTAAGCGAAGAAAGATTAAAAGAAAATAAAAAAGAAAAAGCTCGCCTAGAAAAAGAAATCTCTGCTCTTAATGTTTTACCTAAATCAACTTATAGAGTACTTCTTAAAAATCTAAAAGATAAAGAAGAATTATTAGTTAAAACGAATATTCAAAAAGCATCACTTGAAGGTGAATTAAAACTTATTGTAGAAAAAGCTAGACAAGCCGTTTCTGATTATAAGAGATGTAAAGAAGCAAGTGAAAACTATGAAAAACTTCATAATCAAATAACAATTATGAATCTTACTAATCAAAGTTTGATTAAATTCAAAGAGCAACGTATTAAAAATTCAATACCAGAATTAACAGACATTGCTTCAGAAATTCTTGCAAGATTTACTGATAATAAATTTACTCAATTGATTCTTACAGATAAATTTGAAACATTCGTAATAACAGAAAATAATGTTAAAAGACCAGTATCACAATTGTCTGGTGGAGAGTTGTCAGCAGCTGCAATTGCTTTAAGATTAGCAATAGCTTTATTCTTAAATAATGGTCAACAACACTTGCTTATCTTAGATGAAGTTCTAACTGCAATGAGTAGTGACCGCTCTCAATTGATTTTAGAAACTATCACTTCATTAACAAATGCACAAATTATTTTAATTGCTCATAATGATGGTATTAACTCATTTGCGGACAAAGTAGTACATTTGTAAAAATAACGATATAAAAGGAGTAACAAATGAAAGGTTTATTTAAGACTGAGGGAGCAACCACTAAAAAAAGACATCGTAACAATGTAAGAATTTCTTTTGACAATGCTGATAAAGCAAAATTGTTACACATATTCAAAGAAGTATCAGAATATTACCTTACTAGAGCTCATACAACTATTGATAGCGATATTGAGCAAGAAATTTTTCAAAATTCAATAGATGCTTTTAATTTTTACTTATCAGAAATTACTACAAATCCTAAACCATCTGTACAAGATGATAAAGTTTTTGAAGTGATTCTAAAAAATGAAGGTAAAAATAAAGTCAAGATTAAATATAATGCACTTCATGCTAAAGAAACATTTGATAACAATGCTGATTTAGCAAGTAATATTAAGAACATTTTATTTGAAGATTATGCCACTTCTGTAAAATATTCTACTATTGGATATATTCAAATAAATACTAGGAACAATTAAAGGAGAAATAATGGTTTTAGAAATTAAACAAGTAAAAAAAGACCAAGCTAAAAAGAAACCTGAAATCATTAAAGAAATTTCAGAAGTTACAGGTTATACACAAGTTGAGGTCAAAGATATTTTAAGAGCTTTTGTTGCTATTCAACAAAGAGAGTTAATTCTAACTGGAGCATGGAACTTCCCTGGTATGCCTTATGTTGAAAGACACGTTAAGAAAAGCATGAAAAGAAAGTTGCCAGACTCTGACACAATTGTAGAATATCCAGCAACATGCTACTTAAAAGCAGGTATTCCGCCACTAATTAGAAATCTTCATAAAAGCGCTTTTAGAGAAATCAACAATCAATTAAATGGTGTTACTAAAGAAGATTGGTACAAAAATAGAATTGTAGAAGAAGATTAAAGAGCAGCCTTAGAGCTGCTTTTCGTTTTGATATAACTACTATTATAACAGTTATAAAGGAGAGTAATTAAATGAAGAGCAAAATAGCTCAATTTAACAAGTATTTACTTGTATTCTTTTCTCTTTTATGCTTCTTGGGCTCAATTTCATCTATCACCCAAGTTAATTTTGCTGATTCATCAAAAGATAAACAAAAAATCATAGATGAAGCAAATAGCTTTGATGGTGGAAATGAAGATGGCTTTTTTGCTAAAACTAATGGATTAAAAGGAAAATTCACTAGAGAAGAAACTATGAGTAATTTGTATAAGTATATGTTTATGAAAGGTAATTATATACAAGAAGTTACAAATGGAGTATTAGGAAGCAAAGACGAAGGAGTGGACCATAGTGTAGTTAAGAAAAGAGGCGACACAAAGACTGTTTGTTATTTTGATAAACAGCCACAAAATGCTTTAAACCACAATTGTGATATACCCACTTTTGCTTCTCAATTAGGGCAAGTTACTTATGCTTTAATGAACTCTCAAGGTGTATTGGGTGCAGAAGTTACTTCCGCTAAATCTGAATTAGGTGTACCTGCAGGTTTACCCGGTGGCTCTGTACCAGTATTTGCAAATGAAAGAATATATAAATATACGGGCTTAGAACTATTCGGATATAACTTGCATTATACTACTTATGTAGGTGAATGGGATAATGTTGTACCACAAACACAAGCTAGATTGATGTCAAACTTTGGTTTCTGGTCTAAAGCAAGATTAGGTGCTACTTCTGTATTTAATGGAGTAAGAGGTGCTATCAATGCAGCTGTTACTAAATTTGATTGGAACCCAATTAAATATATTGGTAATATTATTGATGGTGGTGCAAGTAGTGTCTTATGGACTATTGTTGACACTTCTGACTTGAACATTGTTGCTACTCACGCATGGAGCAGACCAGATTACAGTGCAACGGTGTACAATGCTTATTACATGAGCAGTAAAGAAGTTCATCAAAAAGGACAAGCTTGGCTTCTGTCAAAATTTGAGGAAGAATTTGCTAAATTATCTTCACCAAATCCAGCAGTACAACAAATGCTTGATTTAAGTATTCGCTCATATAAATTCCCTAAATTCCAATACAAACGAAATGTAGAGAGCGAAGAAAGTAAAGCTGCTCGTAAAGAAGCTGAAAAGGCAAAAACAACAATTCCCGATAGAGTTTATGAAACGGGCGCAGACCAATTCAAACAATGGAAAGATACTAATTCAGCATTTTTAGAATCTGCAAAAAGTGTTGGTATTGATTGTTCTGATAGAGAGCTTTATAGTGATTTTATTACTTGTTATGACGAAGCTTGGAATAAATATGCTAGTAAAGTTGTACAAGAAAATAAAGATGATGTAAATAAAGCTTTCACTGCTATTGCAGAAAACTATCTTAAAAAAGACCCACACTTTGACCCATCACGTTCAATCTCACATTATGTTTGTGCTGATGAAAATGGTGACCCAGTTGGACAAAGTATGGCTGAATGGAAATACGCTTTTACTGATGAAAATTCAGAAGATGCAGAGCATTTGGGTGATTGTGGAAAACTTCGTCCATCTATTAAGGGCGCTTTATATGGAAATGGTGAGGGTGATTATTCTGACACAAGATATAAACACTTTATCACAAAAGGTCAAGTTGCAAAATCTAATGGCACAATTAGTGTTTTTGGTGGATTCTTTAATTTCATTGCAGTAACAGCCGCTAAAATCACAAATTCTATGTTAACTCTATCATTCTCAAATATTCTAAAAGAACTAGGAATTAGTAGTATGATTGCTAAAACAGTTGAAATCTTTAGAGATAGTATTTTCTATCCTTTATCAACAATTGGTATAGCAATAAGTGCTTTTTGGATTCTTGTTTCATGTTTTAGAATGGGATTTGGTAGACAAGCATTTTCTCTATTATTACTTCTTGTGATTACATTCGGTGTTGGTGTTGCTCTATTAGCTAAACCAGAACAAACAACTCAATTAGTAGAAGAATTGCCAAGTAAGATTGATAACTTCTTAATCAATGTTATTACAGTTAAAGAAGATGATAAAGCTACTCAATTATGTAGTGCAACAGGTGGAGACCATACTGGTGTAAGAAAAATGCAATGTCAAGTATGGAAGATGAGTATATTTGACCCTTGGGTTTACGGACAATGGGGAACTTCTTATACTAACTTAGAATCATCTAAATTTAGTAATACAAATCAAAGTTTAGTTGGTGATGCACCTGTTAATATGGGCGGCGGAAGCATCATTAACAACTGGGCATTGTATCAATTAGATGTAACTAAATCTGGTACTATTACAAATACAAATCCTAAAGAAACTGACAACACTATCAATAGAAACATTTATCGTATTGTAGATTTACAAGCAGGGCCAAATAATGGTAAGGAATCTGATTCAACTTATTTAACAACATGGTCAGGTGCTGGATTAAATAGAGATAGTTATCAATTTAGAGGCGCTATTGTTTCTATTTGTCTTACTTTCTTATTAGGTGGATTAGCAATAGCAAAAATTGAATATACTTTATTGATTGCTATTCAAGTATTCATCTTACCAATTCAATTAGCATTAAGTTTATTCCCTGGTGGAAATGTAAGATTTAAAAATTATATTGAAAACCTATTGAACTTATTCTTTAAACGCTTCTTAATAGTTCTTGTTATGTCATTGGCTTTACTAATGTTAACAGCTATTGATTCAGGTTTGGATAACTATAACACTGTTTTCTTTGGAGTAGTTATTGTAGCTGTTGCTATTAAGATGTATTGGAAAGAAATAATAAATCTATTTAGTATGACAACTAATAATGCTGGTTCATTTATGAGCGGTGGAATTAGAGAACAACTTAAAATGAGTAATATGCCCAAATTCTTACAACGTAGATTACCAAGATACACAACTGGAGTTAAAGATAGTATTGCAGGCGGTGTTGGTGGTGCCATTGCTGGAATTGGAGCTAAAATTGCTGACGAATCTAAAGGAATTTCAAAAGGAAGTCTGTTATCTTATGTAACAGAAGGTACTAAGAAAGGTTCTGGTTATGCAAGCCGTAGATTTAATATGATGAATGAAAATCGTCAAAGAAAAATGGGTTATAGTGCTTATGACACATTAGGACAAATAAGAGAATCTGTTGCTCAAAAACAACGTGATTCATTCAATAGTGAAACTTCTACAATCGCAAACAACTGGAAGAACATGGAAGCTGTTTTAAGAAATGAAATTGTTGAACATGAAGCTAAGAAAACTCATGAAGATTTCTTAATCAATAAGAAAACTGAACAATTAGAAAAACTTAAAGTTAAAGCAACATTAACTCCTAATGAAGAAGCAGAGATTATCCATTTAGAAAAAGAATTAGAACAACATTATGCTAATAAAGAAGATTTATTCTTTAGAGATACTAATATTGAAGCTGCAACTGAATTGCTAGAAAGAGCTAAAGCAAGTAATTATAAATTTGACAATAACAAAGTTAATGGTAATTTCTTAGCTATGCAACCTGGTCAAAGAGAAATTAGAATTGATGAAAAAGGTCATAGACACTCTGAAATTCTAACAACTGAAGAAGCAGTAGAAAGATTCATTGATACAGCACCTGTCAATATGAGAATGATTAAAGCTGATGATGAAAAAGCACTTCAACAATCTTTAATCAAAGAAGCTAAAGATAAAGCTACTGAAGCAGTCAATAATGTTAAAGATAAATTCACTACTAATATAGATGAATTTAAAGATAAGACTGGACTAAACTTCAATGATGAAATTATTTATGAAGAAGCATTTTGGACTAAACCTTATACTGAAGCAGAAGATGGAAGTAGGACTTATGGACAAAGTGAAGCTGAGAAATATATTTCAGAATTTGATGAAACAGCACCAGAATTGGCAACAGCATTTAGACAATTAGCTGCATTAGCAAAACAATCATCAAATGGCATAATAAAAGAAAAGAAAAAAGATAAAAGTATTTACAAAAAATCAAAACGGCAAACTCTAAAAGATAGATTTAAAAAATCAAAAGAAAAGAACGAAATTTCACAAATGAAAGATTTAATAAAAGAATCTGTCTTAAAAGACTCAGAAACAAAACCTTTAAATAAGAGAGGAAGCACAACTAAAAAGGATTCAGATTTTGACGATATGAGCAATAAAGAATTTGAAAATCCTTTTGAAGATTAAATAAGAGCAAGGAGAAGTCTTAAATGCAAAAAATAAAATACATTCTATTGACAGCATTGAGCACTCTTATGCTCTTTGCTTCAACTCAAAACGTAGTTCAAAATTCTAGTGCAGACTTTAATCCAGTTTCTTGGATTGTCTGCCGTTTTGACTCTACAAAAATGCTATATAAAGCTGCAACTACTGATTGGATTCCATATATGGTTAGGTCAAAAACATCATTAGCAAGTACTAGAACAAATGGTGAAGATTCTAACAATATTATAATGAGTATGGCTGGATTCAAATTCGGTGGAAAACAAACAAATTCACCTAATATATTCCAAAAAGTAGGATTGTCAGGTATTGAATACAGTTCTTACTTGGGGGAATGGAAATACTATGACATTGACCCATGTGAAGAAAACTCTAAATCAAAAGCTTCTGACTATGGAGAATATTATAAAGATAGAAAAGACCCACAATCAACTTATGGAGAAGTTAATACTTCAAGAGACCCTAGAACAAAACAATTTGCTCAAGGATTCTTCAGTGCATGGTGGGCTGCTATTAAACTATCTGTTAATAATTTCTTCTTAGGAATTTCTAAATTTATCTCAGCTATTACTATTACATTGTTTGGACTAGCATTTACTGATGTGAGTGATTTATTAGGATTAACTCAAGATTTTCAAGAGGGTATGTTCCAAAAATTATACTCTAATTTATTCATGCCACTTGTTACCCTTGTATTCCTATTAACAGCTATGTATATTCTATACTATGGAATTATTAAGAGAGAATATAGAACTTCATTGATAGGTGGGTTAGTAAAACCATTGCTTGCATTTTCTACTGCTGTTATCTTTGCTGCTAATATTACTTGGATTACTATTCCAAATAAATTAGCAACATTAGGAACGAGTTTAGTAACTTCTGCATTAGTAAGTAATGTTAAATCATCTACTAGTGATTTATGTGACACTTCAACTGGAGCAGAATTAGACATTACATCAAGCAAATTCTTAGATGAAGCAAATGAGAGAATGAAGAATATAATTGCTTGTAATATGTATGTAGAGTTTGTCTTTAAACCTTGGACGAGAGGACAATTCGGTACAGATTATGACCAATTAGATGCCATTCAATTACAAAACATTAACAAGAGTTGGGTAGGAGAACCTAATGTTGTATTAGGTGACAAAAAGATTGCGAACTGGGCTCTATTCCAAGTTGATTTACAATCTGGTTACCATGCTCCAATTGACGAAATTGACTCACCACTTGTAGGTGGAGTCGATAAAGACTGGTACCGAATTGTAGATGCACTTTCTAACTATGATGAAATTGTTAAGTCATTTGGCTCATCAAGTTCAGGCGGAAGTGGCGGCCCAGATGGTGATTTAGGTGGAAGCTCAGGTGGAGTGGAAATCAAAACAAATCCCGACCACTGGTCAACTGGTGACCCATATACACACGATTTATTTACAAAACGTGACGGTATTACAGAAGAACAAATTGACGGATATTTAGCAAAAAGTGGTATTCCATTTGATAAAAGTCGTGTAAATGGTAAAAACTTCCTTGCATGGCAAAAAGCGTCTGGTGTTGACGTGAGAGCTCTTATTGCGATTGCATTATGGGAAAGTAGTTATGGTACTGCTGGAGTTGCTATAAGTGGTAATATGTGGAACTATGCGGCCTTTGACTCCGACCCTGGCGCTTCGTTGGCATTTAATGATAGTATAGCTATTGTTAAAATGGCAAATGAAACTCTTATCAATAACAAAAACAGAAATTTTAAACGCCAAGATGATAAAGCTTTAGCTAATGCAAATGGAACTCTTAGACCTGAAGATGGTGGGGTATACTTTACTGATACATCAGGTCATGGAAAGAAAAGAGCAGAAACTATGGCTGAAATTGATGCCTATATTGATGCACACGGCGGAGCGGCTGATAAAGCAACAAACACCGAACCAGGTACTGGACAAATTGCAGATTCAGATATAGCAGGTTCATTAAGTGGTGGAAGTTCAAGTGGAAGTGGTAAGATTTATGAACAAATCAACTCTAAACCATTAGATGAATGGAGTTATTGGACTGGTAATAAGAGTGGAGAAAGATTTAATCAAACATTTATTTCAATGTTCTTAACAATTGTAGGAAGTATTCTTCCTTTACTATTCGCTCTATTATGTACTATTTATGGATTAGGAATTACAATTCTTACTATTGTTGCACCTATATTCTTACTCCTTGGATGTTGGGGTGGTAAAGGCCAATCAATACTTAGACAGTATTTTGGAACTGTATTATCAACAATGCTCAAGAAAGTAATAGCAAGCTTCTTACTTGTGATTAGTGTTATCATTAACACAAATCTTATAGCTATGATTAACTCAGTTGGATTGATACAATCACTTGTCTTTACAATGATTATTTCATATGTACTATTCAAAAATAGAGCTACTATCATTGATAGATTCAGTCAAACAAGTTTAGGACAAATGAACTTATCTGGTTTCAGCAAGGGTGTTAATGTATTTAAATCTGCTGGTAAATTGGCTTTAGGACTTGGTGCTTCTGCGGCTACAGGTGGTATTGAAGCTAAGAAAATTGGTGGACAATTCTCTAGCGGTATGTCGTCTGGTGTTTCTACTTTCATCAAAAACAAAGCATATACTACTCAATTTGGACGTAATACTATGCAAGGTTATGCTGGAATTTCAGAAAAACATACTAAGCATATTTGCGTAAATTGTGGTAGAGAAATTGGATTTGGTGACATTGGTTATCGAGATGATGTAGGTAATTATTACTGTTCTGAATGTGCTTCAGTAGAGGGCTACGAAAAATTCTCTGAAATCATTATTGAAGAAGAAAATAACTCAAATCGTAATTACCAAGAAGAAGTTACAATTGTTAGAACAGAAACTACAAAAGACGGCCAAAAAATGGATTTTGCAGAGCAATTCCATCAACCAACATACAAAGACATGAGAACGGTCATGAAAGTTACAACTAATGACTGGGATAGAGAAGAAACTGAACGTGTAATTAAAAATTCTCTTGCAGCTTATAAAGCTCAATTATTCCAAGATACAAATTCACCATCAAACTATATGTTAAGTACTAAGAAAGGTGAAAAACCAAAACAAGTAATTTTCAAAGATATTCCATTACCTGACCCAATTAGAGCTAAGATTTTAGGTTCAAATGCTTCACAATTGATAGCTCAAGGGCGTAATAGAGAGTTCTATGACTTAGTAGAAAATGCTTGGAAGGATTGGTATGTTGACACTAATAATTCAAGAATTAAGACAAACAAAATCAAGAAAGAAGATTTAACAATGTTTGATTATGATAATATTGACATATCTGGTGTTAAATTCAACTTTGATAAAGGAGATACTTCTGATGAACTTGATTTAGAACAATAAAAAGAAAGCAAATTTTGCTTTCTTTTTTGCTTTTTAAGTGGAAATTTTGGAATAATATAACTATAAAACAAAATCACAATTGATTTTAGAAAATATTATTTTAGGAAGGTAAAAATGGCAGCTAAAAAAGAAACTAAAACAAATAACATTGTAGAAACTGAAGCAGTTACACAACCACTAAACAATACCAAAAAAGAAGCTTTCTTGAAAGCACTTGCTGATGTTTCATCAATGAAAAATGTTGGCCAAATCGCTTTACTAACTGACATGAGAGAAGAAAATGTTGCTAAAACTTCATCAGGTAGTATTGTATTGGATAGCATCTTAGGTGGTGGCATTCCTAAAGGCCGTATCATTGAAATTTACGGACCAGAAGGTTCTGGTAAAACATCTATTGCTCTTACAGCTTTAGGAAATGTACAAAAAGAAGGTGGTACTGGAGTATTCCTTGATGTTGAACAAGCTTTTGACCCTAATTATGCTAAAGCATTAGGTGTTAAAATTGATGAATTGGGATTCTCACAGCCATCTGTTGCTGAAGAAGTTTTAACAATGATTCTTAAATTGATTGAAACTGGAACAGTTGACATTATCGTATTGGACTCTGTTGCAGCTATGACGCCAAAAGCAGAATTGGAAGCAGATTTAGAAAAAGCTTCTATGGCAACCCTTGCTCGTGTTATGAGTAAAGCAATGAAACGTATCGCTCAAAAAGCTAATAAATTTAACTGTACAGTAATCTTCATTAACCAAATTCGTGATAATGTTGGGGATATGTGGGGCCCTAAAACTTCAACACCTGGTGGTAAAGCTCTTAAATTTACAGCTTCTCAACGTATCGAAGTTAAGAAAGTTCGTTTAGTTACAGAGGGTGACAACACGATTGGTACTGAAGTTAGATTGAAATGTATCAAGAATAAAGTTGCAGCTCCTTATGGAGAAGGCTTGACAGTTCTTACTTTCGCAAAAGGTATTAACCGTGCAGCTGAATGTATGGTTGTTGGAGAAGATTTAGGAGTACTAATCAAGAACGGTCGTACTTATACATTTGAAACACTTGATAATATTGATGTTTCAGGTTATAACTCTACAGTAGAACAAGAGGGTGACCCAGAAAATGGTGTGCCAACAATTATTAAAATTGCTACTTCAAAAGCTGGATTATTAGAAGAATTGGAACAAAACGAAAAACTTCTTTCAGCAATCAATAAACAAATTGAAGAAGTAATTAAATCTAATATTATTAACGGAAAGAATGCTGAATAATGAAAAAATTTAAAATGATTAAAGTTGCTATGGTGGCTGCAGTGGTATTATTATTTGCTACTGCTTGCACCAACAACTCAAAAACAGAAAATAATACAAATTCAAATACTGAACAAACAACTAAAGAAAATCAATACATTGCTAATGCTTCATTCTATTTAGGAAAAGATGGTAAAGCAATTCAAGAAAAAGACATTGATAAAAATGCTGTTGTTGTAAATTGGTATGTTGACCCATATTGTCCAGCTTGTGTACAATTAGAAGAATTAACTAAAGATACTATCAAAGAATACATTAACAACAAGAATGTGGTCATTAAGTATAACATTTTGAGTTTCTTGTCTGCAAGAACAGTTGATGATTATTCAAATAGAGCAGCTAGTTGGATTTTAGGAGTAATCAGTGAAAGACCAGATTTAGCTTATGATTATTTTACTAGCGTATTATCTGTGAATTTCCACCCAAATGGAAAAGCAAAGGAAGATAGTGCTTTCAAGGATTTATTTATTAAATTAGGTGGAAAAGAAGAAGAGTGGAAAGTAATTGAAAGAAAACAAAAAGATTTAATTGAAGAAGTCAAAGCTAATACAATTAGAGTTTTCAATGATAATGAATTGGCTAAAAAATCACCAACAGGTAAATTATTTACTCCATTCATTGTAGTTGGCGATTCTGAAAAAGCTATTGATTTTCAACATGGCGACAATCCAATTGATGAAATTAAGAAAGCAATTGATTCAAAATTAAAATAAACTAAAAGATAAGCATTTTTGCTTATCTTTTTATTTTCTCAAACTGATTTTAATATGCGTTATATCGTCACTAGTGAAGCGCTAAAACAGTCAAAACTAATTTTCGATAAATGTATCGACTTTAAATAAAAACAGCTCAGAAACGCTTATTTTTCGAGTTGTTACCTTGAAAAAATAGAATAATAGAAATAACTAAAAATAAAAGGGGTTTATATAGTGACTAACAAATTTAACTATGAAGAAATACAAAAATTGTTAATTTCTAGTTTGTTCAATCAACAACATAAAATCACAGAAGCTGGAACAATAATTGACCCTAAATTCTTTAAAAATGAAAATTATAGAGAAATATATATTGCTCTGCAAGATTTGTATGGTAAATCAGAGGCTGAAGAAATTTCTGAGGTGGAATTATATTCTAATTTAATTGATAAAGGACTTAAGCCAGACACACAATTTATTGTATCATTAAGTAATGCAGATACTTCTCAATCTCCATTAGCTTTAGCTGAATTGCTTAAGAAAAAATATGTGCAATCTGAAACAAAAGAATTGCTAACTAAACAATTAAAAGAATTAGACGAAAACCCAGATGTATTATCAGTGATTTCTGAAAGTGAAGAGAAATTAGCTAATCTTGCTTCAGACATTATACCTAAAACAAAAGTTGATTTTGCTGAAACAGTAAATGAAGTAGTAGAAAAAGCTTCATCAGAAAATGAAGTTGATTTAGATGTAGTTCCACTTTTCAATCAACAAATGAATAAAGTATTAAATGGTGGTTGGCAAAAAGGGAGCTTAAATACAATTGGTGCTCGTACAGGTGTTGGTAAAACTGTATTTGCTATCAATTCAGCTGAAGCTGCTTGTGCAGCTGGAAAAACTGTTTTATTTTTTTCTTTGGAAATGACTCGAACAGAACTTGCTGAACGTATGCTTTCTTCAGTATCTGGTGTTGCATCTTACAAGCTAAAACCAGGTTCTCATAGAACACCGTCAGAAAACGAACGAATTGCTCAAGCAACAGAAACAATGGCAAATTTCTCTTTAGTTGTTGAAGATGATTCGGATATTACAATTGATTATATTAGGTCAAAAGCAAAGGCACAAGCTGCTTCTCCAGAGGGGCTAGATTTAATTATTGTTGATTACTTACAATTGATTAACCCAGGTACTAATAGAAGTCATGCCAATCGTGAACAACAAGTAGCTGCTATGTCCCGTGGATTGAAAGTCCTTGCTAAAGACTTACAAGTTCCAATTATGATTTTAGTACAATTGAATCGTGAGTCAAAAGATGAAGATGAAAATAGATTACCATCTAAAGCGGATATTCGTGAATCTGCTGGTATTGCGGCTGACTCAAACGTAGTATTGATTATTCATAGAAAATATAGAGATGAATCGCCTGACCCTAAAGCTTTATTTATTATTGATAAGAACAGAGGCGGACAAGCTGATAAGAAATTCCAAGTAAGATGTGTACTTGAAAAATCTATGTTTGTTGATGTTGAACCAGAGGATGATGAAGTTGAAGTTACAAGAAATGACTTAACTAATTTAGACGAAGAAGATACTAACATTCTTGATAATTCATTTATAGACACTGTTGCTGATAATGATGATGAATTTGATTCTTTATTTGAGGAGTTATAAAATGGCTAAAAAATTATTTGATGAACTTAAAATAGAGAAAAAAGAAAAATCAAAAGAATTTATTGGCTACCTAATGAAAAGTGGTTTAATAAATGATGTGGAAGAATATATAAAAGAAGTTTATACAGACCAAGCATTAAAACTTAAACTCAATCCTTTTGAATTTTTTAATCATAAAGTAAAAACATTACATGAAAAGTATGTAACATTGCTTAATTATGATGAAGAAGAATTTGAGCAAATCATTATACTACATGCTTATTTTAACTTGAATTTAACAGAAAAATCATTTTTAGAAATTTGGAACAAATACCAACAAGGTGAGTATAATGACTTACTAGAAGAATATGAAGAAGATTTTGAGAATGATTTAGATTGGGGGGATTAAATGCCAGAATATAATCATAATAAAACCAATTCTGACTCTTATAAAGAATATTTAAAGAATAAACAATCCTTAAATGCTCAATCCAAAACAGAAGTCAAAATTGCTAGAATTAAAGAAAATATTGAAACTTGGGAAAGAGATTATACTAAAGTTAAAAATATTAAATTAGACAAAGACTTTGTTAAAGAAATACAAAGTGCTTATCCCATTAGAGCTGCTTTGTTATATTCCAATCCTAAAGAAAATCTAACTTATGCTTATACTATTGCTAAATCATGTATTGCTCTAGGATTGAAGCCTTCATCAGTGTGTATTACTAATTTGAATGAATGTTACTCTACAATTAGAGGTTTTGGTGACCAAGCAAAAATTAAAAACAAAATTTTCAATGAGGAAACAAAACTTTTAATCATTGAGCAAGTTAGACCTAATAGACCAACAGATGTACAAGATAATATTACATCATTTATGAATGAATTAAGTTCTGCTCTTTTAACAAGAGATAACTTAGGAATTATCTTTGTTGGTGAAAGTGTTGACTCAGTAAATTTTGCAAGTAAAAAAACAAATCCTAATTGGAGCACATTAGAGAATACTAATATTGAGATTTACAAAGATACAAAAGCTCAACAATCAAATACTCAGAAAAAAGTCGTAAAAAGATTAAAATTAAAGCCAAAAAAAGAATAATATAATTAACAATAACTTTTTAAAGAAATGAGGTAGTATAATGAATACTATTAAAACAGCTGTAATTCTTGCTGGCGGACGAGGTACTAGATTAAGTGAGCAAACTCATAAAATTCCTAAGCCGCTTGTAGAATTACATAACAAACCAATCATTTTGCACATTATGGAGAAACTCGCTAAAGACGGTATTGAAAAGTTTTATATTTTGGGCGGTTACAAAATCGAAGAAATTTATAAATACTTTTTAAGTAATATTAACATTTCAAACAATAAATTGATTTTCTCAAACGCTTTGTCAGGCTTGGAAATGACAAATAATTTGTCATTCTTGAAAGATATTGAAGTTCAAATCTTAGATACAGGTTTAGACTCTGGTACTGCCCAACGTTTGTATCAATTGAAAGATGAATTGAAAGAGCCGTTCTTAATGACTTATGGAGATAGCATTAGTAATGTTGATACTTCAGCTATTGAAAAATTACTTTTAGAAAATGACGAAACTATTATTTCTCTATGTGCTGTACCTAAAAAAGAACGCTTTGGATTACTTACTATTGAAAACGATTCAGAAGTAACAGCATTCAAAGAAAAAAGCAATGACTCAAAAGAATTTGTAAATGGTGGGTATATTTGTATGAAACCTGAAATTTTCAACTTCTTTACTGAAAAAGATTATGACTTCTCTCATGATGTATTAGAAAAGCCAGAATTGATTGGTCATTTAAGAGCTCATATTCATAATGGATTTTGGAAAGCTATTGATTCACAAAGAGATTTAGAAGAAGCAGAAGATTTACTAAAGGAGAATTAAACAAGTGGAATTTACAGTAAATACTATTCAATTTGCTAATGTAGCAAAAGTCGTTATTAAAGGTCTTGACATGAAAGATGAAGTAAGTCAAGCATTACTTAAACTAGATGGGGATAAATTGATTATCCAATGTACTTCTCAAACAACATTCTTTAAAGGAGAGATTCCCGTATCTCATGTTAATAAAGAAACTAATGAAGTTACAGAATGGGCTGTTGATGGTAAACAATTAACAACAATTTTATCAATTTTACCAAGTTTCCCTATGGATGCCAAATTCACAATGTCCTCAAGCAATCGCCAATTTAACATTACTACTCGAAATGGTAAATTTAAATTACCAGTTAATGACCATGTAATTGAGTATAATATGGAAGATGTTACAATTCTTTCTGAAATTGACTCAACAGAATTTATGAAAAACTTTACACGAGCAAGCAAGTTCCTTGACTCTGAACCGCTATCAACAGCGTCAGCAACTTCATGTTTACACTTAATCTTTGATGATAAGATTAAAATGGTTGGTACTAATGGATTTTCACTTGTTGAAATCGCAGTGGAACATGATTTGAAAGTTGACTCTGATGATACACCAATTGTATTGTTACGCTCTAATCAATTGAATCTATTAGCTAATGCTTTTGAAGCTAATACAACACTTACATTGATTGAATCTAATAACTTGTTTGGATATAAAGATAGCAACAATATTATTGCCCTTGTTTCTAAAGCAGATATTAACCCTCTTGCTTATGAAATCTTAAAAACTCGTGTATCAGATGAGCAAACAATTACCTTTGATACTAACTCATTAAGATTTGCTACTAATTCAATGTTTAAACTTTGTCCTACTTCTGACTTAATTCATTATGTAATCAATGATGATACAATGGCTGTAAATGATAATGAAGATGATATGAAGCTTACTGTTATTGACAAATCTGCTGATGATATTACATTGACTTTCTCTAAAATCTCATTATTGCCAGTATTTAATGTTTTAGAGGAAAATGTACAATTGACTTGGGCTGAAGATACACCAGAAATTGTTAAATTCAATGTACTTAAAGAAGATGGCACTGTAGATGAAAATGTTTTCATTGGTGTTACTCTTTATGATGAAGAAGATTGATGATTAACTATATAGAAGTGTGGGGACTTTCGTGCCTTACACTTTTTATAGCATTTCTGATAAACATTCTAACTGGCAAAAGAATATATAAAGAGATTTTTTCAGAAAAAAAAGATATTATTAAACATATATTGATTACTTTTATTAGTACTTTGATTATCTCTTGCTTAATTCTAAAGCTACTTCTCTATTTCAATATTGAAGAACGAATTAACTATATAATCATTTTGAATGCTGGAATATCTGTAAGTTTATATTCTGCAATAGAAATACTATTTACAGACTTAAAAACTTACAAAGCAAATCGTTGGTTACTTAGATACAATACTTTATTATTGTTATTGTTTAATATAATAATTAACTTTGATAAGGAATTGATACTTTTATTTGTAACAGGTGTAATTATTTTTGCTTTAACATTCAAGTTTGAAGATATAGGTATGTCTGATTGGAGAGCTATGTACATTGGATATTTATTGTTTTCACTTGTAAATATTTATCATAGTATCATTTCTTTAGCTTTAATATTGTTAGTATTAGATATGATAAGACGAAAGTACAAAATAGAAGCAATAAGTGGATTTATATTATTACCGTCCATATTGATAACATTTTTATATTATATAATTATTAGTAGTCTGTAAAAATGGAATAATATAACTATATAAAGGCAAAAATCAATATGAAAAAATCAAATAAATAGGAGTTTCAAATGACTTTATCATTAGAAGAACAAATGAGGATAGCAGCTGGTTATTCTGAGCAAGAGGGTGGAGAAGAGCCAAAGAAACATGAAGTTGTTCAACCAACACCAGTACAACAAACTACAGTTACTACAGAATATGTAAAACCAGAACCAATTAAAATTGAAGAAGAAAAACCACAAGAAGTAAAAGTGGAACAAAAAGTTACTAATGATTCTAACACAAAAGAAATCATTATCAATGCGTTGAAAGTGTATGAGAGATACTCTGAATTAACAGAATCTGAAAAGAGTGTTGTTATTCAATTCGTAAATGCTGAACCAAGTAATGATGTACCAACTATTATCGAAAAGGTTATTAGTGTTGATTCTTACAAACGAGAAAGTCTTATTAACTTTGTTGCAATCTTGCAAAAAGATGAAGTTAAAAGAGCATTTCGTTTAATGAGTTTTAATCAAAATCAATTAGAAAGCTTGGACGAAATTGCTTCACGTTTTATTTCAGATTATAAACAAATTCCATATTCAGAAAATAAAAAAATTGAATATGCTGAGAATTTAAATGATAATCTAAGAAAGTTACCAGAAAAAGCATTGACACTTTTAGAAAGATTAGAAGAAGTTTTAAATTACTAGAAAAGGAACAAAATGGCTAATATTATAGTAAGAGCAAATTTAGAAAAAGATACTTTACATTTTAAATGTAAAAAGAATTTACCTAATGTCATATTAAAAGAATTAGCCTCAGTAACAGAAACAGAAACAGATAAGGGGTATTTTTATGAAATGCCCCTACTTATGTTTAATTGTTATGTTATTTATAGGCTAAGTTTATTAAGTGATAAAATGGTTAAATACTTAGACCAATCTGAAAAGGAATATATAGAAGCATTAGCAAGCAATGTTGATGAACCAGAATTATACCTAAAAGATAAAAGTCATGTTGGAATTAAAGCTCCAGCACTTATCTCTTATACGAAACTATTAGGAATAGTAGGTGCAACTCATCATATGCTTACTATCTATTCTATTCCATTCTCCCGTATGTATGAAACTATTAGATTGATTACTTCTTTTTCTCACCCGTTTTTACCAAAATTTAAAATGTCGGAAGAATTAGAAGCAAAATTAACAGAACCATTAAGTAATGATTCAACTATTGAAGAATTATTTAATATAGAATTGTATGATTTAATTTCAATCAAAGATGGTTATCAAATCAAACCAGAAGGCTTCAAAAAACTTAAATATTACAACGCAGTCGATTTACTATTATCAAGACCAAGTTATTATATTGACAGAACTGAAATATTTAACTCATACAATGCTCCATTTGGGAAGAGAGTATTTATTTGTGGAAATATTGAGTCATTTTCAGCAAATCTAAACAGAAATGCTAGAATGATACTTAATGACGGACAAAGAAGTATTACAATTGACTTTTGGGGCGCAAGTTATTTGACTAAAATCTATCGCCCAGGTGATAAAGTTTATGTTTCTCTAACTAGAATTGGCAGAGATAAATTTAATGGTACACAAATATTACCAGAAGAAGAAGTGAAATCTTTACCTATTGTACCGATTTATAGACAATCTCCTAGAGCAAAGATTACTACTAAAGTATTAACAAGTGCTGTTCAAGAATTATTGCTTCGTTTTGATGGTAGTAATATAGGACACTATATTAAACATAACAAAGAAAGATTATGGGCTTCTCTTAAAAAGTTACACTTTCCCGAAAACGTTACTGAATATGATGAAACATTGAATAACTTATCTTATATTGAGTTATTCTATATGCAGTTAATTTTTGAACATAAGAAAAGAAATACAGAAAAAGCTTTAGGAATTGCAAAAGTTACTGACAATTCTAAAACAATGAAAGAAGCTATTGAAAAACTCCCTTATGAATTAACAAAAGGTGAAGGTTCACAAGAAGAAGCTATCAAGAAGATTATTCAGAAATTAAAAGAACCAACGGCCGAAAATCTCTTAATTAGTGCTGATACAGGTTCTGGTAAATCAACTATCGCTTCTGCAGCTTGCTTATACACTGTTGATTGCGGTTATCAAGCTTGCTTATTAGGACCAACAGAAATCTTAGCTAAACAATTGTATGATACTTTTGTCAAAATGATTGCTCCATTAAAAGATAAACCTGTTGTTGCTTATCTATCTGGTGCTACAAAAGCAAAAGAGAAAAAAGAAATCTTAAATGCAGTCAAGAATGGTACTGTTGATGTGTTGATTGGTACTCATTCAATTCTAAATGTTGAATACAACAATTTAGGTTTAGTTGTTATTGACGAACAACAAAAATTTGGAGCCAATCAAAGAGAAGCATTGCTAGATAGTAGAAAAGATGGCAGAAAAATTGATATTCTAAGTCAAACTGCTACTCCTATCCCACGAACTACTGCTCTTGCATTATATGGTGATGTGGAGTTAATCACTATTACTCAAAAACCTGCTGGAAGAAAAGAAAATATTACTCAATGGATTAAGAAGAATTCAGACACATTCTTAAAAGAACTTGTAAGTGCCGAATGGTCTCATATTTATAATGAGATAGTAAAAGGCCATCAAATCTTTATCGTTACTCCAGCTGTACAAGAAAAAGCAAAATCAGCTTCTGTTGAAAAGACAATAAAAATCTTAACTAGAAAATTTCCAAGTTTGAAAATTGAATATGTACATGGTGGTCTTGATAAAAACCAACAAAACAAAAAGATTGAAGAATTTAGAGATAAAAAGACTGATGTTTTAATTGCAAGTTCAATTATTGAAGTAGGAATAGATATTCCTAATGCTACAGTAATGCTAGTTCTTGATGCTCATAGATTTGGAGCAAGCTCATTACACCAGATTAGAGGTCGTGTTGGTCGTGGTAAAGACCAAGGATATTGCTACCTAATTTCAGATGCTGATTCAGAAAATGCTACTAGAAGATTACAGTCATTAGTTGATAGTAATGATGGCTTTGATATAGCAATGGTCGACTTAGGAACTCGTAAAGAGGGTGATATTTTTGGAGTAAAACAATCAGGTGAGTCTACTTTTAGATTCTGTGATTTGACTGACATTGAAACATTATCATTGATTGAATTAGCGAAAAGAGAAGCTAAACAAGTTTATGATTCTGAATTTAGAGATGAAGCTCTTAGAGATGCTTACATATTCCTAAAACAAAATGAGGAGTAAAAATGAACAATTTTAGAAAATTTTTGATTTTTTTAAGACAACAAAAAAATACAAATTTAAAAATGTTTACTCTAGCAATATTGGGAGTTCTTGCAGCCTTTATTGCAATTGGAGTTTTAACAGATATTTATTTACCATGGAATTACTTTATCAATACAGTTAGATGTATTTTCTTACTTGTTATTGGATTAGCAATGTTTTCTCTTGTTTATGTATATATGCCAGAGAATAAAGATTACAAAATCCTAAAATTAAGAGAAGCATTATCCTTTAAACAAAGATTAAATCTAAGCTTGCTTATTTGGTTTATTGTAATTGTATTGGATTTAATTCTAGTTAAATCAGGTAGTCCAACTTATACAGTTAGTGGAAGTGTGGTTTGTGCTATCTCATTAGGATTGATTACATTCATAAGACCTACTTATGATGAAACCAAAAAATTTGAAAATAATGTAACTGATGAAAGAGATATAATTAAAGAGAGAAAGGAAAAGGAATAACTCAAAAAGTTATTCCTTTTTGTTTCAAAAAAGGAATAATATAACTATACTATAATCTTTGCGAGAGGAGCTAGAATGGATAATCAAAACAAATTAGACATTACTGCTTTAAAAAGCGAAATTAAATTACCCGACTTTAAGGAAATAGAAGTTGTCAGTTATAGTAATTATTTTGATAACTTTTGGGACTCTTTAAAAGTTGAACAATATAACGAAACTTTAATAAGCACTGTCTTACAAATGAATGAAATAAACAATCAAATTAACGAATACACTCAAAAGAAAGTAAAAACAGAATTAGAATACAAACATAAATTACGTTATCATATTCTAACTGTTGAAGCTGCTAACGCTACTGAAAAGAAAATTCTAGCAGAATTAGCTTGTGAAAAACTGGAAGCAAGATTAGCTTATCTTTCTGAAATTATTCGAGAATTAACACAAAAAGCTAATCAACTTAGATTAGAATTAGACACACTGAAGACAATTGGATTTAATATTAGACAGGAAATGAAGCTTTAATGAAAAAACGTTATTATGTAATACCACTTGCTTTTATATTTTTTGTTTTATTTTCTTTTCTATCTCAATTTAGATTAGTTCTTGTTTCCGGTCAATCTATGGAACCGACACTTCATAATAACACTTTAATACTCTTACGCAAAGAGAATGAAATCCAAAGAGAGCACATTGTTTCATTTACTGCTCCGAAATCCTGGTCTTATTTAGAAGATAAAAGCTTGATTAAACGTGTTATTGCTGTGCCAAATGATAATCTAAAAATTGACTCTGACTTCGTGTATGTGAATAATAAAGAAAGAGTAAGAATTAAAGGTAAAGTAAAAATTGAACAAGAACTAGATATAACATTAAAAGAAAATGAATATTTTGTAATGGGTGATAATGTTGGTAAAAGTCATGACTCATTATATGAATACTCATTAGGAAATAATGATTATCTTGTAAAAAGAGATTTGATAACATACAGTACGGGGGATTATCCATTTGAAAAATAATTTAATTTTAATCATTGATAAAAGCTCTACTAATTTACTTAAAAGGCAAGAAGAAATTTTCCAAAAATGGAAAATTAACAAAGAAGATGTGGTGAAAACTACTACTTGGAGAAAAGGCTTAGTACAAAGTAAGAATTTGTTTGGTGGAGTACAAGCAGTTTGGTTAGATTTATCAGATGCACAAGCTGCAATGAACTTCAGCAAATTGATTCCAACTAAGAAGAAATTAACTGAAGAAAAACATTTATTTAATGGCAAATGGTGGAGTAATGGAGTAATTATAACTTTCTTATATCCCGACAAAGCTATCAACGGTAAAGAATCTTCTGCTGGATTAGCTTCTATTAAAAATCTTGTTGAATATTCAGGTGGTACTATTGAAGATAATTCAAGTAAGAGAGTAGATACTTTAAAAACTGATGTGCTTAAGAATATTCCACTTAATTCTAATATAAAAACACAACTTAGAGAATATGTGGGAGAAAATTTTGAAGCACTTGTAATGCTAGAAAAAGCATTAAAGAACATTCCAAAAGAAGAAATTCAAAAATTTACAATTCAAGATGTGGCTGTTTATCTTCCAGCAAAAAGTGGAGTTAAACTTCCTTGGGACGTTACAGGTGCTTTAGATAGACATAATCTAGCATTAGCATTAGATTGCTATAATAGAATGGTAAATAATAAAGTACCTATGTTTGGTTTAATTAGTTGGTTGAATAGACATTATCAATTAGCTTATGAAGTCGCTTCTTTATTGGAATCAGGTGTGCCAAGACGAGATATTTCTAAATGTTTACCAAAACAAAACTCTTATGCAATAAGCAATACTATTAGAGATTTAGAAAGTAATGGCACTTATCCCAAAGCTGAAACTTTAGAATATATACTAAAACAAACTACTGAATTGAATTTGTATTATAAAGGTGAACTTAGATGTATTGATAAAGATAATCATTTTAGAAATGTTTTAGCAAAGATTTATCAAGCACTAAGATGTAATACACCGTTACAATACTGAAAGGAGTAAAATGCCAAAAGAATTTAAAATAGCACAAATTAGTGATTGCCATTTAGGTTATAGGTCTGGGCAATTTCGAGATGTTGAAACAGGTATAAACTTGAGAGAACAAGATGGCTACAATGCTTTAGAGAAAGCAATTGATGAAATTGTCGAAGCCAAACCCGATGTTGTCATTTGTAGTGGAGATATGTTTCACTCTCCTAAACCAAGTATTTATACAATCATTCAATGTAAAAGAATTTTACAAAAATTAGTCAAAGCGGGTATTCCTTTTTATAATATAGCTGGAAACCATGACGCTGAAGACTCAATTAGAGAAATTCCAGCAAATGCTGTAATTGATGAGCCACTCTTAAATCTATATTCTTATACAGAGCCTTATGTTGTTGTTGAAATTGCACCGGGAATTGTTTGTCACTTTGTTTCTCACCATGGTTTCATTGCTCAACAAGAAACTATGAAACAACTAAAAACAATCAAAGGTAAATTTAATATTCTAGTAACACACGGCTCAGTATATGATACTAATATGAATATGATACTTCATTCAGAAAGTGAGCCACGTGAAATTGTAATCCCCGAAGAAATTATGAATATGGATTGGGATTATACTCTAATGGGGCATATTCATGAAAGAGGTTGGGTATCATCAACAGATGGCTTGACTGATACTTCAAACAGAAAACAATTCTATGGTGGTAGTTTAATTCGCCGTGGATTTTCTGATAAAGAATGTAAATTAGGTCGTGGTTGGACTATGTGGACTATCAAGGATAACAAAGAAATGACTCCAGAGTTCCATATTATCGAAGAACGACTACAAAAAGATATTATTATTCAATGTAAAGACAAAACTACTCTTCAAATTGAGCAACAAATTGCTAAAGAATTTAAGAAGATTGATTTTACACAAACACCTATTTTGAGAGTAACACTTGTCAATATTTCAAAACAAAATAAAACAGCATTAGATATGAGTAAATTCAGAGAAGATATTCAAAAATGCTTGACTTTTGGTATGAAATATAAGATTACTGAAGAAGTGGAAGCTTCTGATTCACAACGTGCTTCATTTAGTTATGATTTACATAGTGCTTATAGAGCATTTTGGGATATTGATAAAGAAAATTATACAGAAGATGTACAAGAACCAATCAATAAAGAAAGTGTATCATTACTAAATAAAGGTCAAGAAAAAATTATTAAATAAGGTGACTGAATGTTTTATAATATTATTTGTAAATATAAAGATGATGGCTTAACAGAGGAAGTTGCCTCTGACCTATCATATGGTGAAATGTGCCAATATTTGTTAGATTGTTTTGAAAATGAAGATAAGCCACGTTTTGACTTAAAAGTTATAGAAGAAGAACTTTATAACAAAACTAACAAATTGCTATATAATTCAATTGTTAAAAACAAATGGATTGTCTTTGATGATTACAAATTAAAAGTAAAGGAGTTTAAGAATAAAAATGAAAATTAGAGGCTTTGAATTAGTAGAAAAATATAAAAATGAAACAGATTTATTACCAGTTAGAGAAACAGCTCATGCAGCTGGATATGATTTAAAAGCTGCTGAAACAGTGACAATTCAACCCGGTGAAATCAAACTTGTTCCAACTGGATTAAAAGCATATATGCAAGATGGCGAAGTTCTTTATCTATATGACCGCTCTTCAGGTGCTAGAAAATTAGGAATTGTACTTGTTAACTCAGTTGGAGTTATTGATGGGGATTATTATAATAACCCAGGCAATGAAGGCCTTATGTATGGGCAATTCATTAACATTACAGATAAACCAGTAACAATTGAAAAAGGAACTCGTATGGTACAAGCTGTATTTGCTCCATTCCTTGTTGCTGACGGAGATAATGCTAATGGGAAACGTGTTGGAGGATTCGGCTCAACTGGACATTAAGGAGCAACGAAATGAATTATTTTAAAAGTTTATTAAGCAAATCAACTAAACAATGGGTTACATTTCTTATTGCTTCATTCTTTTTCCTAAGCGTTATTTTTGCTTTGCCATTATTCTCTATTCCGTCAATTCTTGCTATGTTAATTTATTCTAATGTGTTAGCATGGTTCTTGGCTGGAACTGTAAGAAAATTTATCTTTAATCTATTTTCTTTTATAGGTTTATTGGTAATTGCCTCAATAGCTTCTACAATGTTAGAGCCTAATTATGTAGGATTGACAGGAGTATTTTTACCATCTGTATTTTTCCTATATTTTGGAATACTTGCAATGGTAGAAATGATTAAAAAAGATTATACACATAAAGCATTGTTAAGCTTTACTATTCCAGCAATAGATGTATCAATTGTTTTTCTATTATTTGCTTATACAAGTAAATTATCTATTTATCTGAGCTTATTCATTGCTATTTTGCTTTTATTTATTACTTCATTAGTATTTTATCTGTTATTCAAAAACAAGAATGAGCCAAATAACTTAAATACACACTAAACAGCTGTAGTTGCTTGCTAAGACAGTTTATCCTCACCTATGGATAAATTTCATAGAAACTTAAAACTGCAGCTATGAACGAGCTAAAGCAATATAAAAATATTGCTTTTTTCTAGCATTTTTGGAATAATAAAACTAACTATAAAATTTCAAAAGGAGTCAAAATGGAAAAATCAAAATTTGTTCACCTTCATGTCCACTCAGACAATAGTTTGTTGAAAGGATATGGAACAATAACAGAATATGTTACTAGAGCGAAAGAACTTGGAATGGAAGCTCTAGCTTTGACAGATGCTAATACTATGACAGGTATCTATCAATTTATTGCTGAATGTAAAAAAGAAAATATTAAACCAATTGTCGGCGTAGAATTTAACATGGCTCCAATTACAAATGAACGTTTCCCTATGCGTGAAGTGGTTTATCAAGAAAATGTTAAACAAATCATCCCTAATAGAGGTGCTAATACTCATTTAACAGTTCTTGCAAAAAATGATACTGGATTACATAATCTATTTTTATTACTTAATGAGTCATTTCATCAAAATCACTTCTATATTGTGCCAAGAATTGATTTAGATTTATTGATTCAACACAAAGAGGGACTTATTATTTTATCTGGTGACCCAGATTCAGAGTTAAATATTAGATTACGCTATAATCAAATTGACAAAGCAAAAGAATATGCTTCAAGAATGAAAGCTATTTTTGGTGATGATTTCTATATTGAGTTAATGGAATACCAAAGCATTCCCGATTATTCCGCTAAAAAACTTGCCAAATTAGCAAAAGAGTTAGAGATTGAAACAGTCCTTACTAATGATGTGCATTATTTAGATAGAGAGGACGCTGTTCATCAAGAACATTTTATGGCAGTTGGAGCTAATATGAAATTATCTGAAACTCCTACTTATAGGGGTGGTATTAGACCTGCATTAGGTGGAAATAGTAGAAACTTTGCTGATTATGACCAAATGTATAAAACATTACCATACTTACCAGCAATCAATAATACAATTAAAATTGCTGATAAGATTGAAACAGTAAATCTTGAGTATGATGTGCACTTAAGACCAAAGCCAAAATTACCTGAAGGTTTTAATTCTGATTTAGAATATTTTGATTATTTAGTTGAAGAAGGCTTTAAGAAAAAACGTGCTCATCAATTAAAAGAAATTCAAGAAGTATCAAGAGAAAAAATTGCTTTCGAAAGAGAAGTTATTTTAAGTAATGACTTTATTTCATACTTCTTGGTAGTACAAGAATATTTACAATGGTCTATCAATAATGGCTATCCAATCGGCCCAGGGCGTGGAAGTGTTGGGGGAAGTGAAATTGCCTACCTATTGAACATTTCAAACACTGACCCTATTCGATTTAATTTGCTTTTTGAACGTTTCATCTCTGATGGTCGTGGAGCCATCTTTGAAATTGAGTACGAAGATGGTGAGAAAGAGCAAATCATTGTATCTGAAAAGAAAAAAGTAAATGGCCAAGAAAAATATATTTATCAATTAGAAGTTGGAGATGTAATAGAAGATGAGTAGAAAGATTAAATCTATTAAAATCATTGACCCTGGCACAAACCCAGACGTAGATAGTGACTTTCATACAGTTGGTCGTGGAAAAACTATCGAACACGTTATGGATTTGTATGGAGCAGATAACGTTGCTGGAATTATTACACCGGGACCATTCAAAGCAAAAAATGCTTTCAAATCTATGGCTACTATTTATGGTTTAAATTTTGCACAAGCTCAAGCAATTAGCAATACATTACCAGATGCTATTGAAAAGAAAATGACTATTAAAAGCATGCTTGACCCAAATTCTGAATATTACGAAGCTGGTGCTGACTTGCGTATTCAATTAAATACACCACAATTAGAAGAAATTGCTCATTCTGCAGCTGTTCTTGATGGCAGAATGAGAGAGACTGGAGTTCACCCTTGTGGTATGCTTATTTCTTCTAAACCAATCAAAGAAGTTGTGCCTGTTCAAATTAGACAAAGTGACGGGTTGTCAGTAACTCAATGGAATTACTACAACTGCGAAGCTTTAGGACTTATCAAAATGGACTTCCTTGGGTTAGTAACTGTTGATTTGATTGATGAAGCAATTAAAAATGTTCAAAAAACAAGGGGTATTACTATTGATGTCAATGAGTTAGTTCAAAGTGATTTAGATGATGAATTAACTTACAAATTATTTTCTAATGCAGAAACTTCTGCTATTTTCCAATTCTCAAGTTCTGGTGTAAAAGAAATGTTGAGAGAATTGCAACCTACAGAATTTATGGATTTAGCTGCCGTTACTGCTTTGTATCGTCCGGGGCCAATGGGTCTAAACAGTCACTTGCAATTTGCTCAAAGAAAAAATAACCCAGATGTTCGTGTTCCAGTTCATGAAGCTTTTTATGGAACAAAAGTTGAAGAATTATTAAAAGATACTTATGGATTAGTAGTTTATCAAGAGGACTGTATGAGAATTGCTAAAGAATGTGCTGGTTTTACTCCTAAAGAAGCCGATGATTTGCGTAAAGCGATTGGTAAAAAGAAAATGGCATTGATGAAATCTTTAGGTGGTAAATTCATTAAAGGTATGGTAGATAACGGATATGATGAAGAAGCAGTAAATCTTCTTTGGGAAGGTATTGTTGCTTTCGGGGAATATGCGTTTAATAAATCTCACTCTGTATCATATGCTTTAAATGCTTACATTGCTGGATATTTAAAAGCTCATTATCCAGTTGAATTTATGGCGGCTGCATTAAAACTTAATGACACACCCGATAAAATTAGAGAATACATTGCTGAAGTTAAAAGAATGAATTTAAGAATCCAACCAGCATCTGTAAATGAGTCAGACATTCTTATCACACCAAGTATGACTGAACCAAATACAATCGTTTATGGATTGTCAGGTATTAAGAGATTTCCTAAATCATTAGCAGAAGCTATTATTAAAGAACGTGATAAAAAGGGTAAATTTACTTCAATCACTGATTTTATTTCTCGTATGATTAAATATAAAGGATTAACAACAGGTGCGTTAAAAGCTCTTGCTCTTACAGGTGCTTTTGATTGCTTGGGTGTTACTCGTAAATCCATTGTTGATAATGCAGATAAACTAATCAAGACTGCTGAAAAACAAGAGAAGCTCAATAAGAGAAAGAATTTGTTTTCAATTGGTGGAGTAGAAGCTTCAGATGAAATTAAATTAAATACTGATGAGTTCTCATATGAAGTACAAGCTAAATATGAAGCCGATTTAACTGAATTATTCTTATCTCGCCATCCATTAGATAAGATTGAACAAGAAGCAGTTCATCTTGATGCTCAAGAAGTTAATGTTACTGGACAATATGTTACTTTCCCTAAAGTAGAAGTAAAAACTACTAAACAAAAGAATAAATATATGCAAGTAACGACTGATAATAAATTATCTCGTGCTGTTCTTCGTATGGATAAAGATTTGTTAGCTGGAATTGAAAAATACACTGCTATTCAAAAGTTTGGTGATAAGGCACCAGAGAAATTAGGATTAGTAAATGACTCAGAGAAAATGGAACGATACAATCAAATTAAGGCCATTCCTACTCCTATTGAAAACATTGTTTATCAAGTGGATATAGTGACCCCCAAATTTAAGCGTAACGGTGTTGAAGTATATGGAAATCCTAAAATTGTTGCTCTTAGAAGAGTTGCCTTATCTCATGAGGGTAAGTTAGTTCATAAGATTAAGGTTAAAAACAAAAATCTTAGAGAGCAATATATAGAAAGATTGAACGAAACTAAAGGGAATGATACAATCAGATTGATTTACCCAGATAAAACTTATGACGATATAAGTAATGTAAAATTCATGCCGGGAACAACCCAAAATGATTTAAAAAATATAGAGAGAGGAAGTTAATATGCCATTACCAAAGCGTAAACTCCCGTCCTTAGATAATGATTTTAATTCAGTAAATACTCATGAAGAATTTGAAGAAATCCAAGAACTTACAGATGATGATTTTATAAATGACAACTCAGATTTTGAACAAGTTGAACCAAATGAATCATCATCTTATGTTCAAGATGAAATTGAAGAAGTGCCTGAACCTGAGGAAATTGAAGAAGTAAAATCAACTCCTAAAAAAGAGAAAAAAGGACGAATAAAACCTAAAAAGAAAAAATTTAATTTTAGTTTTGATTATAAGAAATTAACTAAAAAACATTACTTTATTATTTCTGGTGTATTTGTAGCATTTTTAATTGCTTTTGTTTCCATTTCACTTTTAATGAAACCAAAAGATAATACAGATAATAACACTGAATCAACTCCACAAGTTGAACAAACAGAAAATAAAACTGATGTAAAATACAAATTTAAGAAAGAAACTTCTAATGGTATTATTTTTGAAGTTACTTCTGAACATTCTGCTAAGATTAACTTACAAAGAGCATTTTATGACCCTAAAGGAAATATTGTTGTTTGTGAATCAGGTGATATTGAAATTATCAAAGGAAAACAAGATGTCTTTGCTGAATGTGCAAACAATAGAGAAGGCACTGATATAAAAGATACCGAAAAAAATCTAATTAAAGATAATTTAATTGAAATTAAAGAATAAGGAGACTTAAATGAATAATACGTTAATTCCAGTAAGTGATGAAGCAGTAGCTCACTTAAATGAAGTATTATCAACAAACCACTTCCCTAATGTAGAACAATTTATCAATATGTACAATGTGGGAATGCTTAGACCTGATTTTGAAATCGTAAAAGACATTGCTAACTTAATTGACGATACCTATAAAAATGTACGTTTAATTAACAGAAAATTTGTTATTCGCTCAGGTTCTGAAGTTTCATTTGATAATACTATCTTATTACTAGAAAATTGGAAACTTATTTCTACACTTAAAAGAGTATCTATCCAATTGCTTGAAGAAAATTATGCTAATCACACAAAACTTATCTTCTTAGAAGAAAAACCAGGTTACCTTATGTTAGAATACCCACAAGAAGATGGTACAATTGAACTTAAAGAATATTGGATTAAAGATAAACTGTTCTCTAATCAAAAAGATTTAATTCGTAATTACTTCTTAAAGAGTTCATTGTATAATTACGAGGGAACTGAAAATCCAAACGACAAATATCTCAATATTGAAGCAGTAATTGATGTTGACGACTCATTCATTTCTGAAATTGAAGAATTAGTATTGAGTAATACCTTGAAATAAAAAATAAGCACTCCTTTTTGAGGTAGTGCTTATTCCATTTTAAGCTGTTTTAAGCTGTTTTGCTGTAGAGTCGATACATTTATCGAAATACAGTTTTTACAGCATTAGTGTCAACTTAGTTGCGATATAACACATATAAAAACGAGCAGGAGCATTATACATGAAACAAAATTTTAATTATATGAGCAAAATAATCTTTTTAACATTTTTTATGTTATTGAGTTCTACAATACTACAACTGATAGGAATAAATATTATCCCTCAAGGCACACATTTAATTGTGTTTAACATTTTTACTATTTTTATTTCTTACTTTATTGTAGCATTCTTTTATTATAAAGCAGAAAAAAGAGAAATAGATTATAAAAAATTGTTTGGGGAAGCAAGTTTGGGTAAAGTTATGGTTGGAATAGCTACTGGAATGGGTATATTTTTATTTCAACAATTATCTTACCGTATATTTATCCCTACTAATACAACTGTTGGAAGTAATGTACAAACATTACAAAGCATACCTGTCTTATTCATGGTATTATTTGCCATTGTATTAGCACCCATTGTAGAAGAACTATTTTTTAGAGGATTTTTCTATGAAATAACTAATAAGCAAACCAATTCTTATGTTTATTATATTGGTACAGCTTCTTTATTCGCTTTGTTACATTTACAAAATCTAAACTCACCTATGTATGCAATATACAATCTATTTATTGTTTTCATTTCAGGTCTTGTTTTTGGCTTCGTTTATCGAAAAACAAATTGGATTGGTACTAATATAATCGCTCATGCTACTGCAAATGGTATTGTTATATTTTTATTGATTCTTTTCGGGTAAAAAAAGGAATAATATAACTATACAATAGATTATAAATATAGAGTTAGGAGATAAAATGTTATTCAAAAAAATTAAAGTAACACCACAAGGTGTCTATATTTTGGACGCTGAACTCCAAAAGAAAATTGATAAAATTAAATTATCACCAAGTATGATTGGAAATTGGTTAAATTCACCAGCAGATTATATTTTAGACAAATTCATTAAACCCGAAGTTGAGATTGCAGATGTTACTCATCTTAAACGAGGGAATTGGTTCCACTCTACTATGGAAGTATTCTTTGCTCTTCCACCAGAAGAAAGAACTAGAGAAAATCTCCTTAAAGTTTCTAAAGAAGTGACTTTAACAGATGATTATAGAGATTTTGCTAAAGATTCAGAAAATCAAGAATGGTATAAACGTGCTTTAAAAGCTTATATTGGAGCTTGGTTACCTGATGCACAAAAAGAAAAAATTGCTACACTTTATATTATGGGGCAAAGCAAACAAGGTCTTGAATTATTTGTGAATGGAAAATTGGGTAATGCTAAACGACAATGCTTAGGATTTGTAGATAAGATTATCGAAGGCGAAAATGGCTTGAAAGTACAAGACTGGAAAACTGGTAAGAAAATCTCAAATCACAATCCTAATGCTAAGATTAGTACTTCTAATCCATTTGATTACTGGAGACAACAAACATTTTATGCTATGTTACTAGAGCAATTAGGTGCAACGATTGAAGAAGCTTCATTGCTTTTCCCATGTGCTGAAACTCCTACTATAGTTTATGTTGACCATCATAATCCACAAGTAAGAGAGCAAGTAATCAAAGATGTAGAACAAGTTGACCGTGAATTAGATGAAGCAATCAATAATAAATATTTCTTCCCATTCAAGAAAGGCCCTTACAATTCTTGGGCAAGTTATTTAGCAGGTATGGGAAGAGCACAAAAACCAAATATTAGAGAAGATAAATTTGCCATGCTTGCTGATTTATCTGAAGTTGGAGGAAGAGCTTAATGGCATACGTTGAATTATACAAAAAATATAGACCAAAAGATTGGAACGGTATTATTGGGCAAGATTCTGCTGTTAAGCAAATCCGAGAAGCGATTAAAAATAATCGTGTACCAACTGCCTATTCATTTTCTGGCCCAGCTGGTACGGGTAAAACGAGTATTGCAAAAGTTATTGCTAAAACTTTAAACTGCCCAAATGTGAATGAAGATTTACAACCATGTAATGAGTGTTCTGTTTGTAAAAATATTGATTCAGACACGTTAATCGGAGTCCAATACTTCTCTATGGCTAATAATGGAGAAGTTGATAATGTAAGACGAATTGTGCAAGACGCTCAAACAAAAGTAGCTATCAAAAAGAAAGTTATTATCATTGACGAGTATCACAACTTAAGTCCTAAAGGATTTGACGCTTTGCTTATTCCTTTGGAAAAAGATAATATGAATGCTTTGTTTATTTTCTGTACTACTGAACTAGACAAAATTAGACCTGCTGTATTATCTCGTACTCAAAACATTTCATTAAAACCTGTTAAGCAAAAAGAATTAGCTAAAAACTTGATTGAAATTGCTAAAAAAGAAAACTTACCAATTGATAAGGAAGCAATTCTATATTGTGCAAAAAAAGCAAAAGGTTCAGTTCGTACTTCTATCTCATTATTTGAGAAATACATCAATTCAGGTGAATTAGAAACAAGTAAAATTGACCAATGTATTGAACATATTGTTTTTGGGGAAACAACTGAAGTTATTGCCACTATTAACGAAATGGGTGTAGAAGGTGAGAATTTCAATGACGCTATTGCTTCATTATATGAATATTTCACTTTTGCTTTACAAGAAGTAAGTGGTGTAACAACAAATAATGAAATTGCTACTAAAATTTCTAAGAATTGGACTGGAGCTATGATTCTAAAAGCACTTACTATGTTAGGTGATGCTGTATTAACATTTAATCATAGACAAATTGACGCTAAATTATTATTTGAAATTCCCGCTTTGAAATTGTCATTGATGGCAAAACAACAAAAAATTAAGAGAGGTACAAATGGCTAAGAATAAAGAAAAATTTGCATTAGATAAGTTTGCTGGTAAAGTAATCGTTCAACCAATCAAACCGTTCTTATTTGAAAATTACCTACCTTATGCTCATTATGTTATCCAATCACGTGCCTTAGTTGGTAAAGACGGATTAAAACCCGTTTTGAAACGTGGTATTTGGACTATGTGGACATTAGGATTAAAAAATAATAAACCAACTATGAAAGCTGCTACAGTTTACAACCACGTAGTAGGACACTATCACCCACACGGGCCGTCATCTGTTACAGAAGCAATGGTTAAACTTGCTCAAGATTTCCATTCTCGAGTGCCTGTTGTTGAAGTACAAGGTGGATTTGGTTTGCAAACAGGTGATACTCCACCATCTGACCGTTACTATGAAGTTAAATTTACTCTTGCTGGTGAACAATTAGTAGAAGATGTTGATTATCATGCAGTTGAAATGGTGCCAAATTTTACTGGAGCTGAAAAACTTCCAAAATCATTACCGGTAAAATGGCCTTTCAGTGTTATCAATGGTGGACAAGGAATTGCCGTAGGATATGCTACTAACATGATTCCTCACAACCCAGACGAAGTAATGAATGCAGTTATTAAACGTATGCAAGGAAAACTCAATACTGTTGACCAATTGATTCGTGTAATGCCGGGGCCTGACTTTCCAACATACGGACAAATCTTTGGAGTTGATGGTATTAAAGAATATTATGAAACTGGTAAAGGAAGCTTCTTAGTAAGAAGTAAATATGAAGTTAATTCCCTCCCTAGAGGAAAACATGAAATCGTGTTTACTGAGTTCCCTTATCAAATTTCAATCGAAAAAATCAAAGAAGAAATTGCTAAAGTAAAAGAAACAAAAAATAAATTAACTGAAATCGTTGAAGCTAAAAATCTTTCAGATAAAAAACGTGGTAACGTTCTAAGTATTGATGTTAAAGCTGGAGCTAACCCATATCTTGTTTTAGAAGATTTGTTTAAGTTTACTTCATTAGAAACAAACTTCTCTGTCAATATGACTACTTTAGATGAAGGCCGTCCAGTTGTTTCTACTATGTTTGATTTGATTGATACATTCATTGACCAACGTAAAGAAGCATTCATCAATAAACTTGAATATAAATTAGAAAATAACTCTAGAAAATTAGAGCAACGGTCAGGTGTTGCTTCAGTATTGAGTGATTTAGATAAAACTATTAACATTATCAGAAAATCAGAAAGCTCAGAAGAAGCAAGAGATAATATTATGAAGAATTTCGGTATCAATGAAGCACAAGCTGATTATATATTGAAATTATCTCTTTCTGTTTTAACTAAGGCAGATAAAGATAAAATCTTGCTTGAAATTGAAGCACTTCGTAAGGAAACTGAAGATTTAGAAAATCTTTTAAATAATGAAGCTGCTATTGATTCTGCAATTATTGAAGAATTAAAAGCTACTAAGAAAGTTATTTCAGATGACCGTAGAACATTCATTGATAATGTTACTTTAGAAGATTTAAAACTTGCTGACAAAGAAAGTAGAAACAAAATGAAACTTTTAGAAAAGGATGTAGATACTACTATTTATATTCTATCTAACGGAACTATCTTACAATCATTAGAAGAAACATTTAATACTCATGTTCCTATCAAATCTGAATTAAAAGCAACTACTCAAGAATTTATCAACATTCTTAAAAATGATGGTACGATTGAAACAATCAATGCTAAAGCTATTCCTTTAGACATTCCATCATCAACAAGCCTTTTAGGTGTAGATGAAGATAAATTTGTTACTATCCTACCTAATAACTTAAATGGTAAGTACAAAGGTGTGTTGATTGTTACTGACGCTGGTAATGTAAACATTGTTAAGAACAATATTAAATCACCTCTTGCTAAATTGATTCTCAATGAGAAAATTATTTATGCTAAACCATTAACTGAAGAAGATTATGAGAAATTCTTGTACATTATTGCTGAAGACGGACAGCTTGCTAAATTCCCAATTTCTACAATTAGAGAAAGCAACCCTGGTTCAGGTACTGTTGCTGGATTCAAATATGATAAGAAATCGGTAGCTGCTGGAGTTGGAGCTAATGATGCTGTACTATTCTCTAAATCTAAATCATCATACAAATTCACACAAGGTGAAGAAGTACCTTCAACTAATAGAGGTGTTAAAGGAAGTAAATTCCATGAATTAGTAAAAGATGATGAAATTACAGGTTTAGTTGTTTCTGAATTTGTAAAAGTAGTTGACCAAGACGCTGAAGCAATTGCTGAAGAATACTCTGGTCGTGCTAAGAAAGGAATTTCTTATGATGAAGATTTATTCTTCGGATATTAAATCATTATTTAAAAAGAGCCTGAATAAGGCTCTTTTTAATGATATAAAAGATAAAAAAGGATTGTAGCATGAATACAAAATTACTATTAAAATTAAAAGATGAAAAAGGATTCATGGGTTTAACACATTCCTTGTCAGCTATCGCTTTCTTTCTATTGCTAGTTGCTTTCTTTCCAAACTTTATATTTAATACAATATTAAAATCAAATAATGTTATTGTTTTGATAGGAGCAACAATAGTTATAGCAGGAGCTGCATTATTACCCGACTTCGATAACGTGAAAAGTACTGCTATCTCTACATTAGGGCCATTTGGTAAGTTAATTTCTAAATTAACAAGAGCAAGTGCAGTTGGTGTATATACATTAACAAAAACAAGACGAGATAATGATACACCAGATGCTCATAGAGGATTTTGGCATACTATTGTAGCAAGTATTATTGTTGGTATTATTGTATTCTGTTTAAGTTCTATCAAAACAGATATAAAAGATAGTTTTTTAGGTCAAGGCACTGTTACAATCTATCCTTTTGCTATAGCATGGTTAATTATTTGTTATCAATTAGCTATGGCTTCACTATTCGCAAACTCATTCAAAAAGCTTAAAAAAGATTTGTTTGGGTATATTTTTATATTTGGTTCAAGTATAATATTTGTATTTATTATATTAACTTTTTCGCCATCTGATATTGCTTATTCGTGGATAGCTATCCTAACTTCACTTGGATATTTAATTCACATATTAGGCGATACACTAACCGTTTCGGGGACTCCAGCTTTGTGGCCAATCGCCCATAAAGGTAAGAGGTGGTGGACATATAGATTGGGTGGAATCCATGCTGGAAGTAGTTTTGAATACAAAGTTGTTGTTCCAATCTTTACAATGCTTATAATTTTTGCTATAGTAAAAATTATCTTGAATTATAATTAAAACGGGGGTTAAAATGCAAAAAGGAGCAAGTCATATTAAAGGATATATTTATTTTGTAATAACTTTTGCTATTATATATGCAATTTGTTTACAATTTAATATGGATATTATTGGAGCAATCGGTTGGGCATTAGAAAAAACATGGAGTTTTATTGTTCAACTTGCAATGAAAATTAAAGAATTAGAAGTCTTTCAAAAGATGTTTCAATAATTCATAAAAAGGTGATAAATCATTAAGTTTATCGCCTTTTTTAGGGCTCAAAAGTGGAATAATATAACTATAAAACACTTTACAAAAGACTGTTTTAGATATAAAAATAAATATTTAATAAAGGAGTTAGAAATGGCTTTAGAATTAAAAGATGGTTGGATTGGAACGATAATTGATACCGGTAGAGATACTTCAAAAGGTCAAGCAGGTGAAGTTGCTGTTAATCTTGCAGTAGGTGAAACTACAATTGAAGAATCACCAAATGGTAAAGCTATCAATGTAAAAGTAAAACCAGAAAATGCGAAATATGGTTTAAGCGGTTATGTCGGTAAGTCTTATGATTTAGCAAAAGTGGCTATGGAAGCAGTAGAAAAAGGTGCTAAATTACTTTATCGTTTTGAACAAAGAAGAAAACCTCATCTTGATGTCAATATTCCAATGGCTGAATTGAAACCTGATTTACAAAGTGGTAAAGAAAATACTTTGAAAGTATTAGCAGGTATTTACAACTTTAATACTGGAGAATGGTTATTATCAAATGACATTACTGCTCACCCAGATAATGATACACCTCAATTAAAAGCATTTATTGAGTCATGTGTTGCAAAAGATACTTCTACATTCTTTGAAGCACCAAAAGAAATCGTTACTGACGATAACTATAAAGCAAAACAACACTTGCTTGAAATCTTCTCATTCTTGCAAGGAAAAGAAAATGAATTGGGATTTGAACTTTCTCTTAAAGAACGCTTAATTGCTTCTACTCAATTGCTCAAATTGATTGCAAAAGTTCAACTAATCAATACACAACAAAATGAAGTTTCTTATGGCTCTAAAACTTTTGAGGATGCTAAGAAAATTATCTTTAACTCATTGAGTGCATCTGCACTAACTAAAGAAGATTTAACTACAAATCTTAAAGAAACAATGACAAAACAAATTACTTCTCTTTCTGAATTGATGAAACAGTTTGGAAAATTCTTAGAGGGAAATAAATGATTAAAGAGCACCTTCTAGCTCTTGATGCTTCCACTACTTCAACAGGTTGGGCAATTTATGATTTACAAACTTATGAATTGCTCGAAAGTGGAAATATCACCCCTAAAGGGGGAGATTACAGAAAGAATTTCTTAGCAAGAGCTATTTGCATGAAAGACGAAATTGCAAAACTAAAAGAAACTTATAATATTACTATTGTTGCAATAGAAGATATTAACGTTGTAGTAAGCCAAAAAGGTGCTAAGAATTTAGCAATGGCTGATGGAATTATGTTGAGTAATTTTACTCATAATATGATTAACTTTGTCAATGTTTCAACTTGGAGAAAATTTTACAAGTTCGGTAAAATGACAAGTAAAGAATACAAAGAATTTTCAATGCGTTTAGTGTTAGAAAAATTCGGTAAAGATGTTGACGACAACGAATCAGATGCTATACTTCTTGGTAATTACTTTGTTAATACTTTTTGCAAAAACAATGATGAAGAAGAATAGCTTATTTATTCTTCTTTTTTGTTTGTAAACCGCAGTCTAAGCTGTTTTAAGTAATTCATGATAATTTATATTAACAGCACCACAAACTGCGCTATACAGCAAGCTAGATACAAATAAAACGAAATTAAAAGGACTGACTGCATGAAATATTATACTTCTTTAGATTTGAGTGAGCACCTTGATAAATCAGAATTAAAACAAGATACTTATTATTACGAGCTCACTCTAAATAAAAAACATGAATTGAAATCATTAAATAAAATTTTCAATAATGAAACTTCAAACGCTTCAGAAGCAGAATTTGAAAATGTTTCAAATTACGTTAAGACATTATCACAAGCTGATTGGACTTATTTAGAACAATTAGAAGCTATTATTAAAAACGGTGTTGAAACAGAAAACAGAACAGATACAGATACTATCTCAATATTTGGTACTCAAAACAGATACGATTTGAGCAAATCTTTTCCATTGCTAACTACTAAAAAAACAGTTTTGAGAAATATTATTACTGAACTTATTTGGTTTATTCAAGGTGATACTAATTTAAAATACTTGAAAGATGTGAATAACCCTATTTGGAATCAATGGCGCCGTCCATATAACTTGAATAGAGATTTGGTAAAAGTTAGAACTAGAAAAGAAAATGAATATGTTAATTGTATCTATGAGAAAGGTTACTTGATAGAAGTTATCAATAAATATGCTGAACGTTTATATAACAATGAACTAGATGTCAAATTGTATAAATTATGGGCTAATCTGATGGCTAAAGCATATCTTGGTACTGGAGATTATTCAATTTCAAAAGAGTGGCAAGATTATGATACTTTTATTAGAGAAGTTAAATCTTTACCTCATTGGTATTATAAAACTGAGGATTGGGATAATTTTGTATTATCTAATGCTTATTACTCTAGTTCTGTATTCTCTAAAGATACAAGTGTTTGGCTACGAAAAGATGAAGAAGAACTTTACCTTGAAAACAACATGATTATTAAAGTTACTCATTATAACGGTGAAGTGGAATTATACTTTAATAAAGAAACACTTAATAAACATTTAGGATTAGATTTAGAAGAATTACTTCAAAAAGAATATGAGGAATTAACTCCTAGAGAGAAAAATATTTATGATGAATTTGAATTAAGTCAAATTAAAGAATATGAACCATCAGATGGTTTTGTTTATCGTAACAAACTTATTAAAGATGATGATATGGGCCCAATTTATGGTTACAACTGGAGACAATTTGATTATGTGGACCAATTGTCTAATATTATTCAAGAAATTAAGACAAATCCAAACTCAAGACGATTGATTATTTCTGCTTGGAATCCTAAAGAAATTGATAATATGGCTTTGCCACCTTGCCATACAATGTTCCAATTTAAAGTTACAAATGGAAAATTAGATTGTCAATTGTATCAACGCTCAGCTGACTTCCCTATCGGCGTACCATTCAACATTGCAAGTTATGCTTTATTAGTTTATCTTATTGCTAAAGAATGTGATTTAACGCCAGGTGAATTTATCCATACAACTGGGGATACTCATATTTATGTAAATCAATTAGAAGCTGTAAAAGAACAATTAACAAGGCTTCCTTATCCAGCACCAACACTCACAATTAAAGATTGGAATGGAATATTTAATTTTACTTCTAACCAAATTGAATTAAATAACTATAAATCTCACAAATTCCTAAAAATGCCTGTTGCTAAATAAGATTTTGAGCGATATTTCAAAATAAAAAGGAGTCAAATATGGCAGAAAAAAATAATTATCCAGTAAGAGTTTTGGATATGACTAATTTATTCTCGAAAGAGCTCCTTATTTATTCATTATTTGACATTAAATTTAAGAAACCAGTAAGGCTAATCTTCTGGGTTTATCTGTTTATCACATTTGCTATTTGGGGTCTCCCAATTGGTTACTTATTTATTGTTAAACTTCATACTTTAAATATATGGACGGCTGCTTTAATATTTGGCCCTCCAGTTGGTTTAGCAACTATCATGAGTAAACCTATTTGGGGTGGTAAATCATTCTATGATTGGACTAAAACTCAAATTATCTATTTGACTTCCCCTAAATATTATTGTGACCATAAACCAGTAAAGAAAGAACATACTTATAAAATTGATAATTCTATTGCTGTTTCTCGTAGGTCAGATATAGAATATTTAAGTAAACTAAAATGAGGAATAAAATATAATGGTAAGTAAGAGTAAATATTCAACAAGTACTATGATTGGAGTTTCTATTGTAGGAACTCCAACACCTGTATTTTGGGATTCTCATTATGCTATTTCACAAAACTATGCACCAGTATCATTTATTTCGGGTTCACCAGGGTCTGGTAAAACTTTCCTTGGGTTGCTTTTGGCTTGTCATGGTAATCTCATGAACAAAGCTCAAGTTATACTTGACCCCAAAGGTGACTTTATTGCATTACGCAAACTTTATGAGTTAGGGTATATTAACAAAGTAGACATTTGGAATGTAGCAGAAGCAAATGGAGTAATTAGTGATGAAAATATTGGTATGCTAGACCCAACTTCATTTACTAATAATATTGCTGAAAATACTGCTTTAACTATGGATATACTTGTTGCCTTAGTTGGTAGAATTGATGATGAATTACAAAGTACAATTATCCCTATTATCAAAGATGTGGTAGAAGATGATAGACCATCATTTATGTCAGTTGCAGCTGCAATGAACCGTTACAGAGATGATGAAAGAGTTAGAAGTGTGGGTATGACATTACAAACGTATCTACAAGTTGGATTAGGAAAACTTCTTAGTAGAGATAAACGCTCCAAAAAGAAAGAAGAATTAAATATTTCTAATGGAACTATTGTTGCTAATCTAATGGGATTGTCATTACCAACTTCTGAAAAATCATTTAACGATTATAGTAACAGCGAACGTATTTCAGTTGCTATTATGAGTTTGCTTACTCAGAAAGTTATTGATTCAATGCGCTCAGATAAAAAAATAAGAAAAACTCTTGTAATTGACGAAGCTTGGTCAGTTGCAAGTACTCCAAAGGGTAAAGCTATGATGAGTGAAGTTGCTCTATTAGGTCGCTCACTTAATATGAGTGTATTGCTTATTTCTCAATCACCAAAACACTTAAATTTTGGAGATAGTGCTTCACTAGATAACACTATTACTACTCGTTTCGCTTTCCGTAACAATGATGAAAGAGATAACGACATGACTGTAGCAGCTATGCGTTTGGAAGACCCAGGTTGGGCATCTATTCTACCAGATTTACACCCAGGTACCTGTTTAATGAAAGATTGTCAAGGAAATGCTGGTATTGTGCAAATTATGGCACCAGATGGCTGGGCAGAAATCTTTGATACGAACCCAAATGCAGTATTAGAATCACAAAAATAGAAAAGCTTGATGGCTTTTCTTTTTTTAACTAGATTTGAGAATAATATAACTATACGATATTTTAATTGAAAAATTAAAGATTTTTAAAGGAGAAAATTATGCAACATAAAATAGCTTTTGTGGGACCTGAAGTCGTTTATAAAGCTTTTGTGGATATGGAACCAAACTGGGACTTTCAAATACCACTTGAAAATGTTGAAGCTTTAGAAAGGGAATTAGATGATGATAATGGTAACATTTCAAAAGACACTTCTGTTGTAATTCTTTTTTCTCGCCTATTCAACAATAACCCAGATTTATTTTCAGAATTAGCTGCTTTCTTGGCACCATATTCTGTAATCAATATTTTAATTCCGCCACAAGATAGAGCTTCAGAAGAAAGTAAGATTAGAACAGCAATAAAAAACAAACAATTTGAATTAGCTAAAGAAGATGATTCCTATAATGCTAACACTCCATTTTACTTTGTGGAATATGGGGATTTAATACTCGATGAATTGTATGACTCAATCACTAAATATGTAGATTCCCCATTAGTACCTAAAGATACTAAAGATGTTGTTGGAAAACTTCTTGATACAGACAATGGTATGGGTGAAATTGAAGGCTTTGAAGAAGATACAGACGAAGAAATCCTAAATTATGAATCAACTGGAAATGGAACAGTTATTACTGTTACTTCATCTAAAGGTGGCTCTGGTAAATCAACAGATAGTACAGGTATTGGTGCTTTCCTAAGTGAAGCTGGACAAAAAGCCTTTGAACAAGGATTGGTTGACCATGCTCCAAAAATCATTACTGTTGACCTTGATGTTAAAGACGGACAATTAGGTTACTTAAATAATGCAACAAGTCCTAATATAGTTAATGTGTATATTGCTAGAAAAGACAATACTGAAAAATTAACAGAAGAACATATTAAACAAGGGATTTATCACAATCCTAAATCTAATACAGACTTTTTATTCGCTCCTAAAACACCCAAAAATGCTGAAGCAATTAGCCCAGCATTCTACTTAGAAGTAATAAAAGTTCTTAAAACTATGTATGATTATGTAATTTTAGATACTTCTGTTAACTATTTAGACCCGCTATTTTCAGAAGTTGCTTATCCAATGTCAGATAAAATTGTATTGGTAAGTGATATGGGTATATCTTCATTGCAAGGTATGGGTCGTTGGATTAAAGAATTTGTTTACTCACCATTAAGAGAGAAAACAATTGATGAAGATAAAGTTGGTATTATTATCAATAAATTTATCCCTAATACTGGTATTGGCTTAAAAGAAATTGAAAGAGCTTCTCATGGAATTAAAATATTAGGTTTTATTCCTAATATGCCTCAATTTATTACTACTAAAGCAAATCATCATTCATTAAATGAAATTATCTATAATGAGGGGATTAAAAACTCATTCAAGATGATTGTTTCTCAATTATTACCTGAACAACCGTTAGGTGACTTCTAATCATCACTACACGCTGTAGCGAACAGCTCACTGCATTTAAATATGACTCAGGACATATTTATCACGAATTAACTTACTGCTGAAAAACTGCAGTCTACAAAGAAAAATAACCATGATAAAATCATGGTTATTTTTTTGTCTATTTATTCTGTTTTTGCAGCTCCTACAAGCCTTTGCTGATTATATTTATTGTAGTTTACTGTATGATGAATACGATTATACTTGTATGAAATCTTTGAGCAATCAGGCATGGCGTTTACTAACACTTTACCTTTATCCAATGTACCGAATTTCTTATATGTTTCAGTCAAGCCGCCGCCTGCTTGTGTTGGGCCAGAATTATAATAAATACCCTCAAAGAGCATATTTACATAACCAGCTTTACTCATTCCTAAGCTTGTGATTACATCGTTGTTATGTTGCCCATAATGATTGATTTGATTCTTGTTATTAGTTAAATAGAATGAATATAAACGAGTACCCATACGCCAAGAAACAGGTAGATTAAATACTAAACCAAATTTCTCTAACCCTAGGAAACCTGGGTTACGAGCTTTCAACATTAAATCTTCTAAACATTTCATAAATTTAGTGAATGAGAACCCATATCTTTCTAGGATATGGCTACAACGGTAAAAATCATCTTTGTTATAAGACATACCATCTTTAAATTCTGTTTCACCTTTGTAAGCTTTCATTGCTAATCCAATCATATCATCATCAATAGTCCAGTAATGTGTTTCACCCAAGCTTCTACTGAAGTATAAAAGTGAATTATACAAACCGGCTGTTCCATGATAAGTATTTGGTGATTTTTTGGAAGTCAGCATATCTAATTTATCAACACCTCTAAATGAAGTATCTCTAATAATAATATGTTTAGTATCATAGTGTTGAGAATAAGTTTCAAATTGAGTAGCATCAATGGCTAAGTAATAATTTTCAACATTAAAATCTTCTAACATTTTTACTGTATATGCAGTACCAGCACGACCATAAGATGGGATATAAATATTAAAATTCATTTTGTTCTTATCCACAAAGCCTTCTTTACATGATGGTTCAAATGTAGGTGGAAGATAATAAGCAGATTCAATTAGATTGTCATAAGGGTCTCTAAAGAATACTGGAAATTTAACATAACCCGCTTCTAAGACTTTTTCTAAAGCTTTGTTATTTTCATCTACTTCTTTTTGATTTAATTCTGCAATCTGTTCATCAGTAAACTCTTCAATACCGTCATTATATAAAATCTTGTTTTGTGGAGTTAAGATTAAATCATCTGAAATCTTTTTATAGCCTTTTTCCATTTATTCACCCCTTTTTAAATCTTTGTAAATATTTTTTATATTATGTTTTAATTTGAAGTTTGGAATTGCTTTAGTTTGATTTGGTAATTCAGCAATTTCTTTGTCACCAAACGTTACGTTTTCTAATTTTAGCAATTTAACTAACTCTTCTAAAGTAACTTCATTTTTTTTGTAATATAAATCTGCCACATCAAAGTATTCATTCTCAATACAATGTAAGAAAGCTCTTGTAACATCTTCAATATGTGTCATATTGATTTTTTGCTCTGCTGGAGAATTAAGAGCTTTGATTGGATTTTCTTTCCTTGTTAATAAATTATGGATTTTTGGTCTAGTATCATTCAGTCCATAAGTATCTGAAATTCTTAAAAATGTTAGCTTTTCTAAATTAAACATTTTAGAACTATCTTCAGCAAAATATTTTGTTGCTGAATATGGATTAGCCGGAGCAAATTCTCCATAATTTTTATAAGCAGACCAACTTGATGCAACTAAAAGATGAGGTTGCTTGTCTGATTTTTCAATTTGTTTATATAGAGCAATCGTAGAAAGTAAATTATCTTCTAATAATTGTATAATTGATTCAGTCGAATTATCACCTTTGAAATTAGTTGCTAAATGAATTACATAGTCAAATTTTGAAAAATCTAGCTCATTATTATTTCTATCTAAATATAAGTATTTTTTCTTATCATAACATACTAAATCTGTTACAAGGTCTGTCAATTCCTCTTTTAATAAACTACCCTTACGAAGTACTCCATAAATTTCTGAATTAGGATTTAAGGTTTTAATATATTTAGTCATAAATGAAGCAATATAACCATTTATTCCAGTAATCAAATATTTTTTATTCATCACTTTCTAACAATCCTTTCACGTAAGCTTTTAATTCTTTCTCAGTATCAAATGTATCCATATTGCTAAAGATTTCATCTTTGAGCTCTTGTTCAATATTTAATGAATTTACATAGTTAATAAATTCTTCACGTTTATTAGCAGCTTTTGTCTTAGATTGAGTTGTTTTGTTTTGCCAATTCAATCCTTTTGCTTCAATAATCGCTTTTCTTTCTTCGTCATATGCTTCAGTAATTTTAGCTGCAACTTCACGAACTTCACCAACTTGTTTTTTTACTTCTTCTTCCATGTCATAAGTTTCTACAAAATCTTTTTCAGTTGGTTGTAGCATATCAAATAATGATTTGGCTTGACGAGTTTTAAGTTTTTGTTTCTTTTTCTTTTCTCTTTGTTTCTTAATTGCTTCTTGATTAGCTTGAATTTCAGCTCGTCTAAATTCTGCCCAATCAGCAATAGTTGTATCTTGAGTGTATTTACCTTGTTGATTATTAAATACATCAATCTTGTACTCAAACATTGTATTAGAGAAATAACTTTCTGGTAATAATTTTTCTCCAAAGAATCCAAGAGGTTCTAAAATTGGTTGAGCAACTGGAATTGAATCTACAAATGGAGAAACAGCATCATAATTCCAACGTTGAAACTCTGATGAGCGATTTAAGATTAGTCTTAACATATCCGCTTTGATTCCACTATCATCAATAATAATCACAGGTACTTCTTGAATATTATTATTTACTGCTAAATCATAGCGCATATTACCATCAATAATATTCAAGTTTGAATCTAGGATAATTGGGGCAATAAAACGTAATTCAATTACAGCATTATCCATTTTGTCAAAGTTAATTTGTGTAAATAATTTGAATTTTTCATCTTTCTTAATTGCTGAAACAGGTAACATTCCATTATATAGAATTTTTACTGCTCCTGCTGTATTTTTATCTTGATGATTTGTAGTAACAACTTCATCTTCTACAACAGTAAATCCCTCATTAAATTTAACTCCAGCAATAGATACAATTTGTTTATATTGTTTCAATAGAATACTAATCAAATCGTCTTTCAGTGCTTCAACATTATCAGCATTAAGAGAACCTGAAACAATAACTTTATTATCCTTGTTTTTTGTAACAATTAACTTACCTGTTACTTCCGGGTGTTTCTTTTGTAATTCTTTATAAATAGACATATTTTTCCTTTCCTTTTTTGGTTAGTTAATTATATTATTCCAAAATTTACTTGATATTTTTAAAGAATTTAAGAATAATATAATTATAGAAAATTTTATTGTGGTTTACAATATAAATATCCGCAATAGATTAAAACTTCACGAAAAGGAGAAAGACTTTGAATAGATTTACTAAATGGATAAATCAGAAAGAAACTGACCATTATACTAAAAAACTAATTAAAATTACTGAAGAAATAAAACTAATTTCACAAAATTTTGATTCGTTTTCTATTGATGAACTATCAAAAGAATTTCAAAAATATAAAAAACAAACAAAAGAAGAAGTAGCCAAAAACTTAAAATATGTATATGCTATTGTATATGTATTATTTAAGAAGATTTATAATATTACTCTTCATGATGTTCAGTTGCACGGTGCAATCGCTTTATATGAGGGCAATATTGCTGAAATGAGAACAGGTGAGGGAAAGACTTATACAAGTGCTTTACCTACAATTCTAAATGCTACAATAGCACCCACTCATGTTGTTACAGTTAATGAATATTTAGCTAAACGTGATAAGGAAGAATTAGAGCCGCTCTATACAACTTTAGGATTTACAGTTGGATTAAATCTTAATGAAATGAATGTTACTCAAAAAAGAGAAGCTTATAATTGCGACATTATGTATTCTACTGCTAATGAACTTGGATTTGATTATCTAAAAGATAATATGGTGCCAGACCTTTCATATAGAGTAAACCAACATGGATTTAATTCCACATTGATTGATGAAGTTGACTTAGTTTTGATTGATGAAGCAAGAACTCCACTCATTATCGGTCAAGATTCAAAGAGTCCTATTGTTCCAATTATGAAAGCTAATAATATTGTTATAACACTATCACCAGAAACAGATTTGAAAATTGATTATAAAACTCGTACAGTAAGTCTTACTAACGAGGGTGCAGAAAAAGTTAGCAAAGCTTATAATATTGAGAATATTTATGATGAACATAACATTAGTTATATGCACTTAATCAATGAAGCATTGCTTGCTAATTTTATTTATCAAGAAAATGTTGATTATGCCGTTACTAAAGGAAAAAATAAAGAAGTTTGTATCATTGATACGTTTACAGGTCGTATGCAACCTGGTAGAAGATTTTCAAATGGATTACACCAAGCATTAGAAGCTAAACATTTAAGAAATGGTGTTGAAATTAAAGAAGAAAATAAAACTATTGCTACTATCACTTTACAAAATTATTTTAGATTATATGATAAAATTTCAGGCATGTCAGGTACTGCTATTGAAGAACAAAACGAATTTCAAGAAGTTTATGGATTAAAAGTTATTCCAATTCAACCAAATAAACCATTAAATAGAAAAGATAAAGAAATCATTGCTTTTACAACAGCTGAGGAAAAATGGAACTATGTTGTAGATAGAATTATTCATCATCATAAAAAACATAGACCAATCCTTGTTGGTACTGTATCAGTTGAAGATAGTGAATTGCTATCTAAAAAGTTAAATAAAACAAGACTAAAACATAAAGTTTTAAATGCTAAACAAAATGAAGAAGAAGCAAAAATCATTTCTAAAGCTGGTATTAAAGATGCTATTACAATCGCAACTAATATGGCAGGTAGAGGTACTGACATTAAAGTAGAAGATGATACTGAATTAGTTGTTATTCTTACAGAATTAAATGAAAGTACTAGAATTGACAATCAGTTAAAAGGAAGAACTTCAAGACAAGGAGCTGCTGGATTTACTGAAACCATTATTTCCCTTGAAGATTCAATATTCAAACGTGTTAATGTTGATTTTATTAAAAGATTCAAATTAACAAATCCTTTACCTAATTCATTTATAAAAGCTTTTAAAGCGATTCAAGAAGAATTAGAAAGTAATAGCTATTCTGCTCGTAGAAGTGCTTTGAAATTTGATGATGTAGTCAGAGAACAAAGAAATATTTTCTACAATACTAGAAATGCCATTTTACAATCATTCCGTGATAATGATAACTTAGTTATAGAGTTAATGTATGAAGCATTGGGTGATAATGAAGAAGCAATCAATAACTTCAATTTATTAACTGAAGATGATAATGCAAAAAGAAAACTTGCTAAAGAAATATTACTTTATTCATTAGACAAAGCTTGGGTAGACCATATTGACAAATTAGAAGCGCTTAAATCTGGTATTGGTTGGAGAGGTCAAAATGGTAAAAATCCAATCATCACTTATCAAAACGAAGCTAATGCTCTATACGAAAAATTCAAACAACAAGTTTATCAACTTGCTATTGAAGCAATTATAGACTTAAAAGATTATACAAGTCTGAAAACTCAAAATGTTTATGCAACAAATAAAACCAAATCAAACTTTCAAAAAAGGGGGAAAATTAAGTGAAATGGATAAAAACTAAACAAGTACGAAATAGAGTTCTTTTTACTCTTTTAATGCTTGCTATATTTGAATTTGGTACTTTCGTTACTTTACCAGGTATTAAAATAGATTACTCCAACAATCAATCAGCAATCGCTAATTTAATGAATCTATCTTCTGGAGGGTCATTAAGCAGATTAGGATTACTTGCTCTAGGAGCATCACCTTATGTTACAGCCTCAATCCTTGTACAATTGTTTTCTAAAGGATTAGTACCATATTACAAAAAATTATCTATGCAAGGTGTTGCTGGACAAATGAAATTGGCTCAACATACAAGATTATATACTTTCCTTTTTGGAATATTAACTGCAGTTGGAATACTTTACTCTCCAACAATTAGTCATACAATCGGTGTTTCCATTACAGCAGATAATAACACTAAATTGATTCTTTCAATTGTACTTGCAAGTGGTGGATTATTTGTTTCTTATATTGGAAGCTTGATTGATGAAATGGGAATTGGTAATGGGCAATCTAATATTATTGCATTTGGTATATTAACTTCATTACCGGGTCAATTCTATAATATATATGATACTCAAAAATATTATACAAATAATTTTACTCCATACTTACAATCTGTTATCTTAGCAATCATAGCTTATGTAATAATTATTATCATTTCATACTTTGCTAATAAAAAGGAATACACATTCCCGTTGCAATCAAAAAATTACAATGTAAATATAAAAGCTCATTATCTTCCGGTTAAACTCCTTGCCAGCTCTGTTATGCCAATTATCTTCGCATCGAGCTTGCTTGCTATAATTGGTTCAATCGGACAAATTACTGGTCATATTTGGACTTTTACTGATTATTCTACATGGACTGGAATTTTATTCTACTCAATTCTTATTTTTGTATTTTCTTATCTATATAACTTAGTACAAATTGATGGTGAAGAATTAACTAATAATTTAAGAGAAAGTTCAATGTATATTAAAGGTGTTACTAATGAAAATGTTGAAAAATACATCAATAACAAAGTTATTGGTATCACAAACATCGGTGCTCCAATCTTAACAATTATTGCTATCACTTCATTAGTATTAGAAATTGTATCACCAATTAAATTAGGTTTATCCCTAACAGGTATCAATATTCTTATTCTGGTTGGAGTAATCCAAGATATTTGTCACCAAATTGCTGGATTAACAGCTAAAAATAATTACCAACCAATTTTTAAAGGAGTGAAATAATATGACTATTATTACTTTGATTATTATGCTATTGATTACATTGCTAATCTTTCTACAAGCACCCAAACAAGAAACATTAGGTAATGCTTTTAATGGTGAAACACATACTCCAAAGATAACTATAAGACTTAGAATTATTACATTTTCACTATTCTTTATTGTATCTATTTTACTGTTAATTTCACATTTCTATAACTGATTTTGAGGTGTGTTATATCGTCATATACTGACGCTAAACTGTATTAAAAACAGCTCTTGATGAATCTATCAAGAGCTGTTTTTTATCTTCTTTCTATGCTATCTTCTTTTGCCAAAATCAATTTCCCATGCTTAATGGACTCTTTAGAATCTATTATCTTTTGATTCGTGCTTCCCATATATATTAAGCCTCTTTTATTTAACTTTTCTATATAAGGACCATCTACTAATATATCTATATTTTTTAAAAAATCCTCAGTAAATTCAGTCCAATATTTGCCATCCTTTTGTAATTGGTTCCATGTTCTACCTGTCCAAACCCATATATCTTTAGAGTCCCCAAATTTATTTCTAAAAGCTTTTATTAAATCTAAAGTCGGGCCTTGATTCTCTTTCTCTAATGAATCCCCACCTAAAATACTTAATCCATTTATATGCTCTTGGTCTAAAACTTTCAATATATAATCAATTGTTTCTTTGGTAAATTTATTCCCAGCTGAGAAAGACTGAGCTTCTTTATTAAAACAATTTTTACAATTTAATCTACAACCAGAAACAAATAAAGTTACTCTTATTCCCGGGCCGTTTGCTATGTCATGTTCTCTAATAGTCATATAATTCATATACTAAAGCTACTCCTACAAATGTAATACTCTATCTATTATTTCTTCATATCTTCCGTCAGCCCAAGTTTGCGAACCTAAATATCCACAAGAGCGTCTAACTATACTTAATTTGTCAGTATCATCATTACCACATTCTGGGCAAATCCAACCTTGACTTCCATCTTCATGTCTATGAGCCTCTAATTCACCATCAAACCCACATTTAAAACAATAATCAGATTTACAATTTAATTCTGCATACATAATATGCTCATATATATATTGTATAATTTTAACAACTGCTGGAATATTGTTAATCATGTTTGGAATTTCTACATAAGAGATGGCTCCACCATTAGATAATTCTTGAAATTCTGATTCAAAATCAAATTTTGTAAAAGCGTCTATTTGTTCTCTAACAACTACATGATAAGAATTGGTTACATAATTCTTTATTGTTTCCCCATCTATAGTTCCAAAATCTCTAATACAAGCTTTCGCAAATTTTTCTGTTGTTGATTCTAATGGAGTTCCATATACTCCCCAACCAAGATTAGTTTCATTTTTCCATAACTCACAATACTCATTCATTTTTTTCATAATTGCTATAGCAAAATCTTTAGCATCTGAATCAGTATGAGATTTACCAGTCATATATTTTACTGCTTCATACAAACCTGCATAACCAAAACTTACTGTACAATTATCTTTTGTTAAATAAGAATCTATTTTTTCACCGGGTTGTAATCTTGTATATGCTCCATATTGCCATAAAGTGGGTGCTACATCTGAAGTTGTTCCTAATAATTTTTTATAATTATCTAATTGAGCTTTTTTAATTAAATTAGAATATTTATCAAACAATCTCCAAAATTCTATTGGATTTCCTTTAGATTCTAAAGCTACATAAGGTAGATTTAATGTTACTACTCCTAAATTAGCTCTTCCCCATAGTCTATTTGGTTCTTCATCTAGTACAGATAATTGAGAACGACAACCCATAGGAGGTACTACTACTGATTCACCATATTTATTTTTTTTATTTTTTAGCATTACTTTTTCTGAAATATAATCAGGTACCATTCTTTTTGCTGTACATTGAGCAGCTAATTCTGTAAGCCAAAAATAAGGTCTATCTTCATATACATTAGTTTCATCTAACACATATAATAATTTAGGGAAAGTTTGAGTAACATAAACACCAGCAGAATTTTTTACTCCTTTTATTCGTTGTTTTAAAAATTCTTCTATCAACAATACTAAATCACTCTTACTTCTTTCATCTTTTTGTTCGTTTATATACATAAATAAAGAAACAAAAGGAGTTTGACCATTAGTAGATGAAATAGTATTCCATTGATAATTCATTGTTTGAACACTATCTTGAATTTCTTTTTTCAGTTCTTTTTCTACTAATTCATTTATTTTTGCTTCTGAAGTATTCAAATTTAATAGAGCTAAATCTTCTTTTACTTTATTCTTTATTTTTTCTCTTGAAATATTAACAAAAGGAACTAAATGACCCAAATTTATTGTTTGGCCACCATATTGATTACTAGCAACTACACCAGATATTTGTGATACTATTGTAGCTGCAGTTCTTAAAGATTTAGGCTTATCTATTTGAACACCAGAAATATTAGTACCATTTTGTAACATATCTTCAATATTTATTAGGCAACAATTTAGCATTGGTTGGATATAATAATCTTTATCATGTCTATGTATTATACCTTTTTTATCTGCCTCTACTACATCTTTATCGCCTAATATTCTATAATATAGACTTTTACTAACTTCACCAGCAACATAATCTCTTTGAGTACTATTTATTCTAGCATTTTTATTGGAATTTTCTAAAGCTACTTCTGTGTTAGAATTACTTATTATATCTAAAATGCTTTCATCTAATTTACTTAACTGATATTTCACATCATTTTTATAATTACCTATTATATAATTTCTTGCTAAGTCTGTCAAGCCATTTTCTATCAAAACATTCTCTATAATAGTTCTTAATTTCTCTGTAGTTAAATTTTCTATTTCATGAGCTTTTATGTCTACTATATTTGCTACTTTTTTTATATCTTCACTTGTAGCATTGCTTTTTTCATTAGCTTTATGTAAAACAGTAATAATCTTCATTATATTAAAATTTTCTTCTTTTTTATTGGTTTTTATAATTTTCATATGTTGCTACTCCTTTTATATATATTATTCTTTTATAATTTAAATATCTTTACAAAAACAAAAAACTTGATAATGCAAACTAAATTCAAGAAAAAAGCAAAAGAAGAGATTACAAAATCACATAAATTAAAAAAGATGAGCAAAAGCTCATCTTTTTCTATATGTCATAATCACTATCTTTCATAGCTTCTGCTTGTCCCAAGAGATAACCATTACCTACTTGTGAGAAGAAATCATGATTTGAAGTACCTGTTGAAATTCCATTCATTACAATTGGGTTAACATCTTCTGAGCTATCTGGGAATAATGGGTCTTGCCCAAGATTCATTAAAGCTTTGTTAGCATTGTATCGTAAGAATGTTTTAACTTCATCAGTCCAACCCAACTCATCATACAACATTTCTGTATATTGTTCTTCATTCTCATATAACTCAAACAATAATTCATAAAGCCAATCTCTAAGTTTTGTTTGTTCTTCTTCTGATAATTCATTAAATCCTAATTGGAATTTATAACCAATATAAGTTCCATGAACTGACTCATCACGAATAATTAACTTTATAATCTCAGCTACGTTCGCCATTTTATTATTACCCAAATAATACAATGGCGTAAAGAAACCTGAATAGAATAAGAATGATTCTAAGAATACACTCGCAACTTTCTTTTCTAATGCTGAACCTCTTTCATAAACTTCGTTAATAATCTTAGCTTTCTTTTGTAAATATTCATTATTATTAGTCCATTCAAAAATATCTTCAATTTCTTTCTTTGTATTCAATGTTGAAAAAATAGAAGAATATGACTTAGCATGTACCGCTTCCATGAACTGTATATTGTTTAATACTGCTTCTTCATGTTGAGTTCTACAATCATTTCTAATTGCTTCTACACCGCTTTCTGATTGCATTGTATCAAGAAGTGTCAATCCACCAAATACTTTACCAATCAAATCTTTTTCTGCTGGACTTAATTTTCTCCAATCATCTAAGTCATTTGATAATGGAACACGAGTATCTAACCAAAATTGTTCGGTTAATTTCTCCCACGTTGATTTATCAATTTCATCTTCAATTGAGTTCCAGTCAATCGCTTTATAATATTTATAATTTTTATCCATCATTCTAACTCCTTAAATAACACAAGATTCACATTCATTAGCACCAACTTCTGAATTGTCAGAAGTGTAAGTTCTTACATAATAAATTGATTTAATACCTTTTTTGAAAGCGTAATTACGCAAAATACTCAAATCTCTTGTAGTCATTTTATTAGTTTCAGTTTTCCATTCATACATACCTTCTGGCAATTCACTTCTCATGAATAATGTTAATGATAATCCTTGGTCAACATGCTCTGTTGCAGCTGCATAAACATCAATAACTTTCCTCATGTCAATGTCATATGCTGAGTCATAATATGGAATTGTATCACTACTTAAATCTCTAGCTGGATAATAAATCTTACCTGTCTTTTTCTCTTGTCTTTCTTCGATTCTTTGGATAATTGGGTGAATTGAAGCTGATACATCATTTATATAACTAATACTTCCATTTGGAGCAACTGCCAAACGTGTTTCATTATATAAACCATATTTCATTACTGACTCTTTTAAATATTCCCAATCTTCTACACTTGGAATATAAATACCATCAAACATATCTTTCATTTTCTCTGATTGTGGTACATATTTTCCAGTTATATACTTGTCAAAATAAGAACCATCTGCATATTTAGATTTTTCAAAGCCATAGAATGTTTCGTTACGTTCAATAGCAATGTTATTAGACTCAACCAATGTCCAGTAATTTAACAACATGAAATACAAATTAGTAAATTCAACTGACTCTGGTGAACCATATTTCATATGATGAGTAGCAAAGAATGTATGTAATCCCATTGCTCCCAATCCAATTGAATGTTTTTCTCTATTCCCTTTTGCTACAGTTGGTACTACATCAATGTCAGAAGTATCTGTAATAAATGTCAATGCTCTAACCATTGTTCTAACAGATTTACCAAAATCAGGTGAAACCATTAAATTCAATACGTTAGTAGAACCTAAATTACAGCTAATGTCTGAACCCATTACTTCATAGTCTTGATTATTTAAAATTTTACTTGGTTTATGTACTTGTAAAATCTCTGAACATAGATTACTCATAATGATTTTACCATCAACAGCATTTGCTCTATTGGCTGTATCAATGTTAACCACATATGGATAACCAGATTCTTGTTGAAGTTTAGAGATTTCCATTTCTAAATCTCTAGCTTTAATCTTGTATTTCTTAATGTTATCATTATTTACTAAATTATCATATTCTTTAGTTACATCAATATAGCCAAATGGAATACCATAGATACGTTCTACATCAAAAGGACTGAATAAATACATATCTTCATCATTTCTTGCTAATTCATAAAACTTGTCTGGTACTGTTAATCCTAATGACAAAGTCTTAACTCGAATTTTTTCGTCAGCATTTTCTTTCTTTGTTGAAAGGAAAGCGATAATGTCTGGGTGGAATACATTTAAATAAACTGCACCAGCACCTTGTCTTTGCCCTAATTGATTAGCATAAGAGAAACTATCCTCTAACATTTTCATAATAGGCACTACACCTGAAGCAGCTCCCTCATATCCTTTAATGCTTGCACCTGCTTCACGAATGTTTGACAAGTTAATTCCAACTCCACCACCTAATTTACTTAATTGTAATGCAGAGTTAATACTTCTACCAATACTATTCATGTCGTCAGTTACATCTAACAAGAAGCATGAAATAAACTCACCACGTCTCGCTCTTCCAGCATTTAAAAATGATGGTGTTGCTGGTTGATAACGTTGGTTAATCAATTCACCTGCTAAACTCCATGCTAATTCTTCATCTCCATTAGCAAAATATAAAGCATTAAATGCAACTCTATCTTCAAAACTTTCTAAATACTTAGTGTTATCATTTGTTTTCATTGCATATTGACTGTAAAATTTATATGCAGCCATGAATGACTTAAATCTAAAATCCTTACTATATACAAATTTAAACAATTTAATAACAAATTCATATGAGTATTTATTTAAAAATCCCTTTTCAATGTAATTATTTTCTAATAAATAATCTAGCTTGTCTTGTAATGAATCGAATCGTAAATAGTTTGGCTTAACATTTTCCTTGAAAAATGCTTTTAACGCTTCTTTATCTTTATTTAACATAATAGAACCGTTAATAGGTCTGTTGATTTCATTATTTAAATTGTAATATGTTACATTACCTAAATCTTTTAATGACACTTGTTTGTACTCCTTTTTCTTTAATATATAAAAAGAGCTACTAGAGCTCTTTGCCATAAATTACTATTTCCTTATAGTTATATTATTCCTTTTTGTTCTTTATATATCGCTAACTTTTCCACATTTTACTCAAAAAACTTTCATTAAAAACTGTCTACTTATAATCATTTTTGACCATGTTATATCGTCACTCACTGCACGCTATCGCTGTAGAATCCAACTTTCGATAAATGTATCTACTATTCAGTAAAACAGCTTAAAACAGCTTAAAAAAGGAATGAAAAATCATTCCTTTTACTTGCTATATTCCTCAAAAACATGGTCAAAATAAATTTGGTCAGGTGCTTTGCTTCTCGCTTCTTCATATGTACATTTATCCGCTAAAACAGCCTTCGCCAATTGTTGCTCCATTGTCTTTTCATTTGCTTCTTGGTAATCTCTTATAGCTTGGAAATTATCCTCAGCTATCAATCGTCTAATCTTATAATCAATAGTTAATGCTTCCCTTACTGCAAATCTTCCAGTACCATCTTTTGTCATTACTAATTGCTGATTTACAATTCCACGCAAAACATCACCTAATGTAGCTAAAATTCTACGTTGCTCTTCACCACTAAATAATGAACGAATACGGTTTAATGTTGTTACATTATTTACTGTATGGATTGTACTCATTGCTAAATGTCCAGTTTCTGCAGCTCTTAAAAATTCACTAACTTCTGACTGATTACGAACTTCTCCAATTAAGATATAGTCGGGATTTTGTCGCATTGCTCCAGTTAATCCAATTTCAAAATCTACACAATCTTCGGGAATAGCTCTTTGTACTACTAACGCTTTACCATCATCGGGGAAAATTGCTTCAATTGGTTTCTCAATCGTAATGATTTTCTTTGCTTGTGTTAATTGAATCTCTCTTAAAATTGAAGCCATTGTTGTACTATTGTGAGTAATCGTAAATGTATTACCAATTAAATAAGTATGACTTTCACTATCCACTTCAAAACAAAAATAATCTTTATAATTATCTTTTATCTTTTCAATCTTAACTATTCTTGTTAAGCGTTTCTTCTTTGTTTTATTGATTACTAACTTACCATGTTCAAAATATGTGTAATAACCCAAACTGTTCGCTAACTCTATCATTTCATCATTATACTCGTCTAGCACAATAATTTCTAATTCAGAATTTCCAGTTTTACTATATAATAACTCATTTCTTTCTTCAACAGTATATCCATTGTAAAATCTTATTGGAAAATTAAGCTTTGGAATGAAATACTCATATTCAAATTTATTAAAGATTTCATCTGTTGTTACTGATGATAATAAACCTTTATTATTATGTACTACCCATTCATGAGGGCCACTTGCTTTAAACTTTTCTCCATTGTCTAAAGTTATTTGATACAATACATCTTTTCTTGAAGCACCATGAATAGCTAATACTGTAGTTACGTTTTTATCCTTATCAAAAATCTTATCACCAACTTTAATATCCCCTACTCGTTTCATTCCAGTAGGTGTTGGAACTAATGTATCTATATGTAATGCTTTACCACTACCTGTTGGCCCACATATTAAGATTGCACCGGATGTTTGATAAAACCAACTCTTAACTTCTTGCTCAATGTTTAATTGGTCTGGTGTCGGAATTTCATCTGTAATTGTACGAAACACTATAGCATCTGAACCATAACTCTTATATACAGATACACGGAATCTTCTCCCTTTATAGCGTCCTCTCTTAATCACATAAGAAGCATCATAATCTAAGTCACGCACAAACTTACCTTGTGCTTGGTGATTTAAAATTCCTTTCATTAAATCTTCCATTAAAATATTGTCTGGTATAGGAAATTCGTGCTTCTTAACTATTCGTCCTAACACAGTAAATGCAACAGGCTTGTCAGCATTCAAATGAATATCCGAAGCACCTTCTTCAATTGCATAACTTAATACCATGTCTAAATGAAACATTCCTATCCAACCTGTATTTGTCCAGTCATTTATCATATTCCCGAACTCATTCGCACTCGGACTTGGTGGAAAATCTGTTTCTATCTGATTCGGCAATAAACTCTTACTGCCTGAATTGTATAAACTATCTAACTTTGGTAATGCCATATTCTTCTCCTTTTATAATGCCCATGGGTCATCTACTCTTACTTTCTTACCATTCACATCTAAAAACGGTACTATGTCGTAATCTTCAAATCCAATAGACTCAGCAGCTTTGATAATCTTCTCTACTGTACTCTTATTACTTGTTATGTAAACTACTTTACTATATACTCTCTTATCTTGCTTGTACGCAATTAACTTCTTCCTATATTCAGCAACGCTCTTGCTCGCTCTTTCAACCTCAATAGCAATATTCTGAGGCGAACCATCACTTAATCTTGGCCTACGAACTACTAAATCAGGTATTACATAACTATTATCAAATGCTTCTGAGCTATATAATAGATAAAGAAATTCTTGACTAGGAACTAACTCGGGTGAAACACCTTTCTTTCCATGCAACTCCCACTCACGCCATAATATTTCACCTTTATCCAAAACTTGAGTATTTACACTTGACTTCATATGATACTTGCCTGTTAAATTAAACGATTCCTTATATAAAGCACTTCTAAAAAATCGCTCTGGGATTATATCTTCACCCCTAACAATCTTCTCTTGAAACTCTCTGCCATAATACGGGAAATCATCTAAATTTAAAGCATTTACCTTATTACTATATAAACATGCTACTACATAATTGATTGTTAATAATTGACTTACACCCTTAACTTTTGGTCGCTTCGGAGCTCTATCATCATCTGTAATTATACTTTGTCCTAATTTAGTTAATCCCCAAATATATAAATTACCCTCTAATGGAAGCTTCTCAACTAATCCCATGTTATACATTTTATTCAATTGACCTGTAATAGCACTTCTTCCTTTATCTAAAGCAATAGATAATATATTTATAGTTGCTACTTGAAATCTATATAAGAACTCTAAAATCTGTATGTCACCTAATGTAGTATAACGCTGTTTAACTCCTATTCCATCAATAGTCTTTGTTCCAAAATAACCCTCACTTAATAACCGTGCTTTATCCTTTTCATCTAATATACTGTTATATCCAACTTGACTAATTAACTCTTGTTCCGTCATTCCTAACGACTTCAATAATTGTTTCTCGTTTGGACTCATCTTAGTATATCTATCCTTATTATACGCTTTTCGTATCGCTTGAGTTTGTTTAACCTTAGCTAACTTTCGTCTTTCAACTTGTTCTAAATGTTTAACTACTCCCTTAGCATATAATGGGTCATTCTTTCTACTCTCTAACCGAGCTATATCTTCTTCTCTACGATTGAATTCACGCTTACGCTTGCGGCCTTTATTACCTCGTAAATAAGTCTTATTTAAATAATCACTTAAACTCATTCCACTACTACTAATAATAACTTCATCTGTCGCTTCATTAGTAACTTGCTTTAATTTCAATCTGTCTATTCGCTTCTGTAATAGATTATTCGCTTCTTCTATGTCAGATTCACTAACTTCTGAGTCATTCTCTACTATACTATGAATTGACTTATTGCTATCACTTGTATCTATATAATCTCGCTCACTCTCATAAGCCCAATCCTCATATTTCCTATGCTTAGCTCTAATTTCACTCTCTTCTGCTTCACTTAAATCTAAATCTAATGTAGAACGGAACTCCTTAGGTAACTTTAAATCACCACTTAATAATTGCTCTTTTATCTCATTATTACTTAATCCCTCAATCTTTTCTTCGGGCGCTATCTTTTGCAAACCTTTTGGAACTTCGCCTGTTGACAATAAATCAACTTCTTCTTCATCATCGTCCCATGCCCACTTGATTGCTTTGTCTACCATTGTAACTCTCCTTTGAAAAATTTTTGAAAACACTCTAACTCGTGTGTTGTATTATACTTTGACAATTCAGTAAAATCGTTATATCCCGTTATCACGAAATATATGGAATTTTTATATCTTTGATTTAATAATATCATCTATTTTATTTCAGTATTTTTCGTTATATATATTATATGTATTATATCGTTTAACTTAACTCGTTTTTGTGCAAAATTTTATGCCAAAGCACTTGAGAAAATACCACCAATGTGTATTTTACCACCCTGCACTGCTCCCTAAAGGGCACTACATAAGCCAAGCTTAACTTCTAACCAACTCGTTTCGGTGACCTCACCTCGGCCTAGTTATAAGTAGCTTATCTTACTCCGTAAGTTATTATAGTTAAAACTATAATAATCTTGCAGTGCAGCTTGCTAGCATAGCCACTATAAACTTATTCACTTGAATAAGTTATAAGTGGAAATAATTAGTAACACCGTTACTAATTACTATGCTAGCCGAGCGTAGAGTGAGCACTAATTTATTAGTAACTCCCGTTACTAATAATTTAGTATTAGTTAATAGTTACTACTGCAACTATTAACTAATTCACTCTACGCTCTAGCTCTCTCATACTGTATAATCACATTAAGTAACAATGCCGAATGTAACGTTACACTTAATGATAGATTGCTAACAAATGTATATGAGAGAGCTGGTACACCGTGTAACTAGAATAGCCTAACTAATGGAAATGAGTATCACGGTGTACTGAGGCGATAGCAACTCGGTTGGTATCGCTATACTAAGAATGAATAAATAATGTGTTACGTTAGTGAGTAATAGTTATAATCAAGTAAATAATAAATCAAGTAAATGGTAAACCAATGAATGATAAATCAATAATAGTAAGTAATAGTTGTAATGAGTAATAACTATAATAAGTAAATGTAACTTAAATTAGTGTGTAATAGAAAATTAGCGATGTGATAAACGAAACGCCAGCCGTATAAAAATTAGATGTAATGACTTCAATAGGATACGCAGATAAAATATGTGCAACTGGATAAATATAAAATGGAATGAATGTGGCTTAGTAATAGTAATAGTGAGGAATGACTTAGAGAATACTAGTATATCCATGGTGGCGCAATGTTCGGTGCAGCTGAGTGGGGAAGCGGTAGCGGTAGCAGTGGTGGTGGGGGAGCGGGTGGTGCTCGAGTGGTGGCCGCCGGGAGCGGGAGGGGGGGGGTTTTTTTTTTTTTTTTTTTTGCTTTGCTATGTGGGGGGG